TTTGGGTTGATTCATTCAATTTATATTACATTAGTCGGATTTCCAATTTTTTATAATTTGTTCTTTTTAGATAGAATTTGCTATCCGGAAATTTATAGAAATGTAAAAAAGGAAAAAGAAAAAGAATTGGAAAACCTTTATAAAAAGTTTAATGATTATCATAAGAAGAGAGGTTCCTAAATGTTCGTATTTCTCGCTAGAACAGAAAAAGTCATGGGTGAAGTTTCTTGGTTAATTGGACTGTGGGTTCTTCTTGGCATATTTATTGGTCTTATTTATTTGATTTTGTGGGGACCGAATAAAATGGATGAGACTATTCCACCATCAGAACAGCCACCAGTATTTAATATGTTTGGTGCTTATGAAGGCTATTCTGTAAAAGTAGATAGCATTACGCCGCAGAAACATAAGGAAGATGAAGCGGCAAAGTTTGAATATAATGGCAAAACATATACATCGAAGTTCTAATTACCTTAATAGAATTTTCAAAATAAAATTAATCACTCGGACTTCTGGGTGATTTTTTCTATATTTGATACGAAAGTTATAAGAGGTAAAAAATGAATTACAATATTGATTTGATTAATCTTTTGTCAGAACTTAATCCAATTCAGACACAGCTTGAATTTCAGAAGACAGATGAGAAGGTTATTCTTAAGGCCAAGGAACTCAAGGAAAGAATTGCATATAAGCTTGAAGCACCAGCAGATTATTTTGATTTTCCAGCAGAATCTTTAAGATTTTATGATTTTAAAAAGTTCTTGGATTTCTTTAATACATTTAATGTAGTTAGTAGAAATGAAGAATTGACAGATACTCCGATTCTTGATACAGTATCAACTGATGATGGTGAAATTAGTAATATCATTATTCAATCTTCCAAGGGTAAGCAACAGTTCTCTTATAGAACTGGTGTTCGTGGAACAATTGACGTTCCGACATTTAATGATATTAAGATCCCTAATGTAGCTAGTTCTTTTAGTTTGAGCGAAGCACAGATTGAACATCTTCGTAAGTTAATTAACTTAATTTATGATAATAAGAATACTCCAGGTGGTATTAAGTTTGAATGTTCTGGCGATAAGTTGAATATTGTATTATTTAATATGGTAAGTTCTAACAAGTATGAAATTGAATATAAGCTTGATACTCCAGTCGAAAAGGATTTTGTTCTTACTATAAACCGTGAAGGTTTCTTGCTTGTTCCGCCAGCAAACTTTAAGGTTGAAATTGGTGTCAAGGGCTTGATTTTTCATATGGTTAGAGATGATAAGATTGAATTGAAGTTGGGCATTTCCTACATGAAGGTATAAGAGGTTATAATGGTTAAAGCAGAAGATTTTTTACCACAAGATAAGAAAACAGATATTCGTTCAATAGATCCGTGGCAAGTTATTAAAGAAGCTGCAAATGCTGCAGGAATTCCGATTAAGAATCCTAAGCCAAATTGTAAGCATTGTCATGGTCGTGGTTATATAGGTCGTTATGCAGATAGTGGTGAACCTATTGCATGTAGATGTATTTTTGAACAAGAAAAAACTGACAGAGATACAACTATTGATCCACAATATATCAGACCCAGAAATAGAGCAGAACGTAGAGCCTTAAATAAATAATAATATAAGGAAATTTCGAATATGTCTATATTTGATACAAAAAACTACGTATGGGAACATGCGTACAAACCTACTCATATTAAGGATGTTATTTTACCGCAAGATTATCTTAACTTCTTTAATAAGATAATTCGTGGCGGTGCATCCATGAACTTAATACTTGCTAGCTCGACTCCTGGTTCTGGTAAGTCAACAACTGCAAGGGCATTAGCAAATGACCTTGGTTCAGAATTTTTGTTTATCAATGCATCTGATGAAAATGGTATTGAAACTATTAGAGAAACAGTAACAAATTTTGCCTCAACTGGTTCTAATAATGGTTTACCGAAAATGATTATTTTCGATGAAGCTGATGGCATGACTCCGAAAGGACAAGAAGCTTTAAGATCTTATATCGATAAGTATCAGGATAGTTGTAGATTTATTTTAACATGTAATCATATTGCGAGAATTATCAAGCCACTTAAGGAAGAAGGTGGTAGAACGATGGTTTTCGATTATGACTTGAAGAATCCGAAATATCTTGCAGAGCTTAGAGAAAAAGTATTTAAGCGAATGACTGGTATTCTTACTCATGAGAAGATTCCTTATGATGAAAAAGCAGTCAATGACTTAATAGATCTTAAATTCCCGTCTGTTCGTTCTATCGTTACTACTTTACAGAAGTATGCAATGATGAAGGACAAGATTGATTCCGATATTATTCCGTATGTTCAGATTGGCGATGAATTTAAGCAGATTGTCTTGAGCAAGAACTATACAGAATGTAGAAAATACATTAATGAACATGGCTTATATCCTGTTGATGTATTTGGCTACTTAATGGATGCGATTGTTCCTGAATGTAAGAATAAGGGCGATGCAATTACTCAGATTGCCAATTATGAATATCAGTCCAATATGTCTTCGGATCCGTCTATTCAGATTGCCGCATGTCTGGTTAATGTATTTCAGTGTATCTAATGTCTAGCAATTTTAGATATGATTATACTAAATTGAATCGTAAGCAATTAAAACTTGCTTACGGTTCTGATATTGAAAACATTGAGACAGAAATAGCTAATTTAGAAAGTATACTTAATAATAAAAAATATAAAAAATTATTTAGCAAAGATAAGTATAATGAAGTGTATTCTAAGCTAATGGATTTAAAAGCCTATCGTGATCTTTTGTTATTTGAAAGAGATACAGCATTAATTTAAGATTGACAAACATTAAATAATTTACTATATTATGATGGATAAAAAGAAAATGCTTTATATATTACGTGGTGTGCCAGGGTCTGGTAAGTCTACTTATGCTAAGCAGATAATGGAGAATCGTGTAGATGCAGTCGGTGAACATTATGAAGCTGATATGTATTTTACTGATGGCGATAACTACTACTGGTCAGCAGATAAGTTATTTTATGCTCATAAGTGGTGTTATTTCAGTGTTTGCAAAGCTATGGATAAACCGTCAAACGATTATGTAATCGTTTCAAATACCTTTGTAACCACGAAGGATATTAAGCCTTATGTAAAGGCTGCACAGGAAAGAGGATGGGAAGTTAGTGTTTTGAGATTTTCTAATAGATTTCAAAATGTTCATTCTGTTCCTCCTGATGTAGTCCAGAATATGTTGGATAAGTTCCAAGATTACGAAGGCGAAATAAAAATACCAATAGCTAATGTATGACTGAAGAAGATAAGAAAAAATTTGACTATTTGAACCAAACTTCATATTTGTTCAGATTGTCTTTAAATAGATTAGGTTTCGATATTGAACGATTTAAAATCGTCAATTCTGAAGTCTGGCATGTTTTCTATAAGAAAGCGATTGTCGGAAGTATAACATTTAGAACTGACGAAGAAAATTTTACATATTGTAACCTTAGACTTTATAAATATTTTTCTTTGAAATTTCCAAAGATTAAAGATTTTATAATGTCTGAATATTTTGAGCTTGAAGACGGTAAAAGAGTCAGATTCTTATTTGATAAGTTTGACGAATATTTTGAAAAGATTAAAACTTGTGTTGAATCTTTTATTGTAAAGCCAGAAGCTGAAAATGAAGATTATGACGAACAAGATGATCTTAGTGATAGTATTTCAAGATTAAAAGAATATTGCGAAGAATATGATTCTAATTTTTCGAATAATGTCATGTTCAAAGATATTCAGAATATCTTAAAAGAAAATCAGAGATTACAAGTTGAACTTAATAGAACAAATGAAGTATTAAAGAGGCAGTCAGAAAATATCTTTAATGCATTCCTTCGTGGATAACTTAATAGAATTATTTTAGTAGAGAACGGGTTAACAAATCCGTTCTTTTTTATTATATTTGAATCATAAAAGGATTTTAATATGGCAAAGTTAAAACAAAATTATCTTGTTTTAAAGGTCGTTAAGATTGATGAAAAGAACGACCTATATGATAACATCTATAAGGTGACAGATGAGTCTGGTGAGCTTAATCTGCTCGGTTATTACGATGAAAAACAGACTCAACCGATTTATATTCTGACGAATAAGACTGTTCTTGAATATGATTGGTCTGGTATTGCAAGCAGAGTAATGAAACAGAATAAGGAATATTGTGACCAATTCCTTAATAAAGAACGAATTATTATCATTACTCCTGAAGCTAAGACGGAAGATCCTAGTAAGAATTATGTTATCAACGGTAATGTAATGTTTATTACTGAATACCGTTATAATACAGAATTCAAGCAAGAAAATGTTATTCAAGAAAAGAAAGATGCACCTGAAAATAAAGTTGGCATTTTTGCTGGTATTAAGAAGGCTTTGGGTTTAAATACAACTGTAGTTAAGTCAAAAAAGTCTCAAGAAGAACAATATCAGACATTTGTCGGTGAATTAACAGAATCTGAAAAGTTTGCAGCAAAGCATGTTAAATGGGGCATTGCTTTCATGTTGCTTTTGTCTGCATTGTTTATCTATGTTCAGCATCGATATGATAATTCTTATAAGCCTACTGAAGTAACTGAAGAATTTATGCAAAAGATTACTCAGTCTACAAATAAGGTTGTTTTTGATAGTGTAAAAATTGATACGATTGCTATTCCTGAACAGCTTGCACTTAATGAAAATCTTAATGTAACAACAGAACAGCAACGTTTTATTGATTCTTTAGCTAAGGAAAAGAGATATCAGGATAGTGTGACGCTTTATCTTAAGCTTAATAGAAAAGTAAAGGTTTCTTTGTATTCAGCTATTAATGATGGTCATACTGAAAGAACGGCTAAGACTGAAATGGTAGCAGATTCTCTTAGGTCTCAAGATATCGCACAACTTACTACAGTTATTAATAATATGACCAAGGAAATGAATAACGAACGTCTTGAAGAACTTAAGCAACAGAGATTCATTTCTCCTGGCACAGAAGGAAACTTTGTCATAGGAATGAGTAAAGATGAATAATAATGACCAATTTTGGAAAGATAAACTAACAAGGAAAACAACAGAAACAAGACCAATGGTAACATTTATGAACGATTACGAACAAAAACATTACGCAGAAGATATTTATGAAGAAAACGAAGGATGGAACGATATGCCATTTGAATTAAAAGCACTTATTACATTGACGCTTACCTTTGCTTTTGTGGTTGGCATCTTTATTTGTCCGGTTTTAAAGCCCGATACTCCTGTTATCATTTCTGAAAAGACTACAACGACTGTCGTGGATTCTGTTTCTGCATTTGATATCAATGATAATCCTGATATTCTTGAACAACAGATGAATAAGAAGAAGCAGGAAATTGCCAACGCTAATGAAGCAATTAAGGAATTTAACGAAAAGAAGCAAAAGGCTGAAATCCTTAAGGAAAACGGTCGTGAAATTCTTGTAGTTTCTGCATTAGTTGAAGATGGTGAAATATCCAGGGAAATCAAGGCTGAAGCAGAAGTTGATAGTGTAACTGATGAAGCTATTGATATGTTGTCCAAGTCTTTACAGACTACACTTGATAGTATTGCTCTCGAAACGAAAGTAAAGAATTTCATTGCAATACAGTCTCTCTATGGTAATTCTAATCATGCGGAAATTCTTTCAGCTTGGCAAAATAGTCGTAGACTGAACCGGATGACTGGAATATTGGGACTCTAGTAGAACTATTGACAGTCATAACATAATTTACTATATTAATATCAAACAAAGGAGTATTAATGTTTAAAAGTAATGCAATTTTCCATCTAATTATTATGCTAGTATTGAAATTCATAATGTGTTATGGACTGTCTTATGGACTGGTATCACTTTTCACACCGGCAAGTCTTACGTTTGGAATTATCATGTTTATCGTCAGTATCATTATGATGGTTACGACTGAACCGTTTCCTTCTGAAAAAGTTCGTAATGAACTTAATAAAGAAAAAGTTGAATATATCCAGAATTATTGTATTGACCATGGGTTGTTGACTAAGCGTCAAAAAGAACGACTTGGTCTTGCCGATAACTAGGAGCTAGAATGAAGCAAGTTTTAATATTTTTTGGACTGTTTATAATGCTTGCCGTTGATTTCGGCTGTTATTATGGTTTAGGATATCTTGCTGCGGATAATCTCATTGTTGAAGATAATCCAACTTATACAGATAAAGATTTATGTGAGGCTTGTGTCGAAAGCAGACTTGCTAATATAAATACTAATTATGCAGAAATTTATAGATATAAGGTCTCCAAGTTTAAGAGGCAAGAAATACAGTCTGATCTTAATTCTGTAGAAGTTGCTATTGATAGGCCAATTGCGGTTAATTATTTTGCATTACATTTTGCAATGATTTGTACTATTATTAGTGCTGTAGTATTATTAATATTGATTATTATGGCAAGTTGTGACGAAGAATTGCAGGTTGCAACACCTTGCATATATTTAGTCACTATGCTATTAGATATTCCAGTTTATCTAATCTGTAAAATTAAAAATAATCATCAAGAACAAAAGTTAAGACATAAAGATAGAATTATTGGAACGTTTAACAAATTTATTAATTTTAAGGAGCAATAATGGTAGTTTCAAAAGCTATATGGATTGACAGTGATGATTTTTATCTGAGCGATCCTTTATCAATTATAAGTGTTGTTTCGCTTGTAGTAGCAGTTTGTGCTCTTATTCTTGTTCTTTGTCTTTCAGATATTGGCATTGATAATAATACTAGAATAGCACTTGAAGAAAAAAAGACTGAATGGGCTATGGATTATTTCGATAATAAGAAATATGAAAATAAATTAGCTAAGACAATAGATGAGTTTGTTAAAACTACCAAGAATAATGCTCCTCCGACAAAGGCTGTTCCGACAACTAGGCATGCTAAAGGACCTACTTATACATGGCATAGTAATGGAACAACTGTAACAGTTACATATCCGAATGGAAATGTAATTACTGTAGAAAAAGAACTTTTACCTTATTTAAAGAATTAATATGAATTTTGAACCAAAAATAGAATTTCCGATTGAGTTAAAGAAACCTGGAAGTAATTATGAATGGAAACCGTTTCGTAAAGACGGTTTCTTTCTTTGCCCGTCGCATCCAGATTTTAAAGACCATCTTTATATAGCATATGACGACCGTTCTCATAGTTATCATTTTGTGAATATGGGTGGCATGGAACCTATGGGCAAACTTTATACTTTGCCATTTACTCATTGGTTTACAAAGCCCATTAATTATGAACTTTTTAGAAATGCACGTGAATATTCATTTAAGATTAATAATGTTAAGGAAACTTTAGTTTGTACTCATGATAAACTTGAGTGGATTAGTAAAGCATGTTTAATTAGTGAAGACAGAATGCCTATTATTGAAAAATGGTATGATGACGAAGATTTTTATCCGGTAAATTTCTGTCATGACTTTAAGTACAAGATAATGCTTGACATGGACGGTGTATTAACTGACTATGATTATTGGCTTGATTATAATAATGCTAGAAAGGAAAATGGTAAGACTAACTGGGGGAAGCTTGCAAAGATAGGTGCTTCTTTCTGGTCTAATATGCCATGGAACCTTGAAGGTCATAAACTTTATAACATGATTCTTAATTATGTTAAAAATCGAGATTATTATAATGGAGGCTGTGTAGGTATTGGTATTCATTCTGCAATTGGAATGCCATGCGGAAAGATCGGTAAGCATTATTGGCTTGAAAAGAATTGTCCTGAAATTACAAGGGATATGGTTAAACTTGATAATGACGGTCATTTCAAGTATAAGACTGGAGCTAAAGATGAAATCTTAGTTGATGATAGGGCTGAAAATGTTGAAACATATCAAGCTGCAGGTTTTCCTGCTGTATTGTTTGCTAATGCAGAAGAAACATTTACTAATATCATCAAGATTATAGAAGGTAAAGATGAAGCTAAAGTATAAGAAATTATACAAGAATGTCCTTAAAGAATATCAGCAATTCAGTAAGTGTGCTAGACTTAAAGTTGCTGCATTATTAGTTAATGACGGTAGAATTCTTTGCTGTGGCTATAATGGAACACCTGCTGGTCAGACTAATTGTAATGAACTGTTCAAGTCTGAAGATGGTAAGTTTTATCTTCGTGAATCGACTAATGATGATTGGCGAGAAGTTTCTGAAGCTGATTGGAAAGCAATACATCATGAATTCGCAGAACAAAATGAAATACATGCAGAAATGAATTGTATTGCGCAAGGTTTTAGACATGGTATTAATGTTGAAAATACTAATTTAGTAATATCTTTACAACCATGTGATAATTGTGCGAAATTAATTGTAGCTTCTGGTATTAAAAATGTATATTTTGTTGATACATATGATAGAAATACAAATTCTATTAATTATTTAATATCTAATGGAGTATCAATAGAACAAATATAATATTTAATTATAAATAATATTATAAATAAAACAGGATAAGAAACTGGCATTTCTTATCCAAACAAACATAACAAATAGAGGTTATTATGTCTGTCGTTTTATTTATAAAATGTAAAATATGTAATCGTGATTGTAATGGTTTGCGTGGATTAGGCGCACATATAAAATCACATGGTTTAACATCAAAAAAAATATTATAATTTATATTTAAGCAAACCTACAGAAGGTTTTTGTAAATGTTGTAATAAACCAACGCAGTTTTAGATATTGGTCGTGGCTATAGAATTTATTGTAGCGATAAATGTGCTGTAAATGATCCAGATTATATAGAACGTTTACAAAATACAAAATTAGAAAAATATGGTTCTAAAACATATAGTAATAGAGAAAAAGCAAAACAGACATGTTTAGAACGATATGGGAATGCAACATATAATAATCCGGAAAAAATTCAAGAAACGACATTTAAACGCTACGGAGTTAAAATATATTCAACAACGGATGAATGTAAAAATAAAGTAAAAGAAACATCATTTAAAAAATATAATAAAAATTATTATACACAAACAGATGAATATAAAAATAAATCAGCAGAGACATGTTTTAAAAAATATGGTGCTGAATATTTTACCCAGTCAAAGCAATATAAAGAAAATGTTAAAGATTATATTAAAAAAGCACAACAAACTTGTATTACTAAATATGGTGTATCTAATATAAGTTATTTACAAGATTTTATTAAATATAAAAAATCTGTTTACAAATATAATGGATTAAATTTTGATAGTAGTTGGGAACTTGCTTATTATATTTGGTTATTAGATCATAATATAAATTTTGAATATCATCCTAAAATAAGTTTTGACTATATATTTGAAAATAAAAAACATAAATATTTTCCAGATTTTATAGTAAATGATAAGATAATTGAAATTAAAGGTTTACAATTTTTTAAAAATTGCGATCCAACAAATATAATGGTTTGCCCATATAATCATAAATTTGATGGATTAATGGAAGCAAAACACCAATGTATGTTAAAAAATAATGTAACTATTTTAACAGATTGTTCAATTTATTTTGATTATATTATAGTTACATATGGTAAAGATTTTTTAAATAATTTTAGAAAAAATTAAATAAGTTGACTGAATTGAAATAAACCATTTAATAAGGTATTGACAATCGAAGATAAAATTACTATATTAATGACATAAATTAAAGGAGTCATTAATGAGTTATTACAACGACGACTCTAATCCAGGTTGCTGGATTGCTTGTTTTATCGGAGCATTGATTTTATGCTTTGCATTTGCAACTTGTCAGAACTCTCTTGTCGATAGTGACCTTAATAAAGTTTCTCCTAATGCGAAGACTGAATATCTTGAGCATAACACTGAAAGTTGGGGAAATAAGTTTGTTGGCGGAAATAGTATGAAGAAAGCTGTTTATGCTACCTATCAAGGAATCGCTAAGGAAAACGGTATTACAGTCTATGAAGCTGTAAAGCAGACTCGAGGAAAGTTTGCCGGTCAGTTTAAGACGCATTTCCGTTCTCTTGGTTCATTTTTGGCTTTACCGAATATTAGAAATGCATATCGTTCTGATGATATGGGAAAACAAGTGGTGATTGTTCACTTTACATGGCAAGAATGTAGCGGAAGCGGTGATAATCATCATTGTTGGACTGAGCATGATGAGGTTGTTATTCCTGAGATTAATCAAAGACCTTATCAAGAACCAGAATATGATGAACCTGTTGACGGAAATGTAGATATCGACTATGAAGGTTTCGATATGGTTGTCAATTAGGGGTTTACAAAATCAAAAACATTTACTATCTTTTAAACAAACAATAACGAATCATAATTCACAAAAAAGGAAAAATAAAAATGAGTACAAAGTTCAGTATCTTTAAGATTTTCAAGAAGAAGCTCTCTGCTGGCCTTCAGAAGATGGTTGACACGAAGGATAAGCTTGAATATATCCGTGACCACTACCAGGATGAAGTCGATAAGTATGTCGAATCATCTGAAGGTCTGTTGACCACAGAAAAGGCTCTTCGTGATAAGGTAAAGGAACTTGACGAAAAGGTTAACGGTCTCGAAGCTACTGCCAAGCAGTATGCTAAGGCTGGTGATAAGCAGAAGGCTAAGAGTGTGTTTATCCAGTATAATGGTACTAAGCAAGCTCTTGATTCCGCTAAGGAAAGCTACAAGCTTATCTCTGAACAGTGCCTGAAGGTCAAGGAAAATCTCAGCAAGGTGGAAATCAATAAGCTTATGCTCAATGCCAAGATTGATTCTCTCAAGGAACAGATTGAAGTTCTCAAGCTCTCTGACTTCGATGGTGTCAACTTCAGTGCCGAATGCGATGCTATGTTGAAGGAAGTTGAAGACGAAATCAAGATGACCAAGTATCGTGTTGAAGTCAAGAAGGATATCAAGAAGATCATTAACAATGATTCTAATGATGTTCAGAAGCTTACTTCTGTCGATACGGAATTTGAAGCTTTCTTCGAAGCCAATTCCTAATCTGATTTGAAGAAATTCAAATAAAAATAAGGACGATCCTCTCGGGTCGTTCTTTTTCTATATTTAATTACATGTTAAAATATATTTTACTTATCTCATTTTTCTTCATTATCGGTTGTTCTGATAACACGACTAATGCTCCGATTAATGATTGTCTTGCAACCAGTGATACCACTCGTGTTTGTGGCGACACAGAATTTTACATGTATTAATTATGGAAGATAAAGAATTCAATACAGAATTTTCAACTAATTTCTTTACAGACTTTTCAACATCATTTGATAATATCAAATTTGATGATGTATCATTTGATAAGGTTGATACTGAGCCATTTATTGTAAAACCTACAGAATTTGCAGAAACTAAAAAGCCAGAGTCAGAACCTGTCAAAATGGAAGAATTATCCTGGACAGAGTGTAAAGCACGTGAAGCCGACTATGAAAAACGAAAAGCACTAAGAAAACAGAAAAAAAGAAACGGCTTAGATGAAGAAGAAAAAATAATTACTGATGAATGGAATAATTGCAAATCTATTACTGAACAAGAAGAAGAACAAAAGATACTTCGTCAGCATCGAGAAAAGTATAAAGAATTTATAGATGAGTTTAAACAACAAAAAGAACAATGTGAAATTACGATTGAACCAACTATAACAGAACCATATCCCAGAGTAGCTACAGCTATGGATCTACTTTATAGCACGATTACACCAGAAACTAAATATATAGCTAGAACAATTGGTTGTGAAATTATTGGAAATACATTATATCCTAAAAATTGGTCACAAGATGAAGTTAATGAATTGAATAGGAGAATAAAGAAGAAAAATGCAGTATAATATAGCTAAATCAATAATTACTTGCTTAATTGTGGTTTTCTGTGGAATCATGATTAAGGATCCGATTGGACCAGATAAAGAATTTAGCGCATGGTTGGCATTTATTACAATTTGTGCCATTACTGGATGGCTTTCTTCAAAAAATATTGAAAGAAAGGTTTTGCAGAATAAATTGAAATATGTAACTGATGAACAGCTTGCAGAAGCTAAATTGTATTCTCTTTGTAAGATTCACCGTATTACATATATGGATAGTCATCTTTTTCGCATGTACAAGTCCTGGGAGTCTATTTATAAAAAACATAGTGATATATGGTCTGCGATACAAAACTGGTCCTGGGATAGTTTAATACACGGTAATGCGGGTATTATACTTCACTGTTCTGATATCAGTAAGAAAGAAGATATTGAAGGTGTTTTATTTCCAGATTCTAGAGTAAAAGAAGATATGGAAATTCTTAATAAGCTTGGTATCGAGTTACAAATTTCAGATTATACTTATAATTCTGGAGTTGAAAAGGATAAAAAAGATACAGATTATTATGTAAGAGTTTGGAGATGCGAAATTCCAGAATGGATGATAGGTTTAACAAAAGAAGAAATTTTAAAGGAATATGAAGATGAAGCAAATCATTGATATCGAAAAAATGAAACAAGTGGCAATGGACCATAATTATGAATATATCTTTCATTGGAAAGAACGTGGCGAATATAAGAGTGGAACATTGAATGACTATCTTGATGCAGTATCAAAATTATATAGTGGTGCTATTTCAGAAGTTGTGGGCTTTATGAAAGATCCAGAATTAACAGAAGAACAGGAAAATTGGCTTCTTAAAGAAACAATGTACAAGATTGATGTATTATTTGAAACTTATAGTCGTATAGATTTTTGCTTATTGACTGATATAATTAATCAAAATTATACAGATGGCTTTAATGATAATTGCATATATGTAAAGTGTTCTGACTATATCGATATTACAAAGCATGAATATGATGTTATTGATATTCAGACAATTGTGAAAGCATTTGCAAATGAAGCACTTAAAAGATATCTTGAAAATTATAAAGAATGGCTGATGGATGGGGGTAGTGATACTAATTGGGAGCCACGTGGTGAATTCTGTCATAACAATATAGTGATTACTATTGAAAGAGATGGCGTTGATATATCGTATAGGCCAATTAGTGTTTATGTTTCATCAGATTATAGTAAAGAGGATTAATAATGGATATTGTTTTAAAGGATGGAACTTTAATAAATCATGCCACAGCGGAAGATGTTTCTGAATTAATCCGTAGAGGCATTATTAAGTCTGATATGGAATATAAAACAGATTCTGTATTTGACCAAAATGAATATATGAAAGATTGCTGTGGCACAAATGAATTGTTTGACGCCTGTATGGAATTATGTAAAGATAATGATTCTATCCCGCCGCATGATTATTCAAATGAAGATGGTTATGACCATAATCTTCCTGGAATGCATATAATTCGAGAATTGATGAATAATGATAAAGTAGTTGATTGTCCACCAAATTTTGATAATCTTTCAGGAGTAGACTGGCTTAAAGGAGTATCTGGCCAAATAATAGATTCGGCTGTTGGTAGTGCTCTTGATATGGCGAAGCCAAATACAGGATATTGTCCATCGACGACTGCAACTACTGATATTACTTGGTAATTTAAAATACCGGTTGACAAAGCCGGTATTTTTTATTATATTTTATAATATGGAATCATTCTCTGACATTTTAAGAACAATAAACACTATATCGACTTTTGGTTGGGTTATTGTTGCTTGGATTTTTATAGTTGCTAGTTATGTAAGAAATAAAAAGCAACAAGGTCGTAATAAGAGAGAAGCTTATCGTCATAGAATGGATTATTACATTAACAAGTTTATGAATTTTGAAGGAGCTAAGTTTTAATGACACCTGAAAAAATCTCAGAAGTTTTTCATAAAGTAGAAAATATTATTAATAAAGAATGGCCGGAAATTCTTGGTTATGCACCATATAAGTTTAATGAATATGGTGAAGAACATGAATGACTTATCAGATTTGATAATGTCAATTATTTGACTTATAGTGAAGATGAAAATGTTTTCGTTCTTGATCTTGGAGCAACTTTTGGTGAAAGTGATGATTTCTGGGGTATTGAAAACTATGAAGAAAAAGAACTTCCTAAACTATACAGAAAGTTCAAGAAACTTGTTAAATTTGTAGCAGAACGTTATAATTCTAATTTTGACGAATTAGAAAAGGAGCAAAACAATGAATCCGTTTAAAATTATTTCAAATCTTCGTAATTGTTCATCTATTACGATTAATGGTAAGGCAAATAACTGTAATATCATGGGTGATGGCTGTGATATCATGATTGATGGTAATCATGTAGTTATTAATGGTAATAGCATTGAAGTAAATGATAAAATTATTAATATCAATATTACTGGTGATGTTGACAATATTGAAAATTGCCATAATGTTAAAGTTACTGGAAATGCGCATGATATTAATACTGGCTCTGGTGATATTGAAGTTGGTGGCGATGTATCTGGTAATGTTCAGACCGGTTCAGGTGATGTTGAAGTCGGTGGAAGTGTAGGCGGAAATATCAGAACTGGTTCTGGTGATGTATCAGTTGGTAGGTAAGCGAATTTATGACTAGAGATGAAATACGTGAAGCATCATCGACGATGTTTAAAGCTTATATGGATGAGCTTTGTGATAATCGTTGGAAAGCTTATCGTACTGAACGCAATTGGTTTGAATTAGTTGCAGTTGATTTTGAAAATCATAAGAATATTCATATTATTGATTGGGTTATTCTTAAAAATAGACCTCATGTTATTTTTACTGATGATAATTATCCGCAGTATGATAGAATCCATCTAGTTTTTAATCAATTTAATGATCCATATGATAAATATACACATTATATAGAAGTATTTAAATCAGAAGGAACAGGTGAAGATAAGACATTCCCTATCTGGTTATATTCTTTTCCATTTAATAAGCATTGTATTTCTGAAATTGAATATGCATATAATTATTATGTAGAACAAATGGACCATTTTTCAAGGACTGTATAATGATTACTGTTAAATTACATGATTCACAAGGTAGAGAAGATCGAGTTTATGACTTAAAAAAATTCGATGCTATAGGTTCAAACATTGATTCTGGTTGTGTTTATTTGTATAAATACGGTAGTAATTATACAATTAGTTGTAATGCTAGTCATGCATATATTAAGATATATGGTTTACCTGATTATCAAAAAACAGGTGAAAAACCACATCTTGAGGGTTTAACATATAGACTTGAAAAAGGAAAAGAATATCAATTAACTGAAATTTTTGAACGCCTTGATAATGAACCGATTTTAATCGAATATATTAAATATAGGTTGTTTCCTGGAAAATTTCCAAATGAATCTACATCACAATATCTATGCGGATAACTTAATTCAATTATTTTTTAAAATAGGACTTTACAAATGTCCTATTTTTTATTATATTTGGTTAAAAGCGGATAAAAATGAAAAAGTATATTAAGCCTAAGATGGAAATTTTGGATATGGGCTCTCAGCAACAGTTGCTTTCTGGTTCTGGTGATTCATGGTGGGTTCCGCCTGATGAACCTGAAGAAGGTTGTGAATCTGCTTGGCATTGTGGCGGTTGGGGAAACGACTAAATTATGAAAAAGAATATTGTCATTATACATTAAATTTAGTGGCTTAATTATAAATAACATAGAGTTATAGTTTTGTTATTAAGGAGAAGAAAATGAATGAAGGTTATCCTGGTGAAAAGAGAGTATTTCAAAAAGTAAGATCTTTTGAAGAAGAATATCCAGATTTGAAGACTTATGAAAAAGAAGTATTGTCTTGGATAGACAATAAATATGAACGTATAGAATTGGAAACTTTTAAACCAAAAGTATTCAAGCTATTATCGATGACTGAACTTCTTCCTTGGGTAGAAGAAACTGTAAAGAATGTTATCCAGAATGGATATAATGAACAGACTCCTTCAGATGATTGTTGGGATGAAATTGTAGAGAAAATTGAAAAAGAACTAAATAAAGATGTCAATGAGTCAACCGACACAGAATATACAGATGAAACTTGGGATAACCAAGTAGAATTTGAAACGCAGTTCATCTATAATGAATTGAAGACTTGGTTAAAGTCTTTCAAAGATACTGAGTTTAATGTTTATAAGTATGTTGGTGGAACTGATACTATGCCACAACCTTTCATTCGTATTTACGATAGTAAAAACAATGTTATCAGAGAAATCTTATTATATGAAGATGAAGACGATATTTTCTTAAAAATGTGGTATGGTTCTAGTATTGCTAAAAAAGAAAATTGTAAGACTTATGAACTTAGCGCAATCAAGAATATTCCTGAATTCTGTAAAGACATTATTATGGATATACGAAGTAATAAAATCTTATATCCAAAAGTAGAAGAATCAGTTAAGTTACTTAGAAAAGCTGGATATATTGTAGAAAAACTGAAAAAGTAAAGAAAAGTTTACATAAGGAAAATTAGAAACTTTTTCAAAAAATGGGTTGACAAGTTCAACTCATTTTATTATATTTGTAATATGACGAACGAGAAATTCAATACAATCATTCGTGTTCTTCAAAAGACACTCGAACCAAAGAATGTAGAAATTAGATTATCATCCACGAAAAGTAACAAAGATAAACTGATTATTGAATTTTACACAAAACCATATAATTTCTGTATTGCTGAACTTATTTTTGAACACGAACCTGTAATTAAAGGAAATAAGTTCTATCTTGAAATGGAATTTTCTTATGTACACATTGACAAACAATGTACTGTAGAAGAAAAAGACCTAGTAAATAAAATTGTTAAACAGTTTAAGAGCGAGAATTATTATGAAAATCAGTGAAATAATTAATGAGCTCACCGAGTTACAAAAATACATCGGTGACAAGGATATTGATGTATGCGTTGCAAACAATACAACAGCTGGGGTCTTGGGAAAGAGATGAAACTAGACGTTCTATTTTTAAAAAACTAGGTTATATTTTAATCGAAGTGTGGTCTGATGACTATAAGGCAAATAAAGAACAAGTTTTAAATGAGATAGTGAGACAAATCTTATGATGCAGATACAAGGCAAATACGGTATTGCTGAAGTTTTTACAGATAATGTGTGTACAGAAGCATATACACAAATTCTTAATATTATGAATCAATGTTGGGCAAGAAATGCTGATATTAAATTTATGCCAGATATTTCGCCCGGACGTGATGCTTTGGTAGGCACTACCATGAAAGTTACCGATAAGGCAGTTCCAAATTTAATTGGTCCAGATATTGGATGCGGTATGCTTGTCGCAAAGCTTAAGGACAAGTTTATTGAATTTGGAAAACTTGATAAAGTTATCAAGGAAAAGATTCCATCCGGTAAAAGTCATAATGATAAAAAACATCGTTATGCTAAAGAATTTGACGAAGAATTTGAAAAACTTATCGCTAATGTTAAGCGTGAAGAACTTCTGAGTATTTGTAGCCTTGGGTCGGGCAACCATTTCATTGAATGCGATAAGGATGAAGACGGTGCATTCTATATAGTTATTCATTCCGGTTCTCGTCATTTGGGTGTTGCTACTTGTGAATATTGGCAAAATCTTGCAATTAAGGATTGTGCTGACTTGACAGCAATTCGAGGTGCTGAAATAGCCAAGTATAAGAACCAAGGAAAGACGGATGCTGAAATTAAGGAACTTATGAAGGATTATGACCATTTCTCTGTTCCTAAGAATCTTTCTTATTTGACTGGTGAACATATGCAGGGTTATCTGCATGATATGGAAATTGTCCAGCAGTTTGCCGTTATGAACCGTGCCGCAATGCTCGATGTTATTGTCAAGGAAATGGGTTTCAAGGTTGTCGAAAAGTTTGAAACTATTCACAACTATATCGATCTTAAGAATATGATTCTCCGTAAGGGTTCTATTTCTGCACAAGAAGGCGAAAGGGTCATTATTCCTATGAATATGAGAGATGGTTCTTTGATTTGTGTCGGTAAGGGAAATCCAGATTGGAATTATTCAGCACCTCATGGAGCAGGTCGTTTAATGACCAGAAGTGATGCTAAGAACTCAATTTCTATGAAGGAGTATAAAGATGCTATGAAAGGAATTTTCACGTCCTGTGTGTCTTCCGCGACGATTGACGAGTCTCCTATGGCTTATAAGCCGATGGATGAAATCATAGCAAATATTGAACCTACTTGCACTATCGAAAAGATTATCAAGCCGGTTTATAACTTCAAGGCGGCATTTTAATGTTATATCTGGTAGGCTATTATTATAACGGTGCATACGGTGAAGGTACTACTGGACCTTACAGGCTTATAAAAGCAAAAAATAAACGCGAAGCCGAAAAAGAATATACTTTAAATACTTGCCTGTATGGGAAAGTTGTATGTTCTATTTTTAACAAAAAATGTTTGTTTAGAAATATGCAGACTTCTCGTGAAGCATGTAATGTAATTCTTAGAATGATAACACGGCCAACAATAAATTTGGATCCAAATTTTGTAATTGAACGTATCTGTGTAGATGCTTCAATAAATAGTAATTTTAAAGGCTTTATTGACGAATGTTCTTACTGGCCAAAAACTATTGATGAAGCTATAGACATTGCACAAGATTTAATGTTTAATCCTAATTTAAGAACTGGATTTATTTCAATTACTGGGACACTTGATGGTGAATCAAAACATTATATGCATACAATAAAATGGTAAGGTGGTTTTCTAATGAAACGTATTTTTCCAATATATAAAGGTGTTAGCTTAGACAAAGCTGGCATGGGTTATTCTTCTCTCCAATCTGCAAAGCATTATATGGATGAAAAACCGATTAGAGAGGATTTTGATAAGTCGTTACCGAAGAACTATTGGTATGAGTTTGAATATGTTTACAAGCATAATGGTGATGTAAACGATAATCTCTTTAGATCCGAATCAAATTATCAGTTTCACGATACTGACTACGAAGAAAAGTTTTATATTAAAGACTTGACTGGTAAAGACAAGGAATTATGGGATAAAGTCTATGCTATTGAAGACAAATATCGTGAGCGTGGTTGGGGTTGGGCTGGCAAAAAAGTCGAAAAAGAAATGTACGCATTGCTTGAAAAACTGGACAAACGTGGCTGGTACTATACATTGTTTGAAGATACAAAGGATTACTGGAAGAAGTATCGTGCTTATAAAAAGGCAAATGTTGAATATGTTGAGAAAACTGTTAAAATAAAGGTAGATTAATGTGGTCATTAGTTTTAATGTTTTATTTTCTTAGCGGATATGGTGGTGGAGTAGGTGCAACTACTGTAGATAATTTCACTTCTAAAGAAGCTTGCGAAGCAGCAGGTAATGCATTTGTTAATAGTTTAGATACATATCAATATAATAGAATTTCAAAAGGTTTTTTATCTAATAAGAAAGAAATTTCAGTAGAAACCAATAATCAAAGTAATATCGGTAAATCATATCAGTGCATTGAGGTAAAATGACTGAGTTAGAAGCCAAAGATAAAGAAATTGCTTTATTAAAGCATCAATTAAATCGTTTACGATGTTTTATGTGGTTGCATAAGACAAATTTTAAGACTAAACGAAAATTGACAAATATCGATATTTGGGATTATTTTAACAATAAAGATCCAAAACAAATTAAAAGGTAATTTAATGACTGAAGCATATAAGGAACTTGAACGTTGGCATAAATTTTCAAATGGCGCAATTGGTGATAAGACAGCATTGATGACTTTGTTTGTCGCTACTGTTAGTCCTGAACATAAAGAAGAAGTTCAAGACTTGATCAGTCAGGAGATTTCTGTTGAACTTTAAAGGTGGACATTCTCATAGACGAAACTGGTGCCAATGCAGTCAATGCGGAAAATGGTTTCGTCGAAATAGAGGCTATCATGAAGATATTAATAGATGTATTCATGTAAAAGTTCATTTTTGTTCATGGTCTTGCAGTGAAAGTGCATCAAATGAAGTCGATTGGGAAACAGGTTGGCCTTATGAGCCACATTTTATGCATGATGAAGATTTGATTCCATATCAGGTTATGACAGATAAAGGATTAATTTTGGTAAATACAGGAAATGACAACATTAACATATAGCTTATTAAGCTTAATAGAACTTTTAAGTTTTGCATTAGGAATTGCAGCTGGTTCCTTACTTATGTTTGGAATTGGTTATTTTTTTGGTAGTATAACTTATAATTTTTTTCACAAGAAGGATTAAACTATGCAAATGTTAATTTATATGCATATTGCAATGATAGTATTGGCTGGAATTGGATTTACAGCTAATATCTTTATGGAAAATGGAAAAATCCAGAATCTCGTAGAAGCAATAGTTTGGGGTGTATTAGCTGCATTTGCTGTTCATTTTGGCGGAACATTTGCATTTGTCATGGGTATTATTTTTACCGTGCTTTTGGGATGTTCGACATTTGCAGCGTTTATTAGTAAGCCGAAACCAGAATTTTTTATTCATGTGCCAATGTTCTTGTTGTTCCTTTATGCGGTTTATACTTATACCTATTAAGGAGTAAATTATGTGGTTTGTTCATTATCTTATAGGCATTTGTACAATAACTTTAGTTGTTTCTGCAATAATTTTTTGGTTTGCATGTGAAACCGACAAAACAAATAAAGTGGTAGATAGAATAATTGCAATAACCGCTACTATAATGATAACTTCAGCAGCAGTAGATCTTGTATCTGTATTATTACGGGATAGTGATAGTTATAAAGTTTCAGCTTATCAACATCATTTGGATATTAGAACAGATTTAATATATGATTGCCCTATACGAGTGAATACGGAAGAATCGCCTATATGCACTTATAAATGGAAAGAATATAGAAAAGACAGTACTAGATTATATGAAGTATATCAAAAGGTAATAAATGATTAAATTAATTAAAAAAATTTGGAATTTTTATCCAGTTAAAGTTTTTGTCGCTTCATTGTTTATTTTGGCAGACGGAGGTATTCTTGAAGCTAATATAGGTGGTGATTATAATGTATTAGTTGGTGTACTTGTTGGTTTACCAGGATTTATGCTTATAACTGATGCATTTCGTCGGTTGTCAGAATATGATAAAGAAATTTTAGATATTTGCAATAGGAATAAAAATGATTAATCTTACTGTAGAATGGTCATATCATGATAAAGATATGTCCGAAAATGAAGAACCTGCCTGCCTTTATGATACGGTTACTATAGGTGATGATAAATTATATGATTTTTTAGAATCACTCATTATGGGTTGGGATGCAGATGAAAGTTTTAATGATTGGCAATTAGTAAATCCAGATATATTAGTTGAATCTTTCTTTAAAGTATTCAAGTTTTATCCATTTGATATAGATTCTGAAAATTATGAAAAATTCAGAATGTTCCCATATCCTAATAATGTAACAATTAACGATAAGGTTGATTTGTGGGATATATTTACTGATTGACGAGAACGTTTAGAAATAGAATCAGACCTTAATGATGATATAAGTGTGGGTGAAGTATCGGAACCGTGTTATGTTAGGCAAATTTACAAAGAAGTCGTCGAAAAACTTAATGGATAATAAGACTATTGCAAAATATGCAAGTGCTCTTATTAAACAGTTTGACCAGGAACATTTAGCTTCTGGTCATAAAGCTCTTTATATTACAGGTAAATAACAAAGAAAATTACAAAAAGCAGGCTAATGATGGAATATAATAAAATCAATAATAATGAAATAGAATTTGTTTTTGAAAACTGTGAATGTATACATATTTCTACCAATGCCATTAAAAGTATATGGATGGAAACTAAGGGTGAACGTTATGAATATGATAGGCATGGTATATTATATAAGACTAAATTAGTTAAGTCTTTCTGTATAGAACTTTATCTTAAAAATGAATTGAATTTTTATCATAAGCCAAATCAGTCAGATAAGACTACAATTAAAGAAGAAGGTAGTGCTGCAAGAGACCGTTTAAGATATTGTGATGATATCTGTAGACTTTATATTAACGGCGAACATTTTAGTATGCCTTGGAATTCAGAAAAAGTCATTTATGATAAAGAACTTCCTATTCCATGTTATAAGAATAAGTGGCAAGAAAATAAAGAAGAAACATTATCAGATGGTACTCATGTTTTAACAATTAAAATCAAAGAAGGTGAAAAATAATCATGATTTTTACATTAAAATCTTATAGCGATCTTGGTAGATGTAGCTATGCTACATTAAAAGAATCTTTTGATTCTGAAAAAGATGAAATATATCTTAAAGATGTAAAAGTAGAGATTAATAAGCTAGAAGATTTGTTCCCATTCCTTTGGCAAGCTACAGCCATTGGTTTTTACGATAATAAAGAACATAAATCAGTTTGTAAGTTCTATAGTGATAAACCTTGGTGGCATAATGACTATGATAAGTCTATCGAAGAATGTGATAAAGAAATTCAGAAGTTAAATAAAAAGATAGTCAAAGGTGGTGTAAAAGATAAAACTATCGAACGTTGGAAACAGACGATCGATTTTACAGAAAAACATAAGTCTTCTCTTATAAATTTAATAGAGCGGCTTGATAATGAATTAGAAGAACAAAAATTAAAACTTATAAAGGAAAATACAAATGAGCACTAGATGCCAATTTATTGTATGGGAATATAATCCTGAAACTGATAATTTTGACCGCAAGCTTAACTTTTATCATCATCATGATGGCTATCCTTCTTTTATGGAAGAAGATGTAAAGAAGGCAATTAAGAGTCTTGATGAAATTACTATTGAAAAAATAGCTGTTGATTTGCCTAAATATGACAGTGAATATGAACTTGAAGAATTAGACTCCGAACATGGCGATATTGAATATGTATGGCATTTATTCCTTACAGATTTTAGTGTTGAATTAAAATATGTTGATTTATGGGGTGCTAAGACAGAACTTGCTTTATATGAACCGAATAAATGTGGTAAAAAGTATATTAAGTCATGGGTTATGGTAAGAAATACTAAGGAAATGTTGACAGATATTCCTGTGGAACTTTCTCCAGAACATATGAACTTGCTTGAAAAAGGCGCAAAAGAAGCAAAGATGACTGTTGAAGATTATGCATCTTATGTAATTAATTATGTATATAAGAAAGGCATGTTAGATGATATTTTTGCCGAATTACTAAAGGAGAAAGAATCTGATGAAGGTGAAGATTAAGGATATTGAAATCGAATGTACAGTTGATGAATATGAAGAACTTGTAGTTCGTGGCCTTTTAGGTGATGAACCTAAGACAATTATCAATACTGATGAACTTACTATTCAAGGTGATAAAAGTGATAATGGTCAACTTGATGATTGGATGAAGTTATTAAAGAAATATGAGCCAAAGAAAAGAGACCCATGGAAAGATATGGTTGTAACGGCTTATGGCTGCGAAATGCCATATCAGCAAATCTCTATTCCAGATAGTAAATTAACTACAGAAATTCCAGTTGGTCCATTAACTGCAACAACAACTAGTCAAGTTATAACAGACGATAATAAAGCACATGTTTAATTATAATAAGTCAAAATATCCAATTACAGATGAACAAATGGATCTTTATCTCGATAAATATCCATTTTTAAATTTTACTGATATAAATGGAAATTTAACTATACATGATAGTGTAGAACGTCGACATGCTAATTATTATGCATTGTGGGATGGAACTGGTTGGGAAGAACTTTGGAAAAAATATTTAACTAAACTTTTTAGCCTATATGATAGTTGGAATGAAAACAAAAAGAAAGTCTTTAAATTTACTGATGTAAAAGAAAAATATGGTGGGCTTCGAATTTATACCTCATTTGATACAGGACTAGAAAACATCGCAGAATCACTTTCTGAATGGGTTTGTGCAGAATGTGGTAAAATATCTAGGGAAGATGGAAAACGAGTCATATGGACCACTTCTGGATGGATAATAAACCTTTGTGAAGATTGTATGATTGAACGTGGATTTTGTAGTAATATATTAGCTAAAAAGTTTAAACATATACAAGAAAAACCGTTTGGATATAAACAATATGATAAAGATTTTATAAAAACTGTTATTTATAAAGAAACTGATGATAATTGGCTAGAAATTGATTCTGAAACTAAAGAAAAGAGGGGTTAACAAAATACCCTCTTTTTATTATATTTTATATTAAAATATAAGGGATATTATAATGTCAAAATATAATGAAGTTAAATTTGGACAGCATACAGAAACATTGTATGCGGTTTATAATAGAAATACAAAGCAATTAGTTCACCAACATGGAATTTGTTTTGCTGGTTTACCTCAATATTGGCATTCTGATTATAAAACCGCAGAACGAATTTTAGATGGTGCATTAAAGTATTATCCAGATGATCATATTTTGACAATTATTAAGCAAGAAGTAACTTCTAATATTACTGATACTATGCCTCCGAGGTAATTATGTGTAAGTATTGTAAAGATTTTGCTATTCTTAGTACAACTGTTGGTAAGTATAAGGTTTCTACAAGAATCCGTATTTATGAAGGTCAGGCATATTTAATTTCTGATTCTATGCTTATTGAGGGTCTTTATGATGATTGGCCAATTCCACCAGTTGTAAAGATTCCGATTTCATATTGTCCGTTCTGTTCTACTCCAGTTGGTGGAATGCCATGTGAAACTTATAGTGATACAATCCATAGAGAAGGTTAAATATGACAAAAGAAGATAAAAAAGAACGAATTGTCATTTTTCATTATGGAAATAAAATTTTCGATAAAGTGGTTTGGGTAATTAAAGGAGAGCTTTATTATTGTTCAAATTCTGGGTGTAAAATTATTGGATATCGAGAAACTGAAGATGGTCCAGAAAATTCTATTACGCTTGGTAATAATGATACAGTATTTGAGCTTGATTTAAAATCTAAACTGTTTAAGGATGATGAAGACTCATTTGAATCGACTGGTTTTGATATATTTGCAATGAATAAAGATTAAGTATTATTTATGAAACAGGTATTGACAAAATACCTGTTTTTTATTATATTTGTTATCATGAAAGTTTTATTATTGGACATTGAGAATACTGTAATTGATGATTTGCAGAATCGTAATTTTCTTGAAGATAATTGCGAAAGAATTTCTGCATTTATTAGAGAAAGTGAACCTATTATAGTTACTTTCTTTACATGGGGCTGGAAAGAACCAAAAGAAATCGATTGGGAACTAGTTCATATAATGTTTGATAAGCTTGGTGTAAGCAAAGAACAGCGAGATATAAACTTGATTCTTAAGCAAGATTCAGTAGATATCGCTATTGAAGCTGGTTGGCTTGCTAAGGAAGATTTTGATAGAGCTATTCAACCTGGAATGATGGGCGAATTCGGTATCAGTAAGTTATCTTGTTTTACTGAATGTGTTGTTCGTTCTATTACGAATGAGCATCTTACATTTGCTGATGCTACTATCAGAAATCCGCTTGAATACTGGTTAATTGATGATTTGGCTGGAAGTTTTGAAGATATTTCTTGGCATGGTGGTATACTTCATGCTATAACTATTAATCCGAAGTCATTAACGCAGTATACTTCACATATTCCGCTTAATCTTCCGACTGATCCAATTTGCGGAGCTCCACATCTTATAGAAACAAAGTAATGAATATAAGTTTAGATGAAACATTAAAAAGTGCATTTGGACTGTTCAAAGTTCCGTTTGAACCGGTTTCTAATATATTTTATATTCCTAATAAAGCAAATGCTAAGTATATCATAGAATTTGATTATATGACTTCGCCTCCACTTACAGTAGTATCTGAAAATAATAAAATAATCTTTAGAGGAAATCCGACTGCGGTATTTATAAGAGTTTCATATCTATGGAAAAAATTTCATAAGGGAGAATTTGATGAATAGTATTGACCCTCGTGGTATTAAAAATGTAAACTTTACTCTCGGTAAAGAAAATGATGAAAGAGAACCTGAATGGAAGGCTCAACGTCTTACTCGTGGGTTTGATGATTCTGAACTATGGAGTCTTGATTGCACAATCGCTGAATTTATTGCTCCTCGTCTTAAAGCTTTTAAGGAACATGTCGAACAAGTTGGCGATCATCCATGTAATATTACTTATGAAAAATGGAAAGAAATTCTTGATCAGATGATTGAAGGTTTTGAACTTTATCCTGACCATTTTAATTGGATATCGACCAATTCAAATGAAAATTGGAGTAAGGTTTATAAAGCGCTTGAACTTTTTAAAAAATGGTTTTTTAATCTTTGGAACTAAAGGTAAAATATGGTAGAAATTATACAGTTAGCATATAATAATCCAGGTACAACCATTGCATTTATTTTCTTTGGTGGTTGGGCACTTAGTGAAATTATATCAGAATTCAGGAACAAGAAGTAATGGGCTTAGATGTTTATTTTTATAAGATTAAGAATAAGTCTACTTGGAAGACATATAAAAATGCTTCCAAGGAATATAACAATTATTCTGATTTTCTTTGGACAAAATATGACAAAGAAACTACTGAAGCTTATAACAAATATCGTAAGTGGCTTGATGATCTTGAAGAAAAACTTGATACTAATAAAATAACATCAGAACAATATTATAAAGAAGTTGACGAATCTAAATATACTTATACGTTAACAGACTTTTTAACTTCTGATGAAAAATTAAAATATAATTTGCTTAGATCTGAACAAGATAAAGCAAAGAATGATTGTTGGTATATAGAACTCGAAGGCTTATATATGAGAAAACAATATTGGTTTATTCAATATTGTTATAATAAGTTTAGAAATTATATGACTGATAATGAAAGATTTGACGGAAAAATTCTTAACGATGATCATTATTATGATATGATTCTTACTAAAGAAGACATCAAGGATATTATCAGTAAGCTTGAACAATTAGTTAATTGTCCTGAAGACAAGAAAACTATTGCAGATGAAAAATATGTAGACTTAAAAGAATTATTGTCTGGTAATGCTAATACTGCTGAAAAGACACATAAAGTAAAATATATCAATTCTGAATATTTTGATTCAATTTTTCCGATTTATAATGAATTCGTTCATTCTGCAAGGCCAAATTGGAATTATCAATATGACACTATTGAATTTTATTTAAATAAATTTACTGATGTCTATAATCAGATGGATGATGAAAATCTTATTTGCATTAATGAGAGCTGGTAATGTTTAAAAAATTCTTAAGCTTATTCACACGGGAAAAAATAATGTATATTGGAACTGACCTTTATGAAGTTAATATAAGGAAAGTTCCTCAATGGTGGTTTATCTGGTGGCATTATCATTGGTATGAGGATGGCTATCAGCATTGTTCACCTGTTATGTATGAAGTTACGCAAGAAGAACGTGAGCGTTTTATAAATAAGACGAAATACATAATTGAAAAATTTAAAAATTTAAGGTTACTTAATGAAGATACTTAGACCGATTAAAGACGGTAAATTTACAGAAACTAATGATTTAAGAAATTCTATTTTCCTTGCTGGCCCATGTCCTAGAGAAAAAGATGACTTTAAGAATGACTGGCGAAATCAAGCATTTGAAATTCTTAAGGATATTGGTTTTACTGGAACAGTAATTACGCCGACAAATCAAGATTATCAGGATTATCGAAAGCATGATCATAATGCTTTGACAGTTCAGACAAAGTGGGAATATGAAACAATGAAAAAGTGTTCCGCACTTGTTTTCTGGATTGACCGTTCTGATAAGCATCCGGCAATGACTACAAATATCGAAATCGGTGACTGGTATGACAGAGAGGGTGTATATGTTGGTTGGCCTAAGGATGCACCTAAGAATGATTATATTGAAATCCGACTTAAGATGAGGAAGGAAAAGAGAATCTATAATGACTTGCGAGAAATGTTAAAGCAAGTTGTTGATGATTTGAATAGACCTGCACAGATGTTCTTCACTAGTGATACTCATTTTGGCCAAGAAGCTACACGTAAGCATTCCAGAAGACCGTTTGTCGATGCTCATGATATGGATTTGGGACTTATCTCTAACTGGAATAAGAGAGTCACGATGAATGATACTGTAGTTCATGCTGGTGATTTTGGCGATATTAAGCAGTTGAAGGAAGTTCTCGGAAATCTTAATTTCGGTAAGCTGATTTGGGTTATGGGTAACTATGACAGAGTTGATGCCCTTTTTATTAGACAAATAATTAAGGAAACAAAACGAGATATTGAACTTAGAGATGATTATTCCTTTACTCATACTACTGATAAAGGTAAAAAAGTCACATTCTATGTAGTTCACGAGCCAAAAACATTTGATACTATAAAGTCTGGCCATGAACCTACTTATCCGTCTGAATTTGTGCTCTTTGGACATATTCATGGAAGAGGTGCAGCTAAGATGAATGGTTTTGATGTAGGAACAGATTATCATCGATATACTCCAATTTCCATGGAAGACGTATTATGGTATCATAATGCTTGTCAATATTGGGACGATAACGTTTATTGCGATAAAGCTATTGTTTAATTAAAATACTGGTTTACAAAACCAGTATTTTTTGTTATATTTAATCTGTATTGCAATGGAGATTAAATATGTTTGGCTGGTTTAATAAGAAAAAAGAATATCCTGTTCATCACGAAGAACATATAGTTCATAATTTTGGTTGGCTTTCATCTCGAAAGGATGATATTAATGATACACAAGAAAAAATTCAAAAAGTATTAAATGCAGTTAATGTAAATAGTATCAGCTATAATGATAGACAGCAATTTGTTATTCATGAATTCAAAAAAGAAAATATAACTTTAATTCTTGGAAATTTTAGAGGATTAGCTTTAGTAAAGAAATTTGCCCATCCCAATAGTCCTATGCAAGATAAAGATAATTTTACATGGGAATTAATGTGGCTAAGTTATGGATTTGATTATCAAGAAAGCACCACTTATAAATGGTATATTAAGGATTTACCAAAAGTTATGACAAATATGGTGTTCCAAGACATTGCAGCAATAACGAAAGAAGCATTGAAAATTATTGGTGATGTTGATGTAAAATTTAAAAATAATTTGGTTGACTAAAGAAATATGGTTATGAGTATAGGGTTGACGAAAGTCGACCTTATTTTTATATTTGTCAAAAAAAGGAAATAATTATGAATTTTATTCAAGAAATGATTTATAACCATTACTTCAAGAAAGCAGTCAAGGAACTGGAAAAGCTTACTTATACTCGTTCTGACGGTAAAATTGATAAGTTTTCTGATTATTTTTATCTTGAACTTAAAAAGAGCAATGATGGCAGTACAAAAATCTGCAATATGAGAGTATTGCCGTGTAAGTTTTTTGAAAACGTGGGTTTATTTTCTATAAAGTTTAAGCGTGAACTAAATTATTCTGATAAAATTGACTATTTATTCGAAGATAATAAGATAGTTAATTATTATGGCATCCATTGGTATGATTCTATGATTGATACATTTACGCAGGAATTTAAAATACGTATGTCTATCCTTGATCAGTTTAGACAGCGTTATTCTGAAATTGAATTCTTGAAAAATAATTATACATTTTCATATGATACAATGGATGATGAAAATATCTATAAGAGAGTTATTAATCTTCAGATGACTCATATCAAGCCAATGGATATTGATATGATTATTAAACTTTATAAGGCTAATTTGCCAAAAGCTGACTTAGAATATTTGCCGGAATATAGAAAATATTTAATTGACCAATTTGCTGCTGGATTTGCTGTAGTTGAAGCTATTATGCCTGAACATTCTATTATGTTTTATTCTGACTGGCTTAATAATATTCATCTCCCGTATATAAGGCGTATAGAATTGAACAAGGAATTTTCTGGTATTATCAAAGAGATTAACGAAGCAAGAACACAAAAACCATGCGAACAATAAACCAAATACTAAGTAATGAGCATGAATATGCTACATATCCGCCTTGGGATGCGATTGATGATTTGATAAGAGATCCTAATGCAGATATTAGTTATTGGGAAAAGTGTCCAGATCAAAAAATTCATGTTTGGATGTCTGATGGTAAAGAATATGATATGCGTGTAGTCGCAGAGGAAGATAGTATTAGAAAATACGGCCATCCTGAATACTGGTTTGCATTCGATAATAATGAATATATTGATTATAGAACAGAACGTGAATTAGCAACAGAGTTTAATTTTACGAGACATATACTTTCATGGAAATTTATTTAGTGAACTAACTCCGGCTTAAAAGCCGGAATCTTCTTTTTCGTTTCTACGACCTACCTTGCCGTTTACCATTGCTGGCTTAACGGTAGAGGATAATGTCTCCACGGAGGCCTGTTCCAGGCACTCGGTACGTTTAATTGTACCAATAAATTTTACGTTCTTGGCGGCATGGATATCCCTGTCCTCGGCATAACCGCAGGCACACCGAAATATTCTATCTGCAAGACTTAATGTATTAAGACATCCACAGGCCGTACAAAGCTTGGTAGTGGGATGTGATTTACTAATCTTGAAAGATTTAGTTCCTTCCATGCTTACCAGTTTCGCCTTGACCCTGCCGAGATACGAGCACTGTACCTGCCTGCCAAACGAGTTACCACACTTCTTACCGTTTTTCTTACTATGTTTCTTCTTTTTCCATTTAAAAATCATTTCATCCTGGAAATAGACAGTATTGTAGTTGGCAATAAGATAATGTATCAGCTTGTTCGTGGCATCTACTTTCTTATTGGTAAGGTGTTCGTATTCCTTCCTGATCTGGTTACGAAGTTTCCAATAACGCTTTGAATCCTTTTGTTTACGATGTAACTGCTTTTGCAGGTAATTCAGGTATTCGCTTTCTCGCACATTGCAGTTGAACTTCTCGCCGTCAGACGTGGTTATGTTGTCCTTGATGCCGAAGTCTAGACCGACTTCTTTGTATAATTTATTATTTTTATAATTTTCTTTATTTAGACAAACCGAAACATGAATGTATATACCGCTTGCTTTCTTGACAATTCTAGCGTCAGCAAGTTCGTAATTATTCAAGTTTAAAATTTGATTTAAACCGTACACCTTCAAGTTCTTGAAACCGGGTATAGTAATATGGCTGTTGTCTATAATTTTTACACCGCCGGATAAGATAGGTATAGAATTACACTCGGATTTAAATTTCAACATACCTATTTTTATACCTTTCTTCTTAGCTTTTGACAGATTGACTATATCCTGCTTGACGTTTGCAACCATTCCACGATGAAGGTAAACCGGTAATGTAATATTGTCGTATACCTCGTTTTTGTCCTTATCGAAATGCTTTATGTTCTTGTGTTCAAGATAGTTGTAATCAAATATGTCTATATTCCGTTCTTCGTTATGTTTAGACAAAGCGATCATGTCGTTACGAATCCATTTTGCCTGCTTGAAGAAAACATTAAATTTCCTGAAAGTTTCCGGTTTGGTCTGGTGGCAATTAACCTTTAACTCAAATATCCTAATTATTTGGGTTTTTCTACGTTCACGTGTTTCAGCTAAGGATTTCCTTATTTGTTCACGTTCAGTATCTGTTAATTGTTTTCTTGCCATACATTATATTTATAAAAATTATTTTTAATTTTTGACATATTTACAATTTAGGTCATTTTTATTATATTTAATATGTCTGCTTGAATTACCACCCTAAAGGGTGGAATCTTGCGCAGATATTTTTGTCAATATTTATGAACGTTTTACCTAAAATCGTCAATAAATTAGAACAGTTTTTTGATTTCTTGTTTTCAAAGGAAGAAACTGTTTTAAAGAAATTTATAAGAGTTATCGATAATGAAGTTATCACTTTTTATATCGTTAGAAAAACTGTTAAAATTTTAGGCGGTATTATACGGTTTGATAATAATATTCTTTATCATGACTATAATTCTGATGATATTTCTACAGAAAAGAAATATTATATGGATATGCATGTTATGGCTGCACGTTATACTATCTTAGCGAATGAATGGAAAACAATGCTGAATCATGAGGAAATATGAAGCAACTGTCAGAACTTAATTATGAAGTAAATGAAAGATTGAAAGGTAATGTAAAAGTAATGACTAAGGCTTTTGAAAATTATCTGGAAAATCAAATCATTGCATTATTGCTGCAGGAACCATCAAATGATGTATGTTTTTTAAATGACAATTTTTCAAGATTTATTGATGATTTTCGCATGAGACATTCAGATTGCATAATTACAAAAAATAGCATCTGTAAAATGTTAAATAAATGCCATGAATTAAATAATGGCATGAAATGTTGGTATAATACGCCTAAAATTAATGATAAATGGTATTGGCATTTGGATGCGACTGATATAGATAATATTAATAATATTAAACTTATGGTTGCATTCAGGGATGTTAAACGCGCTGAAACATTAATTGATGGTCATAATATGATCTATAACTTTCAAGGATAAATTTGAATTATGTGTAAACGTCATTATTATATTGCTGTAAAAAATAAGTTTAATGCATGGGCTACAATTTATTGTGGAACCAACCTTCCTAAAATGTCAAAAGCTTTCTGTAAATTAGAAAAACAGATGGAAGGCTACGGATTTAAATTTAAGCTTGATATTGATGAAAATTATGATTCAGATTGCGGTGCATTTAAAACTTATGAGCAGGTTTTTGGTGAACCTTCACAAGTAGGACCTACATTAGCATTTGATAATGTACTTTGTGATATTAGAAAAGAATTTGGCGAAGAGGCAGATTGATGAAAGATTATATTGTTTTTATTGGTGTTACCGTTATTGTTATAGCTATAGCTATTATTGGAATTTAATATGCAAAAACTTTATTGCTTTAGTCGAAAAGACTTTAATACTTATATGGATATATGCGACTGGGATGATAATACTCTTCCTGATAGTGTCACAGTTATCTCTATTTGTTGTACAGAACCGGTTATTAAGAATTATCATTCCGAACATTATCAAGGAAAACATGATATACATCGTTTTTCGTCCAGAAACAACGTTCTGAACCTCGATTTCGATGACATAGATGAAGAAGTAAGGGAATGTTCCGGCGGGTTTACAGCAACCAATATAACGAAAGAACAAGCAGATAAAGCTGTAGCTTTTATTGAAGCTCATAAGGATTCTGATTTTTTTATTCATTGTAATGCTGGAAAATCCAGAAGCCAGGCATTTGTCAAGTATATTAAGGAACAATATCCTTATATTGAATGGGACACGAATCCAAAAAATCCGTGTCTTTATCCGAATGTCTATGTTTCTAACATGTTAAAAAGATCAGCACGAGAAATCTTATAATTAATGGAGTAAAATATGCTTAATGAGTATAAAGAATGCTTTATAACAATTGGTAAATGGATTGGTAAATTCCTTTATGGTATTTTAATCCTTTTGCCTGCACTTGTATGGATTATACATTGTGTGATAATGAATATACAAGAACCACCAGTATTAGATGCAATCTGTATGGTTGTACTGAATATTGTATGGGCACTTATTCCGGTATGGTTTACTTGGGGTAAGCAATTTGGTACAAAAAAAGAATATTGTAAAGAATATTTCTCGTCATTTAGCCTCTGCATTATAGCAGTTGTTTTAATGGTTGGCTGTTTGTTTTATATTGTTCTGCCGGCATCATTGTATGTTATTTACCTATGTATAAATGGACCTGAACCACCACTACATTGGTATGATGTATTTATTATACCGATAACATTACTGTGGTTTCCGTTTGGAAAATGGTCAATAGACAAGTTTTGGGCGTTATTAGATTAAAATAAAGTAAGAAGGGTTAACAAAACCCTTCTTTTTTACTATATTATTTAATATGAGTAAAATTTTAAAGATATTTGGTATATTTAATATAAACACGATATGGAAATCTATATTCTGGATTATCTGGGATATTACATTTGCTTTATATGATTTCATCAATGCAAAAACATGGACAGTTTATTTGTTTGGTGTTACAATGTGTGTATTTTTAGTATTTCATATTATAATGTATTTAGATCTTAGAAACAAGCAACGGGAAAAAATAAATAAATTAGTATCTGATTTTATGAGATGGTTTCCGGAAAATTATAAGAATATTGTAGAATCTAAGACAAATGAATGAGTTTGTTGTATCAAAAGCTGAATTAAGGCGTCATACGTTAGATATGCTTGAAACTAAGTTCAAGCTGTTTGAACCGTTTGATGTAAAAGCTGAACCGATTTATTCATGCTGTTTTGACGATGATGGTGTTATAGCAAATCAAAAATATAGAATCGGCCATAAAAATATCATGTTTAATAGGGTTATACCTGCTGGAATGAAATTATTTACACTTAGTAATCCAAATGTTCCAGCTTATGAATGTAAACCTGACCAAGCAATAATTATTGAAAAGTCATTTGTTGATAATTCTGATTTTTTCTATAAAGACGATTTGCTTTTTACATATAAACTTGTTAAAATGACAGATTTTTGTAGGATGTATAATGAACATGAAAGTTCTAACCCTTTATTGATTAGAGAATACAATGAGTTAAACAAGTTTACAGATTGGTATTTTAAAACTTATTCATATTTTCCAGATTATAAAGTTTTAAGAAGGGCATATCGTTCTTATTTTGAGAATAGAAAAACTGCATTATTTAATTATGATGATTTTATGCAATATTATACTTACTATACAAATAATAGATATTTAGTTTAAGGAGAAATTAATGTTTTGGGCAGCAGGTTATATTGCAATTAGTTGCGTAATTTGTATATTTGTATTTTTAGGCATTTTATGGATTATAACATCAATTAATTCTACCGGTAAAATTGCAGATATTATCGGAGATAGTAGTATTATACTTTGTATTGTATCATTTATTACATGTGTTGTATTTTTATGTATCTATGATACAGATAAGGCTAAGGTAGAAAGATATCTTCATCAGGTTGAAATTCGTGATGCCCTAGTAAATGTATGTCCAATTGAAAATAAGTCCGCACGGTGCGAATATGAGTGGTTAAACTATAGAAATGACAGTCTTAGAGCTTATAAAGTATATTCTGATGTTATAAAGAGGATGGAGAAGTAATGATTGACGGAACTGCATATTTCAGCGAATTAAGAATGAAAGAATATAAGAAGTTTCCATATAGGCATTTATTTGAAAATGCAAATCGTAACTGTGGAAAAACAACATATTGGTTATGTAAATTTTTATGCTATATGTTAACTGACCCTGATTTTAAAAGAAAATATGATTATAGGACAAAGTTAATGTATGATTGAGGGGAAAGGTGTTATTTTGGTTTTTAATCTGCTGCTGGGTCATAATGACTACAGCCATGGTAATAGGATTATATAAAATTATTAAATTAAAGATGGATATTGTTGAATTATCCACCATTGTCTTACCAATAAGCATATTGTATATTGCCGCAACAATATGTTTCTATAAAATTATATTAGAATAAGGAGTTATCTATATGTGGCCGTTTACTAGACAGAAAGCAATCACTGACCCGAATATACTTGGAAGGGCAAATTTTATTACTGATGTAAATAACATTAGTTTTCAACTTGATTTGTTAGACGGATCTGGTCCAATTGATTATAAGTTCTGTGAAATTTTTTATATTACGAAAGATGGTTGCATTGCTATAAAGCCTGATGCTAATATTCTTACCGCAGATCCATTTAATTTTACCTACGCTAGTTTGTCTGGGCTTAAAACATATGGTTCAAATACGACAGTATTAAAACTTTATACTAAAGAATTTCGTTCACTTCATTCAGATTGTAATAAGCTTAGTCATATTTACGGGATTACTTTGAATCCATGGTCTTCAGACCGTGTTTATCATAATTGTTATGATGATAAAAAAGAATATAGTAAATCATTTGATGCCATTAAGGCTGCAGTTGATAATCAAGTAGATTGTATTCAAAAATATGTAAATAAGTTTAAACAAGATTTTAATTGCATTAATACAGATTTAATTACACTAAACTTTAAGGGTTTTGGCTATAATTCTATTGTTATTTCAATTAAACCGTGTAATGTAAATAAGTATATTGAATATTTAAAGGCTGTTGGTATAACAGAACATATTGACGGTTATCGTAATTATATTATTGAAGAACTTGCAAATAAATCATTATATAGTCGTGAAAAAAATGAAGTAGCAAAAAGAAATATTCAATATGATAAACCTATTGCAGAAATTGATTCATATAATAGTTGGCATAAAATTTATTTAGCACAGCGTGAACGCATTCGTAAAAATAAAGAAAATGAAGCTATTATTAATGAAATTGACGCAAAACGAGATGAGATTATTAAAGAAAAAAATCTTAAAGTAGTTTAATATGGAAAATTGTACTTGTCCAACATGTAGATTCGTAAAAGGCGAGATTTCTAAAGAAGCATATGCTTGGTATCTTAAGGGTTCTATTGAGGCTGCTCATAGAATTCTTAAGACTTATAATGAAAAAGATACTAACATGTCTCCGATTTCATGGAAATCTGCAGCACAATATGAACTCGATAATGATATTGTAACATTACAGCAATTAATTGAATCAAACTTTGAAAATCCAGATCCTGCATTAGTGCATCCGGAAGAATATTTAGCAAAGATAGAAAAATGAAATATTTAGTATTATCAGACGTTCATGCTGATTTTAATTTTGAACAGTTTCAACGAAAATTGGGTTTTCCCGTATTAAAAGATGATTGGGAAGATGATGAAGCTGAAAAAGCATTTCAAGAATGGTATGACGTTTATAAAATTCCATCAGCTGATGGTATAATTATTGCTGGCGATATATCTAATGATTATCGTTCATTTAAGCAATTTATAAATTTTATTTCTAAGAAATATAAAGAAGTTATACTTACACTTGGAAATCATGATTTAGTTATTAAGGGTGGAACTTGTTCTAAGTCAAATCAGGAATTTATTAATTCTGAAGGTAAAATCAAGAAGATGATTGAATATTGTTCTAAATTTGACAATGTTCATTTTCTTGAAGGTAATACTTATAAGGATTTTGCTGGTTGTATGGGCATGTGTGATTTTGAAGCAGATGCAAATCCATTATATAAGCACAATTTACCATTAATGTGGCGTAACAACTGGTTTGACGGTTGTTATTGGAATTATTTTAATCAGCAACCTGCTGTAATCTGGGATCATTATGAAAAAATGATGATGGATTTGGTTAAAAAACAGCCTAAGGTAATGATTACTCATTTCTGCCCTATTGAATTAGGCATTTCTTGGGAATATAGGAATAATGTAATGAATCCTATGTTCTATTTTGTCGGAAAGAAATTTCTTGATGAAATGGCTGATGGTTCTATCTGGATTTGCGGACATATCCACACAAATGCCACTACAGTTTATACAAATGCTAAAGGAAATAAGATAACTATTATGGCTCGTCCAAATGGCTATCCTGGCGAATCACCCAAAGATGGTTATACATGGACAAGCGGAACTTATCTTTCTCAGCATTATACATGGGACGATTATTTTATCGAGGTCTAAATGAATAAGGAATGTTTAAATTTACTTGGAAAAATGAATGGCTATGATCAAATCTTGTTTTTACGATTTGTGAAAGTTCTTGGCCAAACTGATCCTGAACAATATAATATGGGTCTTGTTTATGGTGGTTTATCAAGTTGTAAGCGTTGGAAAGCAACTAGCGATTCAAATAATGAACTTAATGAGACTATCTGGAACAAGATTAAAGAAATTGCAACAGTAAGAGAATTTAAGGCTTCAGATAATCCTAATTATGATGTTTTATTTGCTCATATTTGTGCAGAATGTAATAATATAGCACTTAGTTCTCATAGAACTGCTGGTAATGTTTTTGTTTATAATAATCAGTTTGCACCACATCTTGAAAAGTTAGCACCATATTATAATGGTGAAATGAAAGTTCTTAATGGTGTTATTCCTTGTTATCCTTCTCATATAGATGGAGATAAACCTGAAGCTATTATTGCTTATGTTGGATATGGCAAGGGTGATTTTGGTAATGGCTATATTGAACATGAAGATAATAAGTATGAATTTTATTGGGATGTTCCTGGCAATAATAATTACTATAGGTTGATTAGACTTGCGTAATTAATCTATTGCCTTTCATATATAATAAGTATAAACGAACACGACGTTTATGCTTATTTTATTTTCGTGCATAGGAAACTATCATATGGAAGGCAAATTAATGACGTTCGAAGAATTCGAACGAATGAGTTATTCTTTTAAGAAACAATTATCAAAACAAAAATTACGCTATGAAGCAATCTTAAAAGAAAAAGAAGAAGCAATAAGAAATCTATTACAGCAAGTTCAAGGGCCTGGAATAGAACATCGATTAGACGGTTCCATAGTCTATAATCCAAATTCAGTTACAGAAGTTAAATATGGCGATGTATCAAATTTCATGAAAATGAAATATGATTTAGGTTTTTTCGCCAGATATATTCTTAAAGAAGTCTATGATTTAGAATTAAGACAATATCAAAAAGGTTGGCTTGATTTATTTGTCAATAATCATAATTGTGCTATAAATGCATTTAGACAGTCTGGTAAATCTTTAATTTCTGATATCTATGCTGTTTGGTATATAATTTTTAATTCTAGTAAAATTGTTGCGATGGGTGCAATAAAAAATGATCTTTGTAAAGAGCATAAAAAAGAGCTTACAAAGATTTTAGAATTCCTTGAAAGTAAACGTTATATTTCAATTATTAGAAATAATAAAAATGTAATTGAACTAGAAAATGGTTCACAAATTAGATTTGTATCTGGCGAAAATTTAAATACAGCTAGAGGATTTGGAATAAATCTTTTTATATTTGATGATTATGCATTCTGGAAATGTGGTGAAGAAGTTTTAAAAACAATTTTTCCAACAATGAATAGTGCTAATCCAAAAGATCATCAAATGATTTTTATTTCTACACCATTTGGGCTAAATCATTTTCATAAAGTCTATACTAATCCAGAAGTTACAAGTATAACTACCACCATAGAGGGAAGTTTTGAATATTGGTATAATAAAGTACAGCAATTAATTACAAATATTGGTCTAATGGCTGTTAGACAAGAATATTATTGTGAATTTATTGGTCCTGCTGATAAAGGTATCAAAATACAGTTAGGAAATCATGATTTTTTCTATAAGTAAAAAATTCAAATAAAATATAAATCATTAAATATGATTTATATTTTTCTATATTTTAATATGAGGTGATAATTATGACCCCGGAAGAAGAAATAATTCAGAAAGAAGTTAAAAAAATTATGGATAGAACACCAAAACCGACTATTAGATTGAACTGTTGTAGTTTACCATTACTTGTTGGTATTGTAGGCGCAGTATGCACAAGTTGGTATTTTAACCATTCTGCACTATGGGCTATTTTCCATGGTTTCTTGAACTGGTTTTATCTGGCATATAAAACAATCTGGTATTTTGTAACACATTTTTAATATGAAAAAGAACAAATGGAATTCTGTAAATGAAATCTTACCCGATAACAACAGGAATGTACTTGTTGTATCTTGTGGTAGAGTATGTATTGGCGATTATGATGGAGTCATTAATCATCAATGGTGGGTTAATGATACTGAAGGTTATCATAAAACCATGTCTGTCTCACATTGGATGGAATTGCCAGAATTGCCGAAATAAAAAGAGGAAACTAAAATGGGTTTAATTGAAATTTGGACAATCGTCGCTATTATTCTGCATTTTGCAGGTGTAGGTGATTTTGCTACATGGCCGGTAATTGCAAGTCCGTTCTCATGGTCTTGTCTTTGCCTTGAAATGTGGGTCTTTATTCTATACATAGCATTTTTTGTGTTTATAATTCTTGGCACAATGTTTGGTAAGAAGTAAACTGGACAAATGTATTTAATTAAAGTAACCGTTTACAGAACGGTTATTTTTTGTTATATTTGATAGGTAATTATGGGTAAAAAGAAAGAAAAAGAACAAGTCGCTCCAGATTACACAGTTTATATCGAAGTCTGGGACACTGATAGAAAACCTCATCGATATAAAATTGATAAAGACGGTGAATTTACTATTCGTGGCGGTTCTACAACTGAAACAACTACTCAACAAGGAGTTTAATATGTGTACAAAGCTTAATCTTGATGAAAAGGTAGCAAAGTATAATTCAGATAATATTTTCTTCGTAAGTGATTTACATTTTAACCATACAAAGCTCTGTAATGGTTATGAAGTTCATTTTGACAGAACTCGTAAGTATGCAACTATCGAGGAAATGAATGCAGATATTATTAAACAGTGGAATGATACTGTTGGCGAAAACGATATTGTAATTTTCCTTGGCGATATGTTCATGGGAACTCCAGGTAGTAAGTTGCTTGAAAATTACAGGCATTATGTTAGCCAGCTTAAGTTCAAGAGAATGTATTTCCTTCGTGGAAATCATGATTATGATATCTTTAAGAGATTGAATAAGTTTCCGACTTGGGAAGATGAAAGAGTTCTTCGTTTCCCTGTTGATTATATAACTGCTACTTATAAGGGTAAGAATTATTTTATCCAGCATTATGCAATCGATAAGGATCCGATGTTTGGAATTGTTGATAGTCTTAATAAGTGTGTTAATGAAGGCATGAATTTCGATTACATTGTCCATGGTCATACTCATTCTGACGTTAAACTTTCTGAAATTAAGGATGTTGATAATTATAAGATTCAGAATAATGTCTGTTGGGATGCTTGGTATCGTCCAGTGAATATTAACGAACTTGTAGCAACTAGGGATTAATATGTCAAGGACAAATGGATTATATGTTGGTTCATTTGACCCGCTTACTGTTGGTCATATGGATATTATCAAAAGAGCTGCAAAGCTATTTGATTCACTTTATGTTGGTATTGCCACCAATTCTACAAAGAATTATTTATTTACTGAACCTGAACGTTATAAAATGGTTCAAGAAGCAATAAGATATCAAGGAATAGGCAATGTCTCAATTATTAGCATTCCTGATCAAATGACGACAGATGTAATGATTAACTATAATATTCAGACATTGGTTAGAGGAGTTCGTAATTCTAAAGACATGGAAGATGAATATATATTGAATCAATATTATACGAATCTTAAGTATGATATGGAAGAAATTATATTGTTTAGTAGATTTCCAGCTGTTAGTTCTACATTTGTAAAAGAATGTATTAAATACGATAAATTTGAACGACTCGGTGAAAAATCGCTATTTGTACCAGCTAATGTGTCAAGTATGATTTTAGATAGATTTAAGAGATAGTAATATGGCAAGAAAGAAAAGCGAAAATTGTTCAGATGTAATTCAGATTCTAGGCGGTGCTAATCATGATACCGTCCGTGAAGAAGATGATTTTTATGCCACTCCGACAATAGCTGTTCAAAAACTTATCGATTCTTTTGGTTCTGTATTGAAAATCGGTAATGCAACAATATTTGATCCGTGTGTAGGTAAAGGTCATATCTTAAAGCCGTTCAGGGATCAAAAATACAATGTTGATGGAACAGATTTAATATCAAGAACTGATTTATGGGATTCACATATTGAATATCAAGGCGGTCAGGATTTTTTGAGCAGAATAGAACCTCTTCATGGTTGTAATATCGTAACAAATCCGCCATATAAGATTTGTCTTGATTTCGCTAAGAAAGGCATAGAACTTATTGACGATAATCGTTATATGTGTATGCTTCTTAAGATTCAGTTCCTTGAAACTAAGGCAAGATATGAATTCTTTAAAGAATATCCACCCAAGTATGTCTATGTATTCGTAAATCGAATCGGTTGTATTCCTGGTGGAGAAACTGACATCAATAAACCGTCTGCTATTTGCTATGCATGGTATATTTGGCAAAAAGGATATAATGGCGATCCGATGATTAAATGGATTGTATAGGAGATAAAATGAATTTCAGTTATATTAATGATGATTTTGAATTAGAAGCATCTTTTACAAGTAATGATGCATTAAATGCATTTAATAAAAAGATTGTAGAATTTGCATATTATAATGATAAAACTCATACTGATTTCCGTGGTAAGCCATATATTAAGTTTGAATATAGTAAAGGTAATGAATTAGTTCTCTGCGGTAAAGATACTGATCAGCTAATTGAAATTCTTAATATGTTCAATGATGTTATGATTAATTCTAGTGAACTTAATAAGTATAATATTGAAACATATAAAGAATATGTACGGAAAGCTGCAAAAGAAGAAAAAGAAAACGGAATAAAAATTATTTCATGGTAAGGGTTTACAAAACAAGAAATAATTACTATATTATATGATGTTGATTGTGAATGTCTGATAGACGATCAATAAAATGAAGTAAGAACAGTTGTTAGTGGTTAACCTGCAAATTACCGGTAGGTCTGGTCTTACATGAGGGTGACGAATCGGTATTCCTTCAAGACATTCTTTAAAAATAGGGGTTTACAAAACAAGAAAAAATTTCTATATTAATCAACGTAAAAACGAAAAATGAAAAAAAGTTTTTATATATAATATAAAATGAGGATGAAAATGCAATTAGTAATAACAACAAACATGACACCAGTCAATAATCCAAAGGTAACTTTCGATTAGTTTGTTTCATTACTCGATTTCATTTGAATCCTGTATGAGACAAACTCAAACAGGATTTTTTAATTTTCCTTTTATTGTTCCATAGCTCAGTTGGTAGAGCGACGGACTGTTTGAAATAGACACTTATATTGGAAACGATATATGAAAATCATCGCTAAGTCGGTGAAACCTGTAAAATGGCAACGCCGAGCAAGGATTAGAAATAATCTATGTGTAGAGACTTTATACGATGAGCCTAAGTCAGTAATGATATGGCTAAGACAAAGTCCAGACTACAAACGAGTGTCCAATTTGCGCGGTGGGGGGCTTAACACCCATGCGGATGCTTGGTAACGAAAGTTATAGTAGTATGAATCCGTTGGTCCCTGGTTCGAGTCCAGGTGGAACAGCTAACACTTAGACAGTAATTGTTCATTGTTACAACGTTATTGTTACGCACGATGAAATTCATGCAAGTTTGGAATCGACAATATTTTGTTAATTCTGGGTAAAGTTTCAATGAATAGCGGGTGATTATTATCTAAGTAGATGCTGATGTAGCACAGCTGGTAGTGCAGCGGCTTTGTAATCCGCAGGTCGGGGGTTCGGATCCCTCCATCAGCGCTAAAAATATTGTTAGGCGTTATTTAGAAGCTGCAGACTCTTTATAATGCTAAGCCGGGTGCAGCAACGGGATGTCAGCTGCGGGAAGAGCTGGTATAATCAGAGACCTCCAGTAACAATATAATTTTTACATTAGGTGGTAGTCCACTAGGAAGTTGGATCTCCTTTAAACCAACAAAAGAGAATTTATCGCGGGATAGTCTAATGGTAAGATATTGGGCTCATAACCCAAGGACTGGTAAAGCTTGTCTCGGTTCGACTCCGAGTCCCGCTATAGTTTAGAGCAGTGGTTAGCTTATATTATAAATATTATATGGAATTAAAAATAAAACATATATGTAAATTTTGTAATATGGAGTTTACTACTGGGGCACAATTAGGAACACATATTTCTAAACAATGTCTTAAAAATCCAAATAGAGGAATACAAAAGAATTCTAAAATTTGGAAATGTTCAATTTGTGGTAATGATTTTCTTTCACGAAGAAGATTACAACAGCATCGCAAAGATGAACATATTAACGAAATTAAAAGCAAATACTATGGGTATCATCCGATATTGAATATACCTTGTCAATTTTGCGGTTTAATTTGTAAAAGAGCTCGTGATTTAACAAGACATGAAAAATTTTGCAAAGAAAACCCAAATAAACAAATTTGGCAAGGACATAAAACTTCGGATGAAACTAAAAAGAAATTATCAGAAGCGGCTATTAAAAATCTTAGTGGTACACATTGTAATTGGTTAAATAAAAAGAAATCTTATGCTGAAGAATATTTTGAAACTATATTTACAAATGCTGAATCACAATATCAAGTTGGAAGATACGTATTAGATTTTGCATGGACTAAATCAAAAATTTATATTGAAGTTGATGGTGAACAGCATTATACTAAAGAAGGTATCGAACACGATAAGATTAGGACAGAATTTTTAATAGAAAATGGTTGGAGACTTTTAAAAAGAATTAGATGGTCTGAATTTCAAAAACTTTCTAAAGCTGAACGTGAAAATGAAATTTATAGATTATTACAGACTATCAAAATTCAAGAAGAAACTAAAACGTTATGATCGTAGTCGGTCGGTGGTGGAACCACCTAAAAAACTTGCGGAGTGTAGCTCAGCCTGGTAGAGCATCTGCTTTGGGAGCAGAGGGTCGTGAGTTCGAATCTCGCTACTCCGATAAAAGACATAGGAAGTTCCTATTAATGAATATTTTTTAGGCAAATAAAATTATACTTCCCGTCTTAACTCTCCTTCGCCTAGCTGGTCATGGCACTTGCCTTACAAGCAAGCAAAACCTTGGTTCAAATCCAAGAGGGGAGATAAAAATATAGCATAGGTAGTTCCTATTACTAAGCGTATAGCTCAACTGGTGGAGCAGTTACCGAAAGGTAAAAGGTTGTCGGTTCGAATCCGATTGTGCTTGCCATTCGATACTACCCGCTATAAGGGTTTAACGGCATAAGACGTTCCTATTTAGCTCATGTGAGCGTTTGATTGATATTCAAAAGGTTATTACGTCTCGCCAAACTTTTAACAAAAAGAGAACAAACAAAAACATAAATAAACAAAAGAGAAAATAAAATGACTTACGTTATGAACACAAATAATACCAACCCTAATAATAACCCTGAGGTTCTACAGGATTAGTTTTGTTTCATAACTTGATGAATTTTTAAACTGGATCCTGTAAGATATTAGAACTTACAGGATTTCTTTTTTATTCTAGTGTACCCGAGTTGGTAGCAGGGGGAGGACTGTTAATCCTTTGGCGAAAGCCCGTCGCACGTCCGAGTCGTGCCACTAGAGCTAAATTATTGGTAGGTACCCGAGTGGTAGCAGGGGGCGGCCTGTTAAGCCGTTGGCGAAAGCCCGTCGTTGGTTCGAATCCAACGTGGACAGCTAAAATATTGTCTTGTGGCGGAATTGGTAAACGCACTGCACTGTTAATGCAGCACTTCGGTTTGTAGGTTCGATGCCTACCAAGACAGTTAGATAAAACAGAATGTAGCTCAGATGGCAGAGCGCACCGTTCGGGGCGGTGAGGCCGGAGGATCGTAACCTCTCATTCTGATAAAATAACAGGGTGTAGGCTAGTTGGTTAGTCGCATGGCCTGGGACCATGTTCACGCAAGTTCGAATCTTGCCACCCTGATACAACCGAGCACTCTGACTGTATTATAAATATAATATGAATGAATATATATGTAAATTTTGCGGTAAGATTTGTAAAAACATAAATTCTTTAAAAAATCATGAAAGATTATGTAAATTAAATCCTAATAGACAAATATCGCCATTTGTAAAATATAATGCAGAGCATGAAACAAGTTGGAATAAAGGGCTTACAAAAGAAAATGATGAAAGAGTTAAGCAAATGGCTGAAACTATGAGTCAAAAAATAAGAGCAGGCCTAATACATAACTATGATCATCAAAAAGTATGGACAGAAGAACGTAGAAAAGCACAATCTGAAAGGAAAAAGAAATTTTATGAAGAACACCCAGAAAAGCATCCTAATAGCTTAGTAGCTGGTGCACTTAATAAAATGACATATCCTGAAAAATTAGTTACTGAATATTTAAAAGAACATAATATAACAGCAGAACATAATTGGTATTTTAAAACAGAAAAATTTACAAGATATATAGATTTTTATATAGATGAATTAAAATTATTTATTGAAGTTGATGGAGAATATTGGCACAAAGATAAACAAAAAGATATTGATAAAGATAATGATGCATTAATGTATGGTTATAAAACATTAAGGTTAAAACCAAAAACAGTTATAACACAATTAAATGAATTTTTTAATATGGCATAGGAAGTTCCTATTAGCTCAATGAGCATTTGATTGTTAATCAAAAGGTTTTACTTCCCGCCTAAATTTTTTAGCTTCTATAATTCAATGGTAAAATGCCGGTTTAGTAGTCCGGATTTCTTGGTTCGAGTCCAGGTGGAAGCGTAAAAATCTAAACTTCTGCTCTACCGAATTTATAAATATAATATGGAAGAAAATTATATTTGTAAATTTTGTGGGAAACAATGTAAAAATGCTAATTCTTTACGAAATCACGAAAGATTTTGTAAAGAAAACCCTGAACACCAAGAATCTCCATGGATAAAATTTAATCATGAACGAGGCGCTTGGAATAAAGGATTAACTAAAGATACGGATGAACGTATTAAAAAACGTAGCGAAACATTTTCAAAACGCTATAAAGGCACTGAAGAAGGGAAACGAATTTTTAGTCATCCGCAATCTGAAGAACATAAACAAAAAATGCGTAAAATTGCAACAGAAAGACATTGGGGCGGTTGGCATACCTCAAAATCTATTGAATTTAATGGTATAAATTTAGATTCTAGTTATGAAGTTGAAGTAGCAAATCAACTTAATGAAAATAAAATAAAATGGGAAAGACCTACTTATTTTCTATGGGAAGATACTAATGGAGTAAAACATCGTTATTATCCTGATTTTTATCTTCCAGAATATAATGTATATCTTGACCCAAAAAATGATTATTTAATAAATAATAAATCTAAAAAATTTGGTATTACTGATGTTGAAAAAATAATGAAAGTTGAACAACAAAATGGAATACGTATAATTATTTTAGATAAAGATAATTTAACATGGGAAAACATTAAAGAAAAGATTTAAGTTAGTCGGGAGTTCGAATCTCTCACCAGGCGTATCAATGAGAAAGGGTTGACATTTGTCGACCTTTTTTCTATATTAAAAGAAAAAGGAAATATAATAATGTTTAAGAAAATTATCGATAAAATTGAACAAGCAACCATCAATTATACGATTAAGCATAGGAAGCCATTTACTTATTACTTGAATAGACCTGACGGAAAACGTTGTAAAACCCGTCATACATCCTTTAATGCACAGTCAAAGTATTTCTATGACGATAAAGGTCGTGAAATTGCATGGATATATTCTAATAACGGGAAAATAACTAGTTGTACTACTTACGAATATAAAAATAACGAGAGTAATGAACAAAGTAAGCGTTGGAAGCGTGAATTTAAAATTGTTGATAATAAGCGTGTTTTAATCGAAGATTCGTTAGTTGTTTACAATGATGATGGTACATATACTGTTACAGAAAACGGTATTACGACAACAAAACATATTATTAAGCCTACGGTTATTAAAGATAATAATGGCAATATTATTGAAGAAAAATCATTTGACCCTGATGAAAATGAAGATTTTCATGCTGTAATGTCATATGACGAACAAAATAGATTAATTCGTAAAGTAACAACATATACAGTCAATAATGTGATTAAAAACAAATATATTGATGAAAATGCATATGATGCTGAAGGCCATATTATAAAACATACATGGTATATGAATACTGATTATGGTACTGATGAAAGTACTACTATTGACTATAATGTATATGACAAGAAAAATCGTTTAGTTAAATGCTGTTCACATACATCTTATAATAGAGCTTGTTTGGGTAAGCATAAGTATATAGATACTACATATTATAAGTATGATGAAAAAAATAATGCTGAAATAACTTTACATGAATATACTAATTGGTTATCTAAGTGTTATGATAAAACTGTAACATTGCCAAATGGTTATACTGTTGAATCCCATTGGGATCTTCCGGTTTGGCCTGATAAGTTGCGTCGATTCTTTGGAGCATATTAATCATGACAGAATTACTGATTATCGCAAGTGTAATTACGGTTACAGTAATTCTTAGTTATTATTTCGGTATTCAGCTTTTATATAAGTATAGAAAAGGAATAACGAAGATTCTTGGACTTATTACATTTATTTCTGTTATCGGATATGGAATGTATAAAGATTATCAAGACGAAAAAATTCTTGAAAATGTACTTACTGAAGTAACAACTGAAATTAATAGCACAGATAGAAGTATGTTAACTGATGATGGTTTTCATGAATTTGTGGAACATTTTGTTATGAAGAAAAACGACGTAAATTTTAAAGTCGTTCCACAAATTGATACAGCAATTTTGAAAATCAATAAAGTCTACCAGAATGTACTTAATGACCCTGATTATAAGATTCTTATAACGAGCGCAAATGATTCGAAGTCACATTCGAAAAATTCTGCACATTATCGTGGTGAAGCAGTAGATATTCGTATCAAGAATATTGATCGACATTCGAAGAATGAAATTATATCTACAGTTAAAGAAATTCTTGGAGATAGATTTTTCATATTGCATGAAGATCGAGGAAAACCCAATGAACATTTACATATTCAATTAAAAAATAAGGGTTGACAAAGAGAATATAATTTACTATATTTAACATCGTTAAAGCAAAGAATGTTCCTATTAATATCAAATTATTTTTAGCAGATGACAATACATTCCGCTTTAACAATTCGACGAGTAGCTCAATTGGTAGAGCACATGTTTTTTATACCAACCGCTACTTGGCAAACTTGGTTCCTATTAATTATGGAATAGGTCCATGGGGGTTGTAGGTTCGAGTCCTACCTTCCCGGTTATAAAAAATTTATCGCTGAATGCTCTATCGTCTAGTGGTTTAGGACAGCCGGGGGTTAAACCGGTGAACAGTGGGTTCGAATCCCCTTAGAGGTAACTAAATATTGATTGCAGTCAATATATTCTTCAGCGAGAGGTATACTGATTGACGCCTGCAAACGTTGTGATGTATACCGGCGCTATTAAAAATATTTTAAAAAGAGGGGTTGACAAACCAAAAACTTTTTACTATATTTTAATCAAACAAAAAACAAAAACAGGAAAAAAATTTTTATATATAATATAAAAGGTAACAAAATGAACAAGAACTTTAACATTGAATTCATCGCGATTGCAGCAGAACGTATTGCAGAATTTGCAGAACGTGTTTTTGCGATTGACAATTCAGTGCACAGGTTCAAGTAAACGAAATTACTTAAGGTATGAAGAATTTACGGTTCCTGTGTATAACACAGGGACCTTAATTTTTTATATAACTTTGGGACTTTAGAATACGTTAGCTAGTTCACCGCCCTTTCACGGCGGAGAATCGGGGGCAGCACCCGGAAGTCCTACTAATTTTGGGCTTATGATGTAATGGTAGCATAATAGCTTTGCAAGCTATTTGTTAGGTTTCGAATACCTATAGGTCCACTATATTATGCCGCTCAATCCGAATCCAGTGATCGGACGGGACTGAAAATCCCAGAAGCTCAGGGCAGCACTGAGGGGCGGCACGAAAACATTATGGGCCAGTAGCCTAGTAGGAAAGGCACCGCACCTGCAATGCGGAGTTCATGGGTTCGATCCCCATCTGTGTCCACTAAATTTTTGGGCTCGCATGTACCCTGGAGGCGAGCTGGCCTTGCAAGCCGGCTGAGATGGGTTCGACACCCACCGGGTCCATGAAAATAAATTTACATTAAGGAGTTAAAATGGGAACTGATATGTAAAAATAAATATGGGCTTATGGTGTAATTGGTAACATGTCGGCTTTGCAAGCCGAAGAGTCCGGAATCGTCCTCCGGTAGGTCCACTAATGGGGGCAAAGGTTACTTTTCGCAACTTTTGCACAAAGAGTTCCTAACTATATTGGTTCAATTCCAATAGCCTCCACTAAATTTATGGGGCTGTAGCTCAGTTTTGGTGGAGCGGAAGACTGAAGATCTTCGCGTCGCAGGTTCGATTCCTGCCGGGGGCACTAATATGGTTCTATCGTCTACGGAAGGCTAGGATGTAACCCTCTCAAGGTTATGAATTTGGTTCGACCCCAAATGGAACTATTAAAAATATGGGACTTTAGAATATGCTGGTTAGTTCGCTGCCCTTTCAAGGCGGAAAGTCCGGATCATCGCCGGAAAGTCCTACTAAAATATATCCGATTAACTCAGTGGTTCAGAGTGACGCTTTGACTAAGCGTAAGTCATAGGTTCGAATCCTTTATTGGGTACTATCCATAGGCATAACGATTGGTTTTCCGTTTGCCACTCTGATAAGGTGGAGACTGTAGGTTCAAATCCTACCCTATGGACTAAAATATCGGCAACTATCTCCTCGCTCTGATAAGGCGTTGAAAGAGTAATTGGTTACATGTAGGTTCAATTCCTATGTTGCCGACTAAATTAAATTTTAATATTTAAAAGGATTGACATTAGTCAATCCTTTTTCTATATTATAGTATATGGGAAGAATTTTTAATAAAATGTATATTGTGTCTGGTGCGGTTAAACCTACTGATATATTGGACTATTATCGTTTTCAAACAAAGAAGATGTTAGATGATATTCCTTATGGTTATACTCATCAGTTATTTGATGAAGCCATTGAAGTTGATTCTACTGGAAAGCATATTGAATATGATAAATTCCACTGTGATAATTATTGGACCACATCAGATGAAACACAGCTTAAAGATTTAAATTGTCATCGAGTTGCAAAGATTAACGGTGTTTGGATGACACTTGATATTGATCCGTTTGAAGACGATGTAGTTGATTACCTTGAAGGAAATGGCTATTATCAGAAACTTGGTGAATATGGTTCAGGCTGGTTTGATAAAAATCATAGACCAGAATTTAAACAAGCAATTTTTACGAGAATTCATCAGTCATTAAAATTAGAATGGGATTTTAAACATAATTGTTATGCTGGTATTGTTCCAAATATGAAAAAAGATGAACTTACAATTTACGCTGGTGATCGCCCTTACAATTATAAAAAACAAATTGGTAATATTAAGGTTGACGGTAAAAAAGTAATTGTAAAAGTTAATGACGACATTTATGAATTTGAAAAAGAAACTGATCAAGGCTTTATTGATTTCGTAAAACTTTGTCTTGATGCAAAAAATAAAGTTGTCTTTGGTCGTGAAACGGGTGAAACTGAATGGGATAAGTCAGAATGGTCAGACCGTAGGATTATGACAGAAGCACGAATGAAAGCAAGGAATGTAACTCTCGATGAATTAACTAAAGATGAGATTACATGGAAGCAAGAAGATTTTAACAAACTTTTTAATGCATATAATGAATGAGTTATTTCTTGGTGAAATAGACGCCACAGTTTAAGTAAAAGAGATTAAGTAATAAAAATAAGGATTGACTAATGTCAATCCTTATTTAAATTTTTATAATAATTTATTAATTTCCTTCTATAGAATTACAAAAGCTATTAACGAAATTTGTTGCATAATCTTTTACTTTTGCTTCAAATTCTTGACTATCTGTATCTGTTAATAACTCACCGTCTTCATCATATTCTAACAGATCGTCGATTAAACCAGCACCATTAAGTTCAAAATTATCTATATTTGCAAGGCGTAATAATGTTACGCGCTCACGTGGACTAAGGGTTTCTTTATTTAATGCTTTTTGCATTATTCGTATATCAGCATCCCTATCTAAATAACACAACCCACCATATGTTATATCATCAGGACCATAATTAATAAAACCTATTACTTGTTTAATTAATTCATTTCTGTCTGATGTTACCGCCTTGACATATGCCCATTCTGGTCTTTCATGTGCACGATCGCCAGATATTTCATAAAACATATATGTTGGACTATTATTTTCTTTAATCAGCTTATAGCCAGCAGATTTAAGAGTTTTTATAGCTTCATTTAAATTCATTTGATGTTCTCCTTAAATTATATATTATTTATAAAAAAAATTATTTTAGGGGGTTTACAAGAGTTAAATAATTTACTATATTTAACAACGTAAATAAAACAAGAATAGCAAAAGCGGTTCCTATAACCAGAGGAATAGCTTAGTTGGTTAGAGCAACGCAGCAATGCGGAGGCCGTCGGTTCGAGTCCGATTTCCCCTACCATCAAGTTTACTGCTCGCTATTTTTACAAAAACAGGAAAAAATTTTTTATATATAATATAAAGGTTAAGAAAATGACAAAGTTTGTAGTTGATATGCATGATGTTGATACTCGCCGCGATGGACGAGGTTTCGGCAAGCATGATAAGGATCGCTACAGACACAGGGTCATTTGATATTAACTATATAAAGAGTTTATAAAGATGATTCCTGTGTAAAAACGGGAATCATTTTTTATTTGGTCTCATCGTTTAATGGATGGACACTAGCTTGTCACGCTAGAAGTACGGGATCGTGACCCGTTGAGACCGCTAATAAAATAGCATAAGAAGTTCCTATTGAAAAATACAGACTGCAAATCCGTTAATATACTTCTCGCTATTAATTTGGTACCTTAGTTCAGTTGGTTAGAATGCCAGCCTGTCACGCTGGAGGTCACGAGATCGAAGCTCGTAGGTATCGTTAAGTCTGTTAAATTATTTTTGACAGGTTCGAAGAATAAAGAATTATATATAATATATGAATTACAGAAACATATATTATAAGATAATTGAGAAAGCAAAAAACGAGGATAAAAATGGACACAGACAGTTAGGTTATTTTGAAAAACATCATATATTACCTAAGTCATTAGGCGGTAGTAATGATAAAAATAATTTAGTTAAACTTACAGCACGTGAACATTTTATTTGTCATTGGCTACTTGTTAAAATGTATGATAAAGGAACTGATGAAAGAAATAAAATGCTATGTGCTCTTTGGCGAATGCGTTCAAATCCATTACAAAATCATATACGGTATACTAATGCTAGAACATATGAAAATTTAAGAATAGAATATTCAAAAATTATAAGTAATCAAATGCATATTATACAAATGGGTAAAAACAATTCACAATTTGGAACTAAATGGTATACAAATAGAAATACAGGAGAAAGTAAAAAATTTAAAGAAAAACCAAAAGAAGAATATTGGATTGAAGGTAGAAATTTGTTTCATGGCGAAAGCAGTGTATTAAAAATAAAATTAATAACATTACGACATACTGAAACTAAAGTGCCGCAAAAAAATTATTTAAAATCAGTTGATGATGCACATAAATTATGGGATGAGTTTCATTCTGGAACTTATGAAAAATTAGATGACTTTGCTAAAATACACAATAAAACTAGAAGTGCAATATTTGTAAAATTTAAAAGATATATACCAGCATTTAATACAGATAAAAAACGTAGTTGCAGAAGTTATAAATCAAATAATATATTAATTGGAAAATATGAATAATAGTTTTGAATATAGTCTCGTAGGCTAAGTGGATTTAAACCAGAAGACTACGAATCTTCAATTTCCAGTTCGAATCTGGACGAGACTACTAGAGTTGTCAGCTTAACAACTTTAAATAAATGAGTTCCTGGAGTTTGTAGGTAGCTTCTGCACAAAATCAAAAACCTTCATTATGCGGTGGGAGTTTTGCTGGCTTCTCGTGTCCGACACCGGGCAGATAAAAAACCAGTATTTATGCGGTAGTAGCTCAACTGGTAGAGCACCGGATTGCCATTTCGGAGGTTTGTGGGTTCGAGACCCATCTACCGCTCTAAAATTTGGATCTGTAACTCAGAGGAAGAGTACCTGCCTCTTAAGCAGGGAGTCGTGATATCGTAATTCACCAGGTCCATTAAAAAATTTCATCCCATGTGTAGTGTAACGGTAGCACGCAAGTTTGTGGCACTTGAAGATTGGATTCGACTTCCAACCTATGGATAATGCGGTTATGGTGTAACTGGCAACATAATAGTCTTCCAAACTGTAGTTTCGGGATCGTACCCCGATAGCCGCTCTAATGAATTACTTAGAATTAAATGATAAAGGTAAGCTCGGAAGTGATGAGCAAAAATTGGCCGACTATTTTGGAGTCGGTCATTATACTACATTTTATAAAAAGCATTTTTTACAAAATAAAATAAAACTCACTAAGGATGATTTTATTGCAGGCGTAATTCCAGTAATGTTTTGCGCTATGAAAAAACTTAACATTGATTATAAGCATGATGATTATCCTGAACAGCTACAAAAATATCTTCATCGTAGAATTTGGGAATCGACTCTTGGTCGTATAAAAACTAGTGTCTTTAATGATTATCTATTTGGACCTGTTTTTATTAAACCAAAAGATAAATTAAAAAAGTTTACTGGTTTTGTTTTAAATTCAAGAGATGATTGGCTTCTTACTGAAGGCGCAGGCGATAGCACGAAAATTATCTGTTCAAAACCGGTAAAATGGGTTACAGAATATCGTATTCCTGTAATTAATGGCGTCGCAAGAGATTATTGTCATTATTTTGGAAATCCAGGTATATTTGTAGATAAGGCTGTAATTCAAAATATGATAGGTGATTGGAAAGATTCTCCAAAAGCATATTGCTTGGATGTTGGAGTCTTAGATACTGGAGAAACTGCATTAATAGAAGTTAATGATGCATTTAGCTGCGGTAGTTACTCAATGAGTGCTGAAACCTATGGTGATTTACTGACAACAAGATGGAATGAGTTAAAAGGTTGACGAAAGTCAACCTTTTTTCTATATTTAAATTATGTTCAAAAAGTTGGTTAAAAAAATATTAAAAGAAAACCTACCAGTAATTGAATTTGTCGATTATACTGGTGAATATCCATGTCTTTGTTCAGGGACATTGACTATTAAAGTTAACGGCAAAGAATATGAAATCGACCATTTGCGTTCCGGTGGACATGTTTGGTTTGATGATGATTGGGGTGATCATGTCGAGACAGGGCCGTGGCGCATTGACGAAGACGATATACCAGAAGAAATTCGGCAGTATAAGGACGAAATAGAGGATGTTGTCAATAAACACGTGCCGCATGGCTGTTGTGGTGGTTGTGTTTAATAGGATAAAGGTTGACGAAAGTCAATCTTTTTTCTATATTATAATATGGAATAAAGGATTAATAATGGATATTCTTAAATGTATGGGTTTATTAGCTGCATCGATTATGGTTTTCATAATTGCTGGAGGCGGAGCTGATTTACATAAGGATAGATCTACTTATGTCGAAAAGACTTATGAAAAGTCAGAACTCATTAATGCTGGTAAAGTGTTAGTGGAAATGCATACAATTATCGATGACGGTATTACAAGACGAGTTTTAAAGTCTCAGATTCTTGTTGATTCTATTCAAGAAAGAGATGTAGAATATCTTAATTCTGCTATAAAAAATATGACCTATAATAATATTGTTGCCAGACAGCATGAAATTGACAATAAGACGGGTAGTTATAGGGATAATATTATCATAAATCCGACTTTGGAAATGACTCCAGTAAATTATTAAGAGATTTAATATGAGAAGACTATTTATTATTAGAAAAGATTTACATCTTACAGGCGGTAAACTAGCCGCCATGATAGGACATTGTGCAGAATGTTATTGGATGAACTTAATTAAATCTGCCAATCGACCGTTTAATGACGGTCCAGGTACATTAGTATCTTTTGTCATCGACGATGATGTTATGCAAAATTATATTCAAGGTATTTTCACTAAGACCATTTGTGAAGCAAAGAACCTTAATCATTTGATGAAGGTTGTTGATATTGCTAAAAAACTTGGTCTTGTTGAAGGTACTGATTACGGTTTTATCGATGATGTATGTAAGACAGAACTTACTCCAGAATTTACCGATGAAAATGGTGTTGACCGTTGTCGTGTAGGAATCTGGTTTAAACCGTTGTCGGATGAAATCAGTCATAAGCTTAGTAAGAAATATCAATTATACAAGGGTTGATTATGAAAAATGAAAGAGTATTTACTAACGGTAATGAAGTATCTAAAGCATCAATGGTTCTTTTTGACATTAATGCCCATGTAAAAGAAATTGCAAAAAAATATAAAAATTATGCAATGACTGCATTTAATGAGTTTAAAGAAGTCATGTATATTGCTAAAACTGATAAACGGTTTAAAGTTACTAAAGGCTTAAAACTAAAGCAGTCTTTTATTGACAAGACAAAGCAGACGCTTGTATTTCATTTTCAGGATGTAGTTGATAAAGTTAATTGCGAACTTGTCATGCAACCTTATTGTCGGGATTCTGATAGTCCTGAAGCAGAACTTGATTATGGTTATCATCTTTATCTTGAAATGGAAAAAAATAAAGAAACAACTACCTTAAGTGATCCAGCACGAGACTTTGAAGAACGATATGAAAAATATAAAAATGAATTATTGGATTCTTTAAAATACAAGAACAAAAAATCCTAAAAAATTAAATTACGAAATATAGGAATTATATTCACGATGTTATACGATGATTTTAAAAAGGTTCTAGATCAGCAAGGAATCGGTATAGTTGCAGATGGAATAGGAAATGCTGCTATCTATTATATTGTCAAGGCCGGCGATGGCCGTAAGGATATACATATTGATCTTGGTGGCTATTGCGATATGGAACCGTTCAAGTGGTCTGTTGATTCTGAATGGAATGTAGCGAAAAATACGAAAAACTATCATGGTCAACCGTGGGATATCATTTCCGTGAAATCTGAATATGTCGATAGCGAATTTGGTGGTGGTTATTATGATATAGATACAAAAACCTATCTTGCAGACGAAGAATATCTGAAGCAAATCATCGCGGCAAAAGACAAACTATTGTCTATATTACCGGAATTGACGGAAATGAGCAAAGCTGTTTTCGATGATGCAATGAAAGATGTCTTTAGCTTAAGTATCGAGAAAAACTACATATCAAAGAAATGGGTTGGGCATCTTACTTATAAAGGCATAAGAAAACATACAAAAAGTTGTACTAGTTTCTTCGAAGCCAAAGAAGAGCTCGATAAGCTCTATACTGAGGCTTATGCTATGGACCATTCCTAAGTATCAATTAAATAAACCAATATTACTAGTCCAGAATATACAAAATTACGTAATTCACCAGAATTCAAGAAATTGATTCATAATGAGGAATAAATATGGCCAATCCAAAAGAAAAATATTTTAATATTGATACTGATGAAGTTGTATGTCCATATTGTGGTGCTGAAGTAATGGATTCATGGGAATTACCTGATTGTGATGATATTGAATGCTGGGAATGTGGAAAGAAATTTCATTATGAAAGAGAAGTAACTGTAACTTACTGGTCACATAGAATTAAAGACGATGGTAAAGTAGATTATAAAGATGAATTAATTGAACAATAATTTATTTTTAGGGTTTACAAACAGAAAATAATTTACTATATTTAACAACGTAAAATAACAAAAAAGAAGAAAAAAATTTTATATATAATATAAAGGTTTAAAAAATGAAGACTCTTAGTTTAACACTTGTCCTACTCAGTAGCCTGCTCCTCAGCTGGTTATTGCGTCGTAATATAGTGGGAACTAAGTAGTTCGGTTTTTTAATCGTATGAATTTATAAAGGTTCCCATAAGTTGGGGACCTTAATTTTTTATATAGCTCTATGAGGTAACGGTAGCCTACGAGACTCCAAATCTGCGAAATCCCTGTTCGAATCGGGGTAGGGCTGTAAACGGTCTGTGATTGGAATTGGTATACAGCATCGGCTTAAACCCGGTGGCCGAGATAAATACGGATTGGGGGTTCGAGTCCCTTCAGGCCGATAAAATATAACGGTATGTGATGGAATGTATACATGCGGGCTTGAGAGGTCCGTGCCCAAAAGGGATTGGGAGTGCGAATCTCCCCGTACCGATAACATAACGTCAGGTGGAGTAATTGGTAGCCTCGCAAGAACGAGAGTCTTGTGGTAGAAATACCGTGAGGGTTCGAGTCCCTCTCTGACGATAAATTAATGGAAGCGTAGGCTAATAGGTAAGCCAGCACTTTGCTAAAGTGCCGTGGAGAAATCTGCTTGAAGGTTCGAGCCCTTCCGCTTCCGCTACATATTGCTTGGTGGTGAAAATCGTGTGGCCTAGGCGCATCGTAGGTAAACACGCCCCGCATAGTAGGGGTGTCTACTTAGCTGGTAGACTTGTTGGTTCGAGTCCAACCTAAGCAGTTAAATATCCACTGGTGATGGAACTGGCATACATATCGGATTCAAAACCCGAGTTTTGAGGGTTCGACTCCCTCCTGGTGGACTAAATGGCCGAGTGATGGAACTGGCGAGACAACGGTGCCTTAGAAGCATCGGTCCGAAAGGGCGTGTGGGTTCGAATCCCACCTTGGCCACTATGACTAACTTTGAAATGTGAAAGGAATCGCTCACTGCAGAAGAGTGGGCAAATAAATTTGTAGAACTGGATTATTGTCCAAAATGTCCAGCCTATAGTTTTTGTAGAGATTGTGATATATTGAATCCAACAAAGTTAGATGGAACAGTCAATACAGAAGAATGTAATAATACTTGTAGAAAGAGATTTCTTACTTGGGCAAATAAAGATGCACAATGTTAAACATGCATATGTATATTGTAATGATAAGCTTGCGGGTCATTTGTTAAGAAACCGCAAGCATTATGTTTTTATATACGATAAAGATTATGTTGGTCCATCTATTGCCATAAATTTTCCTAAATCAACTAGATACTATTCTAGTCCGTATTTATTTCCGTATTTTTATGGATTGTTGCCAGAAGGTGAAAATAAAGAATTCTATTGCAAAATATTTCACCTTAATCCAGATGATAATTTTGAAATCCTGACAAATTTAGCATGGCATGAAACAATTGGTCCTGTTACTGTAAGACCTTTCAAAAACGGTTGACAAAACATTAATAGTTTTCTATATTAAAATAAAAAAGAGAACCTTAATGTATACATGTAATCCAGATAGAGTTTTTCGTGGACCACGTGAAGCACAAGAACATGATATGGTAGTTGACTTTACTCATGAAGTTGCTAAAAAACTTGAAAAACTTAAATTACCTACATTTGGTAATAATGAAAAATTATTTTCATATATCGAACGTGAAAACAGAGATAAGTTATATTTGTCATTTAAATGTGATTATAGAAAAGAATCCATTTTCGTAGAAATTCCTTCAGTTGATTTTGGTATATCTTTACACGTAAAAGATTTAAAAAAGATTAAAACTAAACTTAAACCTGATGGTTATCTTATAAAAGCTATTAATGAAGGTGAAGATTTAATAAGGCAAATTCGTAGTACAATAAAGTCGAAAATTCATACAGCAATTACATTGGATGAAGTATAATGCATGAAATTATAGATGATAGACAATGGCGTGGACCGACTGATGCTGTAACATTTAAGAGAACTTGTGAAAATAATCATAGTTTAGCACAAAAACTTGAAAAACAAGGTATTAAGACTAGTGGTATAAATGATGAACTTTATGCTTGTTTAAAAATTAATAAGCATCCATTATTAATACAACCTAGTTGGCGTTATATTGATTGTTGGGGTTCGCATCCTAGTGGTAAAGATCCATATGATGTTAATATTATGATTCCTGCGGTAGGAGTAACAATTCCTGTTAAACTTGCTAAAATTAAAAAGACATTTGAATCTAAAACTTATCTTGTAAAAGCATTGACCGAATATAGTGCGGCATTAGCTGCTGCAAAAAGTAAAAAAGCAAAAAAATCTGTAGACTTGGCATATACAAGTATAATTGAATCAGCTCAAGCATTTGATGAGGCATAATTATGCATATAATTGAAAGAGATAGTACATGGCGTGGTCCAAGCGAAGCTGTGGCATTCAATAGAGAGTGTAATGATAAGCATGATCTTGCTGTAAAACTTGAAAAACAAGGTATTATAACTGAAGGTGTAAATACTACACTTTATGGTTATATTAACTTAGGAGAAAGATTTTTACGAATAATTCCTTCTTGGCGTTATGATGGCTATTGGAGAACTAAAGATGGTAAATCAGATCCATATGATGTCAATATTGAAATTCCATCATTTGATGTAACTATTCCGGCTAAGCTTGATAATATTAAGAAAGTATTTAGTTCTGACGGATATCTTATGAAAGCTATTAAAGAATATGAAGCATCTTTGCATACTGCAAAGCTTGTATTCGCAAATACTATTAAAGCAGCACAAGCATTGGATGAAGTATAAATGGAAACTTATATTTTATTTGGAATTCCTGCAGTAATTTTTGGTTACATGTTTTTTGGAACCATTGGAAGTATTCTTAAAACCCGAAAAGAAATTTTAAGATTAAGACATGAAAAAAATTATTTTTATGGGTTTACAAACAGAAAATAAATTACTATATTTAACAACGTAAAATAACGAAAAACAAGAAAAAACTTTTATATATAATAATAAAGGATAAAAGCAAAATGAACTATCAGTTATATACATCATGCACTTCTTCATGCAGACAGCAGTCTTCATGTTATTGCATGTATTCCATTAAAACTGATGGGTGACATCATTAAAGTTTGTATATAAACTTTTATGGCGTCACGAAAAGTGACGCTTTTATTTTTTATTAATTTGGCAGTTTCGGATAGCGGCAATTCCTGGAGGCTGTAACCCTCCCGCCTTAACGGGCTTCCGTAGGTTCGAGTCCTACAGCTGTCACTAAAAATTTATGAATTTATGCTAGTTTGGCAGAGTGGCGAATGCGCGTGACTGTAGATCACGTCTCTAACGAGTTAACATCAGGGGTTCGACTCCCTTAGCTAGCACTAAAATATAGGTAAAAATGTCAATAAGTTTAATTGAAAAATATGGAGAAGATTATATACGTAATGTTTTTAAAACTGCCAAAACAGTTGATGAAGCATGTGAAAAATTACAAACAATAACAAAATATTTAAATTATTATGCAAAAGAATTAAATTGTATTGATGATTATAATAGAATAAAAATTAATTCTAGTCAAATTGTTAAAGAACGTTTAAAAGATTATCCAGATGCATACATAATGAAAAATGTTAATGGTGTAGTTACACGTACTATAAATGATGATGCATGGCTTAAATTAATTTTTGAAAATAAAATTAGTAGTAAAAAACAAACAATATTACGTATTCTTATTAAAGCAGGATATAAAGAAAATAAATGTGAATGTTGCGGTATTAATGAATGGAATAAAAAACCAATAACTTTACAATTACATCACAAAAATGGAAATCCACGTGATAATTGTTTAGAAAATTTAGAAATATTATGTCCAAATTGTCATTCACAAACTAATAATTATGGAAGTAAAAATGCGGCATTACATATAAAAGATTAAAACACAAACGAGTAGAACCCGTGTTGCATCATTCTTGATTTCATGCTAACGGGCTAACCCAGATGGGGAAAACTCTGGGACGAGGAATCTGCTCTTGCGAATTAGATGAATAACAGAATGATGGTCGCAAGAGTGTAGTATTGGCTCTACTAAAATATGCCACGTGAGGCCACTTGAAATAAGAGTGAGCGGAGAGAAATTCTGGATTAACCACCTGCTGTGCTCCTTAATCAGTCCTTGCAATTAGGACGCCTGTAAGTTTGTGTTAATTGTGCTGATATAGCCAAGTCTGGTAAGGCTGATGGTTGCAACCCATCGATCGGGAGTTCGAATCTCTCTATCAGCTCTACATGTAGCATAGGATGTTCCTATTAATGGAAGATAGGCCATCAGGCCTTGATTCGGTTCAAATCCGAAAGCCGAAAGGCAAATTACATCCCGCTATAAGAAATTAAAAAATGGCATAAGAAGTTCCTATTTCGCCCGTTAGGGCATCCGACTTGAAATCAGACTAATTACTTCTCGCTATTTAACGGCAGTATAACACAATGGTTAGTGTAGCGGAATCATAATCCGTTAATATTGGTTCGAATCCAGTTATTGCTATAATAAAAAATTAATTATGAAGTTAAAATACATATGTCAATATTGTAATAAAGAATTAACTAGGCCATGTGCATTAGCTATACATCAACGTGTTTGTAAATTAAATCCAAATAGACAACCGTTAATAAATAATGGTAATTTAAATATAGCTAAATATCATAAACCTAAGGCTCCATATGGAACATGGAAATGTAAGTGGTGTAATAATGACATTATTTTTGATACTAGAAAACAATTAAAAGAACATTTAAAAGAAAAACATCCAGAAAAACGTAATGCATGGAATAAAGGCTTAACAAAAGAAACTGATGAACGTGTTAAACAATTTGGTCAAACATATTCTAAGCGAATAAAAAATAAAGAAATATCTGCACTTTTTGCAGGCAAAAAACATACAGATGAATGGCGAAAAAATCATTCAGAATTACAAAAAGAAAGATATAAAGGAATATCGATATATGCAACCGTAAGGGAAAAACGAAAATCTTATCCTGAACAATATTTTGATAAAATATTTAGTGATGCAGAAAAACAATATCATGTAGATAGTTATTTTTTAGATTATGCATGGCCATATATTAAATTATATATTGAAGTTGATGGTGAACAACATTATACTGAATCTGGTTTACTTCATGATAAAGAAAGAGCAGAAATATTAAGTAAATTAGGTTGGAATTGTATTACGCGTATTAGATGGAAAAATTATATAAAATTAACAACTAATGAAAAAGAAAATTTTATAAATAATTTATTAAATAAAATTAATATTTTTAAAAATGAAACTATAGGAAGCAAAACAGACTGCCGGCTCCTATATACGGTGTACAACGTCGAAGATAAGGTCTAGGGTTTGTAAGTTTCAGTATTGGAGAAACTTATACGGCAAGGTTCACCGGGAACAATGAACCATTTTTGAGGATTAACCCTAATTGGTAAGGGCACGGTTTGGAATACCGTCGTGGGTTTACTCACTTGAAAGTTCGAGTCTTTCATCCTCAGCTACGTATGGTGTTAGCGTTAAAACGGCATAGGTATACATATGCACGGCACTGCACAGATGAACTATGCGTATTACTGTGCAAAATAAAAAATACGCTGTCTGGAAGAGCATCAGATTGGCGACTCAAGCTGTCCTGAAAACAGTAGTTCCGCAAGGGCTTGTGGGTTCAAATCCCTCCTCTTCCTCTAATGGAAGATTAGACTAACTGGTAAGTCAGCAATTTCGAACGTTGCCGCCGAAAGGCTTGGGTGTTCGAGTCACTCATCTTCCGTTATATTTTCTGTCCGTTAGCCAAGTCTGTTCTAAGGCAGGGGTCTCTGAAGCCTCCATTCGGTGGTTAAAATCCATCACGGACAATATTTTCAAATCTTTTTTATAACGGTCATCATTGACCGTTATTTTTTTATATTTGTTTTTATAAAAACAAAAATAGGAAACAAATATGAGTCATTTTACCACATACGTTTTTACAAAAACTAACGATCAAGAAGAACTGGATAGATTAATGCTTCCATATCATGAATATGAATGCACAGGCATTACTGACTATTGTATTCATCAGGATATTACAGCAGAATGTCAAAAAGATTTTGATGATACTGATGAAGAAGATTATAATAGACTTGACCCGACTGCAATCGAACAGTTCCTTGAAGATGATCGTGGAATTACTAATTATTATGAAGAAGAACCTAGAAAAAAGCCATTGAATTCTTATGCTGTTATTAAGGACGGTAAGTTAATCGCCGCATATGACTTTACTAATCCTAATCATAAGTGGGATTATTATGTTCCATATTCTTGGCAAAAGTCTGAATATGTCGATGTTGATGATGACGATGAATCAAAGGCAATTCTTAAGTCTAAATTTGATATTGCAAAATATTTGAAGCGTGCTGAAAATAAAGCTAGAGATAAATTTAATCTTGTAAAGCCTCATATTAAAGAAGGTTATATTACATGGAAGCAAGCTCGCGAGCAGAATGCTGACAATATTGATAAGGCCCGTGAAATTTATAATGGTCAAGCATCGCAGGTAAGTTTAAAAAATGCAATAGATAGTCGTACATATTTTGATTTGACTTTTAACTGCAATACGGTTGACGATATTGCCATAATGAATGAAGAAGATTATGTCAAGCATGTATTAAGAACTGCGGCACCATTCTGGGCTATGGTTAATCCGGAAGGTGAATGGATTGAAGCTGGTCATATGGGCTGGTGGGCTGTTACTTGGGATGAAGATGAAGATTTCAGCAAGACTTGGCAAGAAGCATGGAAAAAGATTCCTGATGATTGCTATATTTGGGTTTGCGATTGCCATACTTAATAAAGGAATAGAATAATGAAGAAAATTGTATTTGCATGTTGTTTACTCGCATCATTTGTTTTTGCAAAGGATCTTAAGATTGATGTTTGCAGAGGCGATAATTGTTATACTTATTTAATTTCTGATGCAAAGGATTATCGTTATATCCATGACGCAACTGGTAGAAAGTATCTTCGTATTTTTAAGTATAATAATAAGATTCTGGATATCTTTGTTGACGGTATGACTGTAAAGGTTGGTAAGTAATGTATTATAATGACCTTGAAGATGAATGTTCTGACATTAGACATCTCATTAAGCGTAATATGCGAGATGATGAAGATCGTAAAAAGGATATTATTATATTCACCGAAGACGAATGTAAAGAAATTTTAAGAATGATTGAAAAAGTCGAAGATGAATATACTGATATGGCTAATGAGTTAGATTGTAAAGAAAGTGAGATCAGTGACTTGGAAGACGAAATTGATAGTTTGAAATATCATGAAGATGTTCCTGAAGAACTTGCAAGATTACTTGACCACAGTGACTTTGATGTTGGTACGGTTCAAATTCTTGAAGAATCAATATCAAATATTTTAAAAGCTAGAGGCTATAATGTTTAAAGAACATTTGTAAAGACTAAAGGGTTTACAAACCCTTTATTTTTTTATATATTTGACTTTATGGGAAAAGAAGAAGTAAAATTAAAAGAATATTCATTTGAAATCCAATCAACTGATGATACAAGTGAAACTGTAGGTATTGTTGGTGAAGAATATTCTAGCGTTTATAGTGATGAAAAGTTTTATCGTAAAGAAGATGTTGATGCTTTACTTGCAGAAAAGGATAAAGAAATTAAGCAGCTAGAATATTTGTTACATATTTCTACAAAGCAGGTACGTTAGTATGAAACCGATTTTTATTAGTGGAAGTTCAAAAATTCATGAATTGAATGCTGAAATGAAAGATGCATTGAATAATGTAATTAAACGTAATATTCCAGTGCTTGTTGGCGATTGTTTCGGCGTTGATTCTCTTGTCCAACGATATTTAAATGAGCAGAATTATACAAATGTAACTGTTTATTGTTCTGGTTCATATCCTCGTTGTTATAACAATAAGTTTCAGTTAAAACATTGTGTAGATGAAACAATGTCTAAGTCTGGTCGAGACTTTTATGAAATAAAGGATATTCAAATGACTGAAGATTGTGCTGGAGCACTTATGTTCTGGGACGGAAAAAGTATTGGAACAAAAAACAATATCGAACGTTGTAGGGCGCTTAATAAAAATTATAAAATAATCAAGGCATAATTATGGGAAGTATCAAAGAAGAAAATATTAAGATTTTTAATCATACACAAGAAATTATTAAAAAAGATAAGACTTTATTAGCATCTATTGAAAATTCAATTAAGAATTCTGAATTTTTTCCAGCAAATATGACAGTTGATATTTATTGTGATAATAAAATTCCAGCAAATATCAAGGTTACAAAGAATAGTTCTTTCAATGCAGCGAGAAATTATACTGGTAAAGTAGCAGTTCTTAATTTTGCATCTGCCACTAATCCTGGTGGCGGTGTAACAAAGGGTTCTAATGCTCAGGAAGAATGTCTTTGTCGTTGTTCTACTCTTTATAATGTTTTGTCTGATAAAAAGTTTGATGAACTTTTTTATTCGCCTAATAAAAACTACGGTAATGCACTTCATACTGATGATTTGATTTATACTCCTGATATTCAAATTATCAAGTCTGATAATTATAATATGTTATATCGACCATTTTCTGTTGATGTAATTACTTGTGCTGCACCTAATCTTCGTGAAACTCCTGCCAATGCATATAATCATGAACGTGGCGAACATCCGAATATTACAGATGACGAATTAAGACAACTTCATCTTCGTAGAGCACTTCATATTCTTGAAATGGCAGCAGCTAAGGGTGATAAAACTATTATTCTTGGTGCATTTGGTTGTGGTGCATTTAAGAATCCACCGGAAATTGTTGCAACTGCCTATAAGCAAGCGATTGAAGGTATGAAATATCTATTTAAGAATATTGAATTTGCTGTCTATTGTGGAAAAGATTCTGTAAATTATGATGTATTTAAGAAAATAATTGAAGGATAATAACGAATTTATTATGAGCCAAGACATAAATAATTACGTAATTAATGCTATACTTAATACAAAGGAAAATTCTCCTGATTATTTTATAGCATGTCTTAAACAGCGTCTCGCTGACGGACAAGGAAGTACGACTGATTTTAAAACAGTTGAAGAGCTTGAGAAAGCACTTCTTGCCGCTGATTGGGAAAAGTTTGAACACCCAAATATAGCAGAAAATTGTTTAGGTTTTATTACCAAGTCTTTCGGTGGTCATATGGGTATGATTCCACTTGAATATTTATCTAATCAGTTAATTTGTCGACTTGATGATATTAAAGGAACTGGAAAGCTTTCATTGACTTGTTATGCTGATAGTGATAGATATCCAGTTGACTATAATGTCTTGATTATTGGCGATGACGGATTTGGCCCATGTATGTTTACGTTCCATCCTGGTGAACCACTGAAACCGTCTACTTTATCGTCTGATGGTAATAATGAATTCGGATTGAAAGAGGGCGATACTATAAATGTAGCGCAAGCTAAAAAATTCGGGTTCAAATATGTAAAACTTCTCACAATTTAGGGATTTACAAAAGTAAAATCATTTACTATATTTAATTTCACAAAATGAATAAAAACGCATAGAGAGTTCCTATGAAATGGTTCTAGGAAAACTGAATACTCTCCGCTAAAAAGGAAACAAAAAATGTCTAAGAACTTTAATGTAAAGCTCATCACCATGTTTAACGTCGCTCCGGTTGTTGAAAAGTCAGAACAGCTGTCTTTCGAGGAAGTCAACCAGGAAGCATCTAAGTATGGATATATTATCCATCCTGATTGTTGTTCTAAAATCGTGCTTGATTGGATTAAGCAGGAAGCGAAGACTAATTATAACGCTACCTTCTACAAGCAGTGGTCTGATATTACATCTAAGACCCGTTTTGAGCTTTTGATTGACCAGATCCGTCATTATGCTACTACTTATGGTACTGATTATACTGCTGGTCAGGGTTATGTTCCGAATGATACTCCGAATGTAGAAATTCCGTTTGAAAAGTTTAAGGTTATTATGCCGGCAACTATCAAGGAAATCTATGACCGTGCTGTTGGTATGTTTACCAGTGGTATCGCACTCAATGAAGATACTGTCAATATTTTGACTGACTTCGTTTCCTATCATATCAAGCATTCTAAGTTTGAATTCGATGTTGATAAGGTTAAGAATAAGGAAGTTCAGGTCAAGCTTTGTGATGAATTTGGTTTGACTCCGAAGGATCCGTTTGCACTTTTGCGTTACCTTGTTTACAAGGCAACTGGTAAGCTCATGCTTATTAAGGACCGTAATACTATCAAGGCTTTAAAGGAAAACCATGATAAGTATACTCTTACTAACCTTACTCAGGAACAGAAGATTGCTCTTGCATCTATCTTCTACCGTTTCAAGCCGTTGTTCCTCGCTATGAAGTCTACTTCTGGTGCTTCTAAGTCTATGACTACTGAAGCTTTCCGTAAGGCTGCAAAGTCAATCGGTGTTAATGTTGCTAAGTCTGCAACTAATGCAAGTGTTGTCAACGAAATTCGTCGTTTGGCAAAGACTTATCATAAGCCGTTTAAGTCTGGTCTTTGGGAAACTGTTCTTTGCGAAAAGAAGGATCTCGAACAGGTAAAGGCTCATCTTGGTGATATTACCAACTTCAAGAAGATTACTCTTATGCAGGGCATCATGGCTAAGCTCCAGAAGTGCAATGGTAAGATGTATGTTATCCGTAATGGTAAGATGTGGGTTGATGCCGATTACAAGCCGAAGAGCGATAACACTTCTTATTTGATGTTTCTTTATAACATTCTTGAACAGTCTATCGTTGATTCTATCAAGGGTAAGGCTGGTTACGTTGTTGTTCCGAAGAATGTTATTTTCGCAGTTCCGACTTCTGAAAAGAACTTTATCGGTAACTATCCATTTGGTACTTCCGTAGAACTTAGCAACACTAACAATGTTGTTGGTATCTACTGGCGTAATGAATGGAAGACTCGTGACTTTGACCTTCACATGTATGATCTTGCTGGTAATAGCTATGGTTGGAACTCCAGCTATACTAACGGTAAGAACACTGTCATCTATTCTGGTGATATGACTAATGCTGAACCGGAAGCTACTGAGATGTTCTACTTCTCTAAGGAAATCGGTTCTGGTAAGATCAGTGTTAACCAGTTTAATGGTGAAACTAAGTCTCAGTTCAAGCTCTTCGTAGCAACTGAAGATGTTCGTAATAAGCTTAAGGGTGTTGATACTTACCGTCGTCAGAATGGTTGTGTCATGTGTGACCCGAACAATGTTAAGGCTGAATTCATGATTCCGGTCGATAATGAACGTCAGAAGGAATGTGCATTGATTACCGATAACAAGGTATATCTCATGGACCTCACCTCTGGTAATGGTCGTGTTCCGGACCGTAAGTATACCAAGGTTTACCTTGAACAGCTCGAAATCAAGTGCCGTTCGTTCATTAGCTTGAACGATATCCTTGATAAGGCTGGATTTACTTTGGTCAATGAATTGCCGGAAGTTGCAGAAAATGAAGCTAAGCCGGAAGTAGTGCTTGATTTGACTAATCCGTCTAAGGATTCTCTTATCAGCCTCTTCAGTGAAGCAAAGTAAACAGAAACTTAAGGGGAATAGTAAAATATTCCCCTTTTATAATAAAAAGGAATAAAAATGAAATCTTTACTAACTCTTATTTTACTGCTTATTGTCATTTTCTTCTTGTTTAAGGCATTTGTAGTAGTTGTAGTTCCTGCGGCCACATTTGTTGGTCTTATTATACTTGCTTTTGTGCTTCTTCGACTTTTGCTGTAAAAAAGCGAAAATGAAAATTCAAAAATCATATATACTATATAACATTTGACAATACGCATGGCTTTTGACCATGCGTATATTTATTTTTAAAATAGTGAGGTATATATGAGAAATGTTGTTCAAGTAGTAAGATTTTACTTGATTTGCAAGACTACTGGTATGAGATCAATAGATAGCTTGCTTGATAATCCTAATTATAATCCACTTCTAAAGAAATGTGTTGATGATATTAAGCGTTATCCAGATGCAAGCATCCAGGACTGTAAGTATTACAGAGCACAGCTTGATAAGGGCACATTTAAGTTCGATTCTGGAACCTGGGCCATGGATATTCGAGAAGAAGACCTTCCTAAAGGCACAACTACTGAATATTTGGATTTAAAGAATGCATTTCAAGCCATTATTGACTGGATTAAGGCAAATCGAGATACATTTACAAAAAGACTCCAAATGGAAGAAGAATTACGATATGCTTAATATAAAACCTGGTTAATGGCCAGGTTTTTGTTATAAATAATATAAAAGTTTGAGGTTTTTAAATATGGAACAGAATTTTAATCAATATTTGAATGAAATGAAGGAAAAGAACCTTTATTCAACAGATATTAAATCTGATTTTTTGAATGAAGCTGATCATTGGTGGCAGACAAGACTTGACCCATTTAAAACAGATAAGAAATCCAGACCTTGTATTTCAATCGCAATCAGTTTTACTGCTGATAAGTTTATTGATAATGTCGCAGAACAGATTAAGGACATTTCTGGTGATGAATCTGAAAGTCAGAAGAAAATTACTGATAAAATCAGTGAATATATTTTAAAAATTAATAAGGCATTTAAAGAAACTTCTGGACATCTTTTTGTCAGAGGTCTTGATAATGGAACATTAAAATATTACTTCAAGATGTATTCTAAGACTGACCCTGAGGGTAATGCCAATGATTTTAAGAGCCGTATTGATAAAGACCTTGAATTGTCTTTCGTAAAAAACAATATGACTGTCAAGGATGATACATATACCAAGATTGAACTTATTAATCTTAAAGATAAGCCAAATGAACTGAATCCTGGTAAAAATGAAAGCGATGATAAAGTTAAAGATCGTTTGAATAATTCTGTATTTGTAAAGAATATTGTTGAAAAGATTTCTGGAACAATCAAGTCCAGAATTGAAAAGGCAAATAATTTAGCTAAAAATGGTGAACTTAAACAAGTTTATTGTGTTCCATTTAAAATTTCCGATACACTTATTAACTCTGCAAAGGAAAACGCTAAAACAGAAGACCAATTCTGGTTAGATTTAATTACTGAAATTAATGACAATCTTATAAATGCTTTAGAAAATATCGGAGATGCTATTAATTCTTATATTGGTATTGTCCCTATTAAGGCATATGGTTTTAACATTTACTTCACTGATAGAGATGCTGCTGAACAGTTTGCCGAACAGTTCAATCAAGAAGGTGATACAAAGATTTCTGAAAGAAAGAGATATGAAAAGAAGATTGCAAATTATGTTCAAGTCTTACAAGATTCTCCGGAAACTGTTAATGGTAAAACACTAGAACCTCGTGAAGTTGGTTCTCTTGGTCCACAGCTTTATTTCCAGAGTACTTTATTTGCTCGTGAAAAAATTGCACCTGCTATAAAGGATAAATTTGATAATGCTGCATTAATTCAGGTAAATCGTTATACATTTGAAATTACCAAGGAAGTTATTAATACCATTATGCAAGGTAAAGATGCTACTGGTAATGTTCAATTAGATCCTGTTCATGTATATGCTTATATCTATCAGAACTTAGTTAGATACTGTGAAGAATCTGATGAATTTATTGGTGCTGGTTCTACTACTGATGCACAAATTGAATTATACTTCTCAACAAATGCTTCTATTGAATATGTTAAGAATTTAGTTTCTCAACATTTGAGAATAGATAAAGATAATAGCATTAAAGTTAAACAAGTTGCATTGACTAGAACTGAAATCGAAAAAGCTAAAGAAATCATGAAGAATGCAAATACTGCAGCTGAAAATTTTGAATCTTTTGTCAGTGAACTTAAGAATAACAGTGAACATAATAAACTTGAGTTAGATGCATTAGAGCTTACATTATCTGATAAGACTAAAGAAGTTCTTGTTCAAGCTAAAAATTTTGGAAGAACTACTAGTTTCAATGGCGCTGTACAAACTATCATTAAGTCTATTGAGAATAAATTTAAATCTGTTAATGGTTATGTCGGTTTTATTTTTGATGATGAATATAAGGTTACAGTTTACTTCGAAAATGAAAATGGCGTAAACTATACTAAAGAACATTATAAGAGCGATGGCGAATTTAGTATTGGTGAATCCAAAACCGTTACTGTAAGTAATACTGAATTAGATAGAATTAAAGATTTACACTTAAGCGATGGCTTATATAAGTCTATTGATAAGACTATTGCCAATAATAAAGCAGCAGAAGAAACTAAAGAATATAAGTATTCTATTTCTTATAATTTAGTTAATAAAGATTTAAAAATTAGTGAATTTGTAGAAGTATATAAGAAAATACCTAATACTATTAATGAATCTTTCCATTCTACATTATTTGCTTACTTGATGAATAAAGTTAATCTTAATGAAGCTGAATCTAATTTTGATAAAGCTAAGAAAATATTAGGTAAACCAGAAAATCAAGATAAAACAATAAGCGATTTCTTTGCAGAAGTTACATTAGTTTTACGTACTAAAATAGCTAGCTTATGTTCTGTAGCTAAAGAAAATTATGGTGAAAAAATGTTTAATTATAAGTCACTTAATAATGATGAACAATTTATGACTATCACTTGTGTCGGTAAAATAAAAGACACAATTGAAACTAAATTATTAAAACCATTAAATGATACAAATTTAGTTAAATGTAAAAAGCTTTAGTATTAAATATTAGTTAATAAAACCGGATATCACTATCCGGTTTTTCTTTATAAATAAGATATGAGTGGAATTACACAACATATTAATGACTTTAGTAATAACAAGTTTGTGGTCCGATTCTCAAATATTGTCAATATGACAAATTTTGAATTGGATAGTCACATCCTAGATAACTATGTAAAAAATGTCAGCGTCCCTGATCTTTCTATTCCTATGTTGGATAGTAGATATAAGCATGAACGACAGTTACATCCGAATCCAGTTGGCGCTCGTGAATTACAGACTATGAATATCGAGTTCATTCTTGATGAACATATGTGTAATTACTATCTTTTCTATTCATGGATTTACTGGATGCGTTTTGGTGAACCTTGCGGAAAGACTAGCCTTAAAGGTGAAGAGCTTCTTCGTATGGACTGTGTTGACGCAATCGAATTAGTTTCTTTAAATAATAATAACAAGATTATTTCAAAGATGAAATTCAAACATGCGATTCCTACAACATTGTCTAACTTAAGCCTTCAATATGGTTCCGCAGACCAAGTAACATTTGTAGTTACATTCGAATATGAACTTATTGACTTGATGCTTGAAAATACAGAAGATATTACTGGTAAAACTGGTATTCAATAAGAGGTTAAAATGTATTCTGAAGAATGTCTAAATTATATAAATGAATCTCTTATTGTCGATAAGATTAAAGCTAAGATTAATGATTTAAAAAATCGAAAAGCTAAATGTAAAAATAAAGCTGAACTTAATAAGGTTCAAAATACTGTTAAAGCATTAGGCAGTAAAGTTAAAAATTCTACTTTAAGTTCTAATGTAAAAAAAGCATTGCTTATAAGTATTTTTGGTCTTTTAACAACGGCTAGCCATGCTAATACATTTGCAGAACTCCAATCTCAATATAATTTAAAACCGACTACTATTGAATATGAAGGTAGTGGTGCATTTGATGAGCCTTTTGAAGAAGATATTATTGAAGATGCAAAATATCTAGCTGTTGCTACAAAGGGTGCAAATATAAAAGGTATTGAATTAGAAAATACTGATGTCGATGACCCAGACGAAGATGTTACCAGAGTTTATAACTTTACAAATGGTATATCTATTACAGTTAATGTTCATGACGCAATATTTGTTTATGATAATGGTATTTTAATCAGACAATATGAAGCACATAATCCAGCAATGGATGCTTTATTAGATGTCGCAAGAAATTTTTAGAATAATTCTATTATAATATTAAAAATGGTTTACAAATAACCATTTTTCTTTATATTATAAATATATAAATGTTTGAAGATTCTTTAAGACAACAAATTGATTTTTTTGAATGTGAACCGACTAACGAAGTAGTTAACGGTTTTTTCTACATATTAGAATATAAAGCTACACATGAAGTTTCTATAAAAGAAGGTTATGATAGAAACCCTGTTATATATTGTTTTATGCCTGATGAACGCAATATAAACTGTTTCTGGGGTATAAATTTCCATTGCTTTAATCAACCAGAGCAACACCTGATTTTTACAAAGATGTTAAAATATTATAATATTATGGAACATAATAATAAAAGAGTAGTCTTATCTGGAGAACAGCTTAATAGAATCTATACCAATATTGGTATTGGTCTTAGATGCTATAGTCGTAAAAATGTTAGAGCAGCATATAAGATACACAATTATTATATTCCAAAGTATTTAAATTTCGAACCTGACTTCTATATAAAGAATAAGGAATTGATTAACATTGACTTTAAGCTTGCACCTGGTAATAAAGGATTTTAATGAACTATAGCAAAATTTATGATATGATTATATATAGAGCACAAACAAGAGATAATAATGCATTATTGGAGGTTGAACGACACCATATACTTCCAAGATCAGAAGGTGGTTCTTCTAAAAAGACCAATCTTGTCGAGCTCACTTTAAAAGAACATTTTATAGCACACATGTTACTCATTAAAATGGGTAAGTGTTTGCGATATTGCTATAGACATTTAAATTCTAGTCGTGAATACGTAATCGAAAAACGAAAAGAACGTAAAAAGAAAGGCTTGTATTACGAAGAATAGAATGTTATAAATAATGTATGATATTACAAGAAGTTTCTAGCTCAGTTATAAAGAATACTTATAAGGTATTTACAAAGTTATTATTTAATAATGACGCCTCCAAAGGCGAACAGGTTATGACCAGAAATGGTGAACCTGTTCTTGTTATGGGTGGTGCACAACAGACTGTTAATCAGTTCTGTGAACGTATGTTGGCGGATGCTTTATTTCATAATAATGCAGATAGGCGTTTCGAACCTGGAGCTGCTAGAATAGCTATTTCTGAATGCAAATGGAATCCACTTCTTGAACAAAACCCTGATTTAGATGCAACAAAATTAGGAATACTTAAAGATATTCTTAATTATATAACAGAACATCATAATGATCGTGCTATTATTTCAAATGATTTAAATGGTAAAACATATCAAGAATTATACAATAATTTTGGAACTGCAGTAAAACAAGCTAATGATGCAAAAAATGCAGAATTAGATAATATAAAATTTAAAAAGTCTGATCATGAATATAAAATAATTAGAATTGATACTTTTGAAGAAGCTAAAAAATATAATGCTTATACTAATCCAAATTCAAGATGGTGTCTTACATATTCTATAGAAAATTATAATTCCTATCTAAATTATGGCAAAAATACAATGTATTTTTGTTTACGAGATGATATTAATACCGTAGAATATAAAGTCGGTGAAAATTGTCCGTTAGATGACTATGGCAAATCAATGCTTTGTGTTATAGTCAATCCAAGCGGTGAGCTTAGTACTTTTACTACACGTTGGAATCATAAAGATGCAAATGGTAAAGCAGTAGCCGCAGATAAAGGTGTTGGCGATAAAAAGACAATCAGTGAACTTATTGGCGCAAATTTTAATAAAGTATTTATTCCTGACGAAGAAAAAGTTAAACATGCATTAGAAGTAGTTAAGCGTTATCATTTAGATAATATAGATGATTTAAATGAAGATGATTCTTTATTTGTTAATGAAATAAATAGAAATTTAGAAAATCTTAATGATGAATTAGTAGATGAATATAATCCTGATTCTGATGAAACTGACCCAGATGATATGAGTTGGGCAGATATATTAGACTATATTAATTGGGATCTTACTAGAGCATTTGGCGGAGATGTTGCTGGTTTCCTAGACGCAGAAAAATGTTCAGCACATGAAAATGTTTTATTAATATGCACTTCTAATAATTACTTTAAATTGATGCACCCAATAATAGGTCACAATCGTACAATGGAATCTATTACAAATTGGTGTGATGATATTAAACCAATTCGTACTAATAGAAAAAATGGAATATTTGCAGTAAAAGAACATAATGAAACTTATTATAAATTAATTACTGTAGATTTAGAATATGGTGAGTTAAAAAAATTACAATTAGATTTTGAAAATAAAATTTTATTTGCACATGTTCCTAATGACCTAGCTAATAGTAATGAAATTTTTATAACACTCCCAGGTAATAAATTAGGTCTTATTACATTTTCACGCGATTATAAAACAGTATCTTTAAAAGCAAAAGATATAGATTTACCTGAATCTTATATTGTTAATAACAATTATGCAGATTTAATTTGTGGTGAACATAAAAATGATAATTTATTATTTAAAATAAAAAATAATGCTAGTGGAAAATTTAATTTAATATATCAAAAGCATGGATTTAAATTAGAACTTGCTCCTGAAGATGAATTTGAAATAGTTGATAATGATTATGAGCTTAATCGCTATGTTGAAGAAAATAATATAGATGATATAACAACAATGAATATTCCATTAATTGTTTATGCTAATGATAAACGATATTTGATTGACTTGAAAACATTTAAATCTCTTTTTGATAAAAAGGGAAACGTTGATTACACCCAAGATGTTAGATTATTCTTCCGTGCTACAGATGAGGAAAAATTCAGTAGTTTTCGTGATGAATTAAATAAACATAATCTTGAAATGTATTATTTTAATAAAGATGGTTCTATAGATATTGGTAAAATTGATAATATATATTGTAGTTTATACATGTATTGCAGTATGGGAGATGAATCAAAATATAAAGGTAAAACAATAATGTTTGGATATACTGATCCCGAATGTACAAAAATTGCAATATTTGATTTTGAAGGCAATATGTTATATAAAAGTGAAGAACCAATAGAATATCTTAAAAATATGAAAACAGAAAATAAAAGACATGTTAAATTAACGATTACTTCTTATGGTGATTTAAAGTTATCTTGTTTTTATGAACGTTCTTCTTATGTTTTACCTAATGATGTTCTACGAGAAATATCTAAAAATATAGCATCTGCAAAAAATGAATCTATCATATTAAAATATGCAGCTTATTTATTAGATTAAAAAAATTAAATAAATTTTACAAAGTATCGCTTTTGCGATACTTTTTCTATATTTAATGTAAAAATAAGGAAACATAATGAAGGTTCTAATTTTTGACATATCAAATTTAATGATGAGATGCCTTTTTGCACAGAAAGTAGATCCTGCAGAAAAAAGATTTGATTTATTCAAACTTACTTTTCTTGGTTCATTTACAAAGGCATTAAAACAACATAAACCAGATAGAGTTATCTGGGTTGAAGATTCTGAAAGCTGGCGAAAAGAAATAAATCCAGATTATAAGGCAAACCGTGCAGCAAAACGCGAACAGTCTACTGTTAATTTCGATGTATTCTTCCCGGTTGCAACAGAATTTTTCGAAAGCTTACATAAAGCATTTAGAAATATTCCATTTATCCGTGTGCCCAACGCCGAGGCTGACGATTGTATAGCCACGATCGTGAAACATAAGCCGGAATGGAATATTATTAACATTTCATCTGATAAAGACTTTTATCAGTTGTTCAAATATCCCAACTATGCCCAATATGACGCTGTTAAGCATGAATTTGTAGAATGCTTGAATCCAGAACAGGCTTTATTAGTAAAGATTCTTACTGGTGATAAATCTGATAATATTCCTGGTGTTCAGAGAGGTGTAGGTCCAGTAAAAGCATTGAAGATTATCAATGAAGATTTGGATAAATGGATAGATGAACAAGGACTGAGAGAAAAGTATGAGCTTAATACAAAATTAATCTCATTTAATTGTATACCTAAGGAAATCGAACTCGCAATCTTGAAAGAACTTGATTCTTTTGAGTATCAAGAATTCGATGCTAAAGCATACTTTAAATTTGTTCAGATGAATGGACTTGTAGAACTTATGGACAATATGTCTGAATTTACTAATTTAATTAAAGGACTCAAATAATGTACACAAAAGAAATATACGAGATTGACGATATTATTAAACTATTTAAAAGCAAACTCGATATTGATGAATTGAAAGATAGACTAACAAAAAATCCATTAAACGAAGGCAAAGGTGCATCAAAAACAGGTGAATCGGAGGAACGACAATATATAAGCACTGTTCCAGAGCTTAATTTTGTCCATGCAAATGATATTATTAGTAATGACCCAAATGTGCATCTTGCATCATATAATCAGTATGAAGGCGATATAATTTATTGTGAAGATAAAGAATCACTTACGGATATGGCAACATTGAAGGAAGCAAATACGATTAATTTCGATATTAAGATTTCATCAAGAGCGCCACTAGTAGAAGAGAATTCACCATATCCTAAATGGTTCGTAGGATGTATAACAAAAGATTCACTTAAAGGATTCGGTGCACCAAATCATTTCTATCTTTCGTTCTCAAAAAATTGTGATACTTGTGTAATCGGTGATTCATATTTAATTAAAAGAGATATTCAGCATAGTCAACTTCATTATAAATACACAAAGTCAAACGAAGCATTTATAACGTTTAACCAGATGACAGAAGGCGTGCACTGGAAATATCTGTATAAGAGGTAATGATGAGTAATATAAACTATAGTATGATTGTAGCAGTTTCCGATAACAATGTTATAGGAAAAAATGGTCAACTTCCATGGCATCTTAAAACTGATTTGCAAAGATTTAAAAAATTAACAGAAAATCATGTTATAATCATGGGTCGTAAGTGCTTCAATTCTATTGGTAGACCTTTACCTAATAGAACAAATATTGTCGTTTCTTCTAATCAAGATTTAGTCATACCTGGATGTGTAGTCAAACCTTCTTTACAGTTTGCCGCAGATTATGCGAATTCCAAAAATGACCTTACACCATTTATTATCGGTGGCGGAACTTTATATAGGCAGGCTATAAATCTTGTTAATTATCTATACCTTACCAAAGTCCATACGACAATCGAGGACGGAGATACTTTCTTCCCTGATATCAATATGGATCAATGGGAAATATTGTCCCAGGAAGAGTTTAAAGCAGATAAAGACAATGATTTCGATACTACATATATGGTTTTAAAAAGAAAGCGCTAATTTCTATTATAAATAATGTATGATAGTAAATTTTAAAGAAGTCGATAAGAAAATTGAAAAAATCTTAAACATATTGGTCTCCAAAGGATTCTCGTATGAGATTTTTTCGGAAAAGAGATTTAATATAATAGATAACAATGTAAATTTCGCTGAAAAGAGAAATATCGGAGTTATTACTCAGTTCAATGATGGTAAGATTTCAGTTAGAATCTATGGCCATAAGAATCGTCATAAGCTGAAAGATATTATGAAAGTCAATGAAGTAGTAATTAAACCGTCTGAAGGTGTATCTGATGCCTCTTCTAAGACAACAAAGTTAGTTAATCATTACATTAAATCCGTAAAATCATTATAAATAATATAAAGAAATTAGGAGATTAATTACTATGGACTTTAAACAGCAATTTAAAGAATATTATGAAAAGAAGCTTCAGGAAGACTTAGCTGTCGCCCAGCAGTCAGCTGCAGAACAGAGTTATCAGACTCAGGCGATGAATAGTTCTCTTGATTCTGTCGTATTGAAATATGTCGGCAATGGCGACATTAAGGAAGGACTTAAGCAGCTTGCAACAGACCTCGGTACAGCAATTTATAATTATGTTATTTCCGACAAGTATGTTCAGGATGAGCTCTTCAATGCCCCGGATGACAAGGCTAAGTATGTTAACTTAATGACTCAGAAGATTCAGCAAGGTGCTTGTACAACTCTCGTTGACCTCTTGCGTCATATGGCCGTTGATATCTCTAACGCCAAGAATACTATTACTAAGTAATATTCAAAATAACTTTATAAATAAACGGTGTAAAAACCGTTTATTTTTTCTATATTTGTGAACAGTGTTTTATAAACAGATGGTGAATCTTTTAAATATTTGCAATTATACAAAACTGTCGCCACTTTTTTATATGAAAAATATAAAATCTAACGAGGTGACAGGTGATTTTGTATTTGTAGATTTATTAAGGCACAAAATTGATGTTCTATCTATAAAGGATAAATTTTTATGGTTTAAATGTAAACCAAAACTTATCAAGAAAGAACAACAATTTCTTACACTTTCTGAATTTAAAAGACTCCTGGTTCATAATAAAAAAGTAGAAGAAGAATTTATAGATAAATATATAGACTGGGAGAATAGAAATGAATCCTTATGAACAATACATGTATAATGGTTCTTTGATAGAAAGTGTAAAAGATACTTTATTAAAATATGGCTATGTTTATGATGAACATCATGGCTGGTATAATGAGAATGAAAAATTCCTATCAGAAGATCAAAAGCGAATTGCTAGAATCGGAATCGAAAAGATGAAGAAAGCAGTCGAAGAAAATAATAAGCTTATTAAAGAATTGAAACTTTAAATTAAAAACCCCAGATTATTCTGGGGTATTTTTTATGCATTTTTAATTTCAGCTTTCATAAGTCGTTTCTTGTTATTATCAAGGTCATCAGAACCCCAATGGTCTTTTCCACCGCCAAATATTTCAAGACACTTATCAGCTATTCCAGCCTTAAATCTACTTATACCGCTACATCTCCAGATGCCTCGAATAAAATCGTCAGCTTCTTCCCTTGAAAATATTCCAAGACCTTTTAATGTATAAAGACAGTCATGAACAATGGCTCCACAATTATACTTCATGTTCTTAGAATCCCATTTAGGAAGGAACCAAGTAAAAGCAGACGGAATAGAAGCACCGTCAGTTCTGAAACCTCTATACAAAGATAAAACAAGTTTATAAGTCTTGTCCTTTTTTATATATGTAACTATTATATTTGCAGGATTCATGAATGTATAAATTCCATTTTCCTTGCTTGTCATTATTTGTGAGTAGTTGATACTCTTTACTGTAATCGCCATATTATACCTCCTTTGTGGCCCTCTATATTATTTATTATAAATAAGATATGTTGAGTTTTACAGAATATAAGCAGCAATATAGTAGATATTTGAACCTTGTGGTCAAGTATTTACAAACTTACTTGTTGATAACATATCTTGGTAATTATGATATTCTACATGATAAGAATGGCCGAAAGAATCCGAAATATCATCAGGCTACAAAGTTCCTTGACTATATGTTCTATGATGCATATAAGGATAGAACTATGGAAAACTTACTTAGCCGAGAAGGCACAGCAGTAAGGGAAGATGTTCCAGATGAATATCCGTATTATCATTTCTATGACCCAACACATCTTGATCAGATATTCCTTAGTGAGACACTTATAAAGAACACATGGTTGCGTTTTAGACAGTTTATAGACCACGATTACTTTAGGGTAATAGAAACTTGTATGTCAGAATATAAGAGTCCAGAAACGTGTTATATGGAGATTCTAGGACTATTATGTAGTTCAATCAATTTACCTATGCAAGATGAGTCTAAACCACCTGAAGGGGACGGATTAGATGTAGCTGATGAATATAACGAAGAAATTCCTCCTGACGGTAATAAATAATATAAAGTAGGAGAATTTATGACAATTAACGAAGCAAAACGAATTCTTAAAGAAAATGGCTACCTTGTAGAAGATACAAACAAAACAGAGATTGACTGTAGTAATTGGCACTGGGTAAAGTCAATGTCTAGTTATAACAATAATTACTATTACGATACTTTGAGTGATGTTGAATTTTATCTTGAAGAATGCGATGAAGATTATGGAGATTATCTTTATTACGCCTGCGATAAATCAGGAAAGAAGCTAAAATACCTAGGATATACAAATCGTGAAGGTAGTGTTGAAAACTGTGAAGGTAAACTTGTATTAGACCCAAGTATGCCTACATAAATAAAGTAGTTTATTATTAGTGAGTGAATTTATGAAAGAAGAAAAACATTTTTGTGGCACTACTTGTGCGAATCCCGAAGTTAATGGTAATAAGGCAGATGCGGCTTGGAAACAAGTACCGATGTATAAACCTAGTTTATGGACTAGATTTATTTGGTGGTTAATATGAAGTTAGAAGAAGCTAAACAAATCCTTAATGATAATGGCTATCAGATTAATGAAATGATTGGTCCATTTATGTTACAGGATTATACAGCTACATTTACAAATTCCGATTCTGGCGAAACTGTAGAAAAGAAAGTTAAAGCCTTTAATTTAGTTAACGCTGCTGAACTTGCAAATAAGTATAGGCTCAAAGATGAAGATTTATCTTGTCATTATTCATTAACTAAGGTTGAATTAATCCCTGGCACATATAGATCAATGACTAATGATGATCTTGAAGGTGATCCGGTAGGCGATTAATCCTAGTATAAAAAATTCAAATATAAAACGTTAATTAATTTTAACGTTTTATTTTTTATTATATTTGTTTTTACATTTTTGAAGTCTATTTCCTCGGAGCGAAGACCAACTCAATGGAATTGTCGGTAGAGGGATAGCCGTTTCGCATGGAAATAGTCATGCGGGTTAAAAACTATGCAGTTTTTAATAACGAATCGGCAAATTGTCAAATTGACATGTCACGGTTAACGAAAATCTATTATCGAAGTATAATTATAGCAGAATTATACACTTAGCCGCCCTTGGTAGTATTAGGATGTAGCTGGAATACAGGAGGACCGATCCATAAGCCTAATATATAAATCCCGATGGTCGAAGACGATAGTCGTCTTCTAGCCTATCTTCCTGGATAGGCTCAAAGTCTCTGACGATAATTTTGACGTATGAGTATAAGAAGATATAAATATATAAAATAATTTAAAAGGATTTTATGAACTCAATTCTTGATATTGCTGCACAATTCTTAAGTGAAAATACAAATCCCATAATGGAATCTTTCCATGATGAAAGTGTAGACCAAGCTAAGAAATACATAGAAAATAATTATGACGAATTATATAAGTTTAAGGGTTTTCAAAAGTTTGCACCGATAAAACCCAGTAATTTAAAAGAATTTGCCAATACTAAAGTTAGAGATATTCAAAGATTGATTATCAGTCCTTTTATCTATGCTCCGAGAAACGAGCTTAAATGGATGAATTCATATGTCTTAGGTCTTACAAGAATTATGTATAAGGACCTTTTATATGATAAACCGAAATTTAAAAAGAATTTACTTCAAGATTTAAAAAAGATATATTTAACTGCAGTATATGCTAGACAAGACGGTATCGCTAATGGTGATAAGTCATTAATGATGGATAAGAACATGAATAATCTTTCATTCAATGAACTGAAAACAAAATTCATGCCATTATTTAATCATTATTATGATATCTATAAAAAGAATAAACAAGAATATATTAATATCCATACACGTAATGCTACAACAAATACAAATCTTGTAGCAAATACAGCAATAAAATATGATGGTGCAGGTAACGAATTAAACGATACTGAATATGAGGAACCGTATCATGAAAATTCTTTCAAGATAGGAAAATATAATGCATGTTTAATTCCTAACCATAAAGCTGCAGCTACATGGAACCGCTTTACTAATAAGACAAGTGATTCTAACGGGTGTAACTGGTGTATCACAATACCGTCTACAGATGATCACTGGGAAAGCTATGAATGCGGTAAAACTAGAACAGTCTATTTCTGTTGGACAGATAATTTCCTTAATTTAAACATAAAAGATTTTAATGACGGTTCTGCCCCGTATAATGAATGGGGTAAGAGTCTCATGTGTGTAATGGTTAATGATTCAGATGACATTAATAAATTCGTTTGTCAAGTAACATCTCGATATAACCATTGTAATGGTAAAGGTGAAAACGCATCATCTTCTTTAGGTTTCGGTGATTATTTCTGTGGTGATCCAGATAGTGAAGGTCTTGCTGCAAATCTCGCACAGATATTAGGCTGTTCTGCAGAAGATATTCAGGAAAAGTTTTTATTTGACGGGGATATGGATGCGTCCAGTGAAAAAGGAGAACAGATATATGAAGATATAGCAGAAAGAATAAATTATTATTTAGAGAGACATAATTTTAATAATTTAGAAGTCGATACGATATTACCTGATAATTATGTATTAGCTACTTATTCCGATAAGGATTATACAGTAAATGTATTATTAAAAAATAATACATTAGTACCTAATTTCATATATACTTATATTTATCCGATTTATATAGGCAAGACTATAGATGATTGTATTTTTGAAGTAATAGATGCAACTGCTGAATATAGTGATCGTACTAAAAATATAGCATATGGTCCAAATGCAGATACTTATTTTGATCATGACATGGCAGAGATAATTCCAATTTATAAATTAAATAGAAGTTATTCGTCAGAGTATAATGATGAAAAATATAAAACAAAACATAGAATCGTCGCTTTAGCACCATATCATAATCATGAATATAATTTGTTTGATCTGGATAAAAAAGAATTCATGTTAAATGATGAATTCTTTATTCAGTCAGTATTTGAAAAAGATGGTCAGTTAAATTTAGCAATAACAACCGGTGAAAATAGTGCTGAAAGAAATATCAGCAATGTATGTGTTTATAATATTGACACAAAGAAAACATATTATATAAAGAATGAATATTTAACTGATTTACAAGCAAGACTTGGTGATAACTATTTAAGATTTAATAATGCATATATGTATGCAAATGAAAGTAATGTTATATTATTTGACTTACTTAATATGAAACCTATAGAAGGTAATTATACTTATGTTCTTGAATCTCGTATTGCTTTTAAAGATTATTTAATTACACTAGATGAAAGTGCTAAAAATTTTGATTATACTATATTTTATAAAGGTAACGTAATAGATACATTCCCAGCAAGAACACATATATATTGTCCAAAGGATAATACAAGAAGTACAGATGTATTCATAATTAATTATAATAATGATTCCGAAAGCAGAATCTATTATAAAGGTAAATTAATTTATGCAAGCAATAGTGAAACCGATAATATTAAGACTTCTAGAGGCCCATTTGTAATCGGAAATGTATTATATGTCCGGCTTAAAGAAGAAAAAAATATAACAAATGATTATTCAGCACAAGCATTTAAGCTTATCGATATTAATACACAAAAAGTAATTACAGAAGATATTTGCATGGATGGAGAATATGCATTAGAAACAGCTGTTCGAAAAGATATACCTGTACTTGCTTTTAAAGTTAATCCAAAAACAAATGCTATCGAGTATGTCGTTATAGATAATAATGGAAAAATTAATAATTTAAATAACGAAGAAGATGAATTTATTGATTATAATATATTAAAGAGTGGAGATAGCACTGTAATTGCATCGGATTCAGAAATTCGTATTAATGATGGCGATGCTAATATTACGATGCAATATATTAAATTCTATTCAAATGCAAAGATAAAATTATATAATCCGGATGGTTCTATTTTCTATAAGCCGAATGATGATGACTTCCAGGGATTAAATTATGTATCATTAGCCCCATTAGGTTATGGATTCTGGCTGTTAACAAGAAAGATAAAATATTCTCGTATAGGATTACTTGAAATACACGATATAATCGATAAAAATGGTAAGCTTATTATCGGTAATACAGACAGTTCCCCGGTCAGCATTAATATTATTGATAATTTTAACGAAAATGAAGACCTATTAATAACAGCAACAAAATATGCCAAGGATATTGATTCTCGTGACTATAGTATTTCTAAAAACGGCGAACTTAAAAAATTGCCATACGGTTGGCAAAGCGCAAATGAAAACTATATTCAGAATCTTGCCGCATATTTATTATAGGGGTTTACATTAATCTTTAAATTTACTATATTTAATTATCAAAATAGGTGAAAGTTATGTTTAAAAAATTCTTTAAAAAGATTTTTACAAAAGCTACAGCTAAATTTAGTGGACGATGTAAGCTTATTGATGCTGAACTTGATACATATTTCTATTATCTTGCAGCAGAAAATATATCGTTAGACGAACTAGATGACTTTTTAGGGAATTACTTTGATTATGATTTTTATGGAGGTGGTATAGTTATATGGCCAGATCCATATAATAAAGTTTATATTCACAAACCTTATTTCTTCCCGTTTAATACATATATTGTTAAATACATATATGAAAATGAAATAATACTAAAATGTTATTCCGTTTCTGAATTTAAAAAAATATACCGGATTGTTTAATCCGGTTTTTTATTTTATAATTTTATATTCATTTGTTTTTTATTTAAATTATTTAAAAAATTATTACCGTATTTATTTTTAACATAATTTAAATATTTATCACAATTTAAAATTATTTTAATATTATGTTTTTTCATACATTTATATTTTGCTGAGTCTATTCTGCAACATGCTATATTATTTATAAAAAGTTAGACCAGTCCTGCAAGACTGGTCAAGTGTAACTGAGGTAACACCTGTCCTTTTTATGATTTAGGTCTTACACAAATCATAAAACCTAAAAATCCTAATAAATATAATCCTGCTAAAATTAAATATAATGTATTGTCGGTAAATGTATTAGCTAAAATCACTGAAGTAATTCCAGCTAAACCCCAACCAGAAAGAGTCATAGAATGAACTGTTGATAAACAACTACTTCCAAATTCTTTAGCTAATAATGAAGGCAATACAGAAAAATTACCACCATAAGAAAATTCACAACATAATATACCGATAACCAAAAGAATAGGATTTTGTGTATAGCAAAGGAATGCACCAAGTATTCCAAGGCTTGCAACCCAGTGATACGCAGCCTTTCGACCAATATAGTCAGAAGCAGTGCTCATTCCAAATCTACCGCCGACATTAGCAATAGCAGTCGCAGCCATCAATGTAGCAATCGCAGTATAACCAGCATTAAGGAATAATCCTTTTTCTTGTGAAATCAATGCAAGACCACATGTGATATTAATAAAGAACATAAACCATACAGAAATATATTCCTTGGTCAAGAATTTATCTTTTACCAATACCTTATAAGGTATAGCTGTATATTTAGTAGAAATATAATTTGGATTAGGTTTATAAAGCCATGAACATAATGACATTATAACCAAGAATATTCCAGACAGAATCAAGAATACGTTTGGTAATGTAAAGTTATTCAATAAGTATTCAATAACTGGAGCAAATACGAATTTACCAGTTCCGAAACCAGTAATAGCCAAACCAGAACAAAGACCAGCATGATCCTGGAAGTTTGCCACTAGTTGTTTAATAGGCGCAGTGTAACCTATACCAGTTCCTGTTCCCATGAATATACATGCTATATAATATAATGGTAATATAGCAAGACTGGTAGCAGCAAATAATGCTAGCATACCGATAGAGAAAAGGACGGTAGAAACAACAGCCATCTTTTTAGGATTCATTTCTACCATTCTACCGAATACGGCTGCACCCATTCCAAGGAAGAATATTATAAGCATAAAGCCTATATCGCCTTGGAATTTAGAAATGTCGAATAATTGTTGAATATTTGCCGAATATTGTGAAAAATTATATACTGTTCCAAGAGACATCGGCAAAAGAATCCCTGGAAGCAGTATTTGAGTGAATCTATTTGTCATACAGTCTATTTATGTTATAAATAATTAAAAAGGACTGATATGAAAAATAATAATTATTTCAACGATGACATAACCGACAAGGTATTGGATATTGTCGTAGCAGTTCTTCTGTTAGGCAGTATTGCGGGTATAATATTCTTATTTTGTAGGGTTTAATATATGTTGATAGATCAAATTCGTCATATTATGCAAGAAGACGGGTTAGAAATGACCATTGATGATGCTTTATTAAAATTGGCAGAATCTGGATATCTTGTATATGATAAAAATCAGAATCTTTTAAATGAAGGTATTTTAAAGAAAGCATTAGGAGTAGGAGCTCTTGCAGCTGGTTTAGCATTTGGTAATAGTGGTGTTCAGCAGAAACAAGTTCAAGATGATTCCTTTGGTAAAGGTTCTACCGTTCATGTCCAGCTAAGAAAAGATTTACCGTCTGATAAATATGGCGTCCCAACCAGTTATAAGGTTAAGGATAAGTCAGTTGTTAAAGGAATGAGTCTTAGAGAAGAAATCGAGTTGACTAAGAAGAAAATTCTTGCTACGCCTGATTCGATGTTAAAGAAAGAAGGAAAAGATGATATAGATAGGATAGCAAAGTATATTACAAATACAGCTAATGCCTATAATGTCGATGTTGATATCTTATTGGCTATTGCAGGAGCAGAATCCAATTATAAACATGGTGGCACTGTAAGTAATAAAGGTGCAAGAGGATTAATGCAGTTAACAAAAGTTGCTGCTAAAGACACTCATGTAAGATTAAAAGGTAATTCTGAAGAAACGTTTAATTTTGACGATATGTGGGATCTTAAAAAGAATATAGATGCTGCAGGTCGAATGATTGCTAACCTTTCACAGAAGCATAAGAATGTTATTGAAATGATGCTTGCTGCTTATAACGGTGGTCAGAAACAAGCTACAGCATGGAGAGCATATAAAGCTAATTCAAAATATGACAAAGATGGTAATATTGCTCCAAAGCTTACAAAAGAAAGTCGACAATATGTTGAAAAATGTATGCGACTATATAAAATATATAAGAAAATTCAAAATAATGCATAGTTGATACGGGTTTACAAAACCCGTTTTCTTTTCTATATTGTATATGTTATAGAGGATATTATGTCGAATTTACAAGAAGAAAATACAATTCTCGTCGGAAGACTTGATGCATTGTCTAAAGACCATACAAGGGTATGTGATGAAAATGTCGAACTTAAGAATCAGATTAAGGCTCTTAAGTCTGAAATCGCAACCAATACAAAGACTTCGCCAAATATGGTTTTTGTAAAGCGAGAATTTATTGACTTGATTATGCATCAAGCACTTACATGGGCTAAACAATTTAATATTAAAATTGATAGTTATAAGACAGAAGGCTCTAAGACAACTTTAGTTCTTGATAGTGGAGAATATCAGAATCCAGATTTATTTAATGACATGGTAACTATTCTTCAATCTGAAATTACAAAGGAAATTGATAAACAGGAAGCTAAGTAATGAACTTAACAGATTTTGCAATATGGCGTTTTCGTAATGCAGAAGGCGTTATGGATTATGTAGAATCATGGAACGCTACTGAATGTCGTTTAAATGTAAACGGAAAACATATTAAAATTACATATGATATCGAGCATGAAATAGCTACGATTTCTAATCTTGATAATGAGTTTATGTTCGATACAAAAGTATCATTTAAGGATTTTGTTTCTACTTTGACTAGCCTTGGCTATTACAAAGAAAGAACAGTTAATCGTCATTCTTTAAGTTATAAGGACAGAAGAGACTAATGAGTAGTTATAAAGTAGAACGATATCATGATATTAAGAATGTATTTAACAATATAACAAGTATTGCTGATCCTGCTTTCTGTAATTATGTTGAACTAAAAGAAAATACTGATGCACTTGCATTAAATTTTATTGTCAAGAGCCCAATGGTTGAAGGCAAGATTGATTATTATTATCAATTTGGTGATTCGCAAGTACATAGGTTTCTTAATGATCAAGATGAACGGGTTATGACAATTAATCCGGAAAAACTTCATAATCATGTTATGATGGATATTAATGATTTTGTGAGAGGAAAGGCTATAGCATGATTGCGGGTGATGAAATTAAATATACAACAGAACGACTTAAGTTGATCGTAAATAACAGTGATTCCGAAGTCGAAAGATTTATTGCTGTTCAAGCTATTAATTCTTTAGCACAATTACAAGCTGGAATAGCTAATTTGGAAAATCATCCAAAGCTTGAAGACATGGCTTCAGAATTTTTTAAAGATGAGGTGAATAATGACAATACTTGAGTTGTTTAGAAAGGTGTTTGGTTGTTTTAGTGATGATGATACATATATTGAAATAACCGATGACGATCATGTACTTAAAATCGATAATCTTACTGATGCATATAATAATAAAGAAAAATCAGAAGTTATCGGTAATATTGTTTCCGCAGTAATTGATGAAAAAGAAAAGTCATTTGTTTCTTATACAGAAGAAGCAATGGATGAAGTTACTAACGGAAAGTTCAAGTTTAAGAAGTATAGAAAATAACAAAAAACTCAGATACCTCGACATAAATACAACAAGATTTTCTAAGGAGAGTTTTTATGGCGAAGTATTACACAGAACGTTGCGAATTTGATGACGATGTTGATGCTGATGAAATCTATGAATCAATTATTTCAGATATCGAAAGTAATCGAGATGAAAGAGTTAATTGGCGTCAAGCGAAATCAGTTCTAAAGTATATTAAGGAATCTATTGATGAAGGAGTAAATTCTGATGATATCTATGAAGCTGCTATGCATCAATTAGATGAATTAGAACTTTAATCTATGGAATTTTTATCAGAAAGTGTTAAATATGGCATTATTCTTAGTTTTATAGAACTTATCATATTAATAATTTCAGCATTCTTTTATAATAACGAAACGGACGATCTCATGGAACGAGCTTGTTCGTTTTTAAAATTTATATTAGCTTTTATAGTTTTAAATATAACATTTATTGGAATTTTAAATTATAGGTGACAAAATGGACGAAAACAAGACAAGAAATATAGAATTTACCGCAGTCGTTTGTAGTTATAAGGCGAATCGTGCATTTAAGTTGTGTCTACATCAGTTAGCTAGATATGGATTCAATAAGGATTCATTAATTATTTCTGAAAATAGCCCTACTTATTATACAAGTAATAGGGCTTTGCTTGATAAGTATAATATTAAGTATATTCAGAATCCGGATGCAAATCTAACTGATGCACTTAATGCTATATTGCCGACCATAAAGACAAAGTATGCTTTGATTATCGATACTGATACATTCTGTGTCATTGACCCGATTAAGGTATTCGAAAATGTAAAGAAGCATAAGTTGCAGCTTTTTGGTAATATTACTAATACTCGTGGCGGTTTTAAGACTCATAAGAGAGTAGAACCTTGTTATTGCTTTATCGATGTAGAATTTATGAACAAAAATAAGATTCTCTTTAATGATATGGCAAGAATCAATGCTACAAATTCATTATCAATGGTTGACAGAAACCATTTCATGGATAACAAGAATCTTAATGCAGTTTATTATGACGCTGGTTCTACTATGTTCGAAGATGTTCAGAAAGCTGGTGGTGTAGTAGGTGATATTGGCGAATTCTTGCCTTATATTCATATCGGTACAGTTAGCTGGCAAGAACTGTTGAATAATAAGGAACTGATTGCCAAAAATGATAATTGGATTGACTTGCTTTATGGTAAGCTCCAGTTCGACGAACAATATTTAAGATTGCTTGGTGAAAAGAAGTCATAAATAATACATGGAATGGTCACTTGTTGATTTAAAAAACCTAGTAGCAGAATATAATAAAACATATTTCAATGATGAAATAGAAAAGCCTATAGTAATTAAATGGGACTATAGTTCTTTCAAGAATGTTGAGTGTACATATGCTACTATGCAATATAAGAACAAGACCCATATTCTAAGGGTTAATCCTATTCTACATGATTGTTCCCCAGAATTAATGAAAAATACATTGGTCCATGAACTTATACATGCATGGCAAGATGAATGGGAAGATCAGTCAGCAAAGGATTATGATCCTCATAAAGGCAAGTTTATTGAATGGTGTCAATATTTAAATAGTAATTTTAATTTTAAGTTTCCAATAGATGAACTTGCTTCCAAAAAAGAAGGTAAATCCTTAAAAAGAACTATCTACAGTTTGTATTACGTCTATAAGGATTTTCAAGCCAAAGACGGAAATACCCATACTGTAGGTCTTTTTATAAAAGTTATATCTGCGGCAGATATTGGTAGATTAAAAGCACATGGCCTTAAAGTAAAACATTATTTACATCCTAAGGGTTCATCAGAATGTGAACGTTCAGAATATATTGGTAAGCCAATTAGAACGTTTATTGATAAAGAAGGCTATACCCATCCTGTTACTGTTCCATTAGCACCAGTTTTAAAGATGTCAGGCGAATCCGCACAAAAATTCTTACATGATATCCAATCTTTAACTAATAAGAATTATATGCCAAGCACTTGGTGGGATTTTGAATTTAATTTCGAAGACGGAATTGAAAAATAGTTAAAACTTTAAAAAAGGGGTTTACAATCCCTTTTTATTTGTTATATTATATTAAGTTTAACTTTTAAGGAGAAACACAATGACAAAACTAAAATCATTAATCTTGTGCTTGTTAATGTGTGTATCAATGGCTTTTGCAGGTCTTGCAGACAATGCTTCAAAGTTCGTTGGTAATATCACTACTAATGGACAAATTCGTTCTGACTTTGGTCAGTATTGGAATCAGATTACAGCAGAAAATGAATGTAAGTGGGCTTCAATTGAAGGCACTCGTGGGCGTTATAACTTCACCGGCTGTAAGAACGCTTACAACTGGGCAAAGCAGAATAATAGCTACTTTAAGTTCCATGCATTGCTTTGGGGTTCACAATATCCGAACTGGCTTGAAGGATTGAGCGTTGATGACACGAAGACAGCTATTATGAACTGGTTTGATGCAGTCAAGAAGGAATTCCCAGACATTGACATGATTGACGTTGTTAATGAAGCTATCCGAACTGGCAATAATCAGTACCATTCCAACTACCCGAAGACAAAGATCATTGAAGCAATGGGCGGAGATAATGGCAACTATACATTCATTGTCAATGCGTTTAAGGAAGCAAGAAAGAGATGGCCAAATGCAGTCTTGATTTATAATGACTATAATACAGTTCAGTGGCAGAAGAATGAAGGTATTGATTTAATTAATAAGATTAAGCAGGGTGGTGCTCCGGTTGACGCATATGGTCTTCAGGCTCATGACATGCAAGTTGGCGGTGGTGGAAACAACGGAACTGGTGCTAATGGTTCTTGTTTGCCTCTAAGTCAGTTGAAGTCAGCGATTGAAGAAATTTGGACTAAGACACAGACACCAATGTTCATTTCAGAGTATGACATTGCGACAACTGATGACAATGACCAGAAGAATTGCTATTCTCAGCAGATTTCTTACTTCATGGAAAATGAACATATTGCTGGTATTACTATTTGGGGTTATATCTATGGTTCTACTTGGACAAGCGGTGGTAACTCTGGCATTATCAGAAATGGTCAAGATAGACCTGCAATGACTTGGCTTAAGGAATATTTGCCTTCTCATCCAGGTAACAATACAACAGGATTGCTTGGAAGTATAGCAGTTGAGCCTGAACCACAGAAACCGTTTAAGGGTAAGGCATTTGATTTGACCTCTCCTATTGAAGCAGAAGATTTCGATATTCCTGGTAAGGGTAGAAATGAAGACGGAACAAATAATAATTCCTATTCTGCAAGTGGTTCTTGCGATGATACTTGGAATACAACATATCGTGAAGGAACAACTGTTAGTATTGGCGAAAAGAATGGTGGTTTAGTTATTGGTTGTAATCCTACTGGAAACTATTATGAATATACAATTAAGGTTCCAGAAGCTGGTAATTATATCGTATATGTTACTGTAGCTGCAGATGGTGAAGGCGCAGTTGTCTTCAAGAATGGTGATAAGGTAATTTCTGATACTATTAATTATTCTGGTGATTCTTGGACTAAGTTTGAAACAGCTAAGGGTCATGTAACATTTGATGCTCCTGGCGAACAGATTTTAACACTTGAAATCGCTAAGGGTTATATCGATGTCGATAAGTTCGAATTTATGGTAACAGATTGTGCTCCAGGTGATGTAACTTGCGGTGGTCCGTCTATTGACTGTGATGCACATCCTGATGCTCCAGGTTGTGATATTGTAAGCTTTATGCCGATTAGACAAGAACCTGTATTGCAGCATTTTAAGATTTTTGACCTTAATGGTAATTATCTTGGATTGGTAAGCGGCTATAGTAAGACTGGTGCAGCAAATGTAGTTGCAAATAAGTTACATACTCGTGTAATTTTGATTAAAAAGTAATTATAGATTATATAAAAAATAAAAAGGCGGATTTTTTAATCCGTCTTTTTTATTAATCATTTTTATATCCAATAATTATTTATAAGTCAAATATATTTACAAATTAAACATTTTTTACTATATTTTATTAAAAAGGATTGTTATATATGTTTGGATTTTTGAAAAAGATTTTTCCGGGTATGCCTGATATAGAAGAATGTGTACCACATCTTGTTAAACAGTCGGAAAAATATGATATCAAGAATATTCCATCAAAGGAAGAAATTGAAAAGTTTGTCGAATGCTTAGAACAAGATTCTAAGACAGGAGAAGTAGAAGAGGAATAAAAATGAAAAAGTTAGCTATTATTTTAGTACTTATGGCAAGTTTTGTATTTGCCGATGTCAAGTCTGATTTCACTTATGAAGTTGAAAATCGCGGTTGTCAACTTACAACTTGGATTGAAAACGATTTCGAGAGTGGAGTCGAATGGAAGTATTATGCAAAGTTTACTTGCACCGGTAAAGTAAAGCTTCCAGCAAAGATTTATGAACTTCAGTTCCTTGATGTTTCATATAATCTTAAGGGCGAGCAAGTATTTACTTATGGAGTTGAAAAGTGAGTTTAAATAAATGTCTTAAATTTTTTGTCGCTGGTGCTTTAGGTGCTTTAACTGGTGTACTAGGAATGCCTCTTTGGACTGCATTCTTAGTTGGTATTATGGTTGGTATTTTATGGCCGGAAGGTTAATAGGAAAGCAAGATCCAGAAACTTGTGAGTTCTGTCATTTTGAAGGTTCAGAAGGTCCTAATATCGATTATGATGGTCTTGCCACTGACAGGTTTCATTTATATAATGCTGCACCTGGAAGATGGTTTATAGAATGTTATGCTGACCAGAGTTCTAGGATTTTTTGCTGTCCTATGTGCGGGAGAGATTTACCATGATACTTTATTATCTTGAAAATAAAGCGAAAACAAAATATGATAAGTATTATCGTAATGGTGCCGATTGTGGTGGCGAGCATTATGATGGAACACCTGATTTAATTTATGCACGTTTCTTTCTTGACGAAGAAACTGCGAAGAAGCATATTAAGCGTGCTAATAACTAGTGGACTAAATATGACTTTGAAGTAAAGTCTATTGAGTTTGAAGATTTAATTAAACAAGAGAAGAAATTAAAAACATTTTTTATAGATATTGAGGGCTAAAATGATTGATAAAATGGGTGATAGACTTAAGTATTTAGAGGGTATAGAAGCAGGACGTGTTTTAATTCCCCATTTGCCTATCTGTGTCCGTGTTGACGGTCGAGCCTTCCATACATTCACCCGAGGAATGAAACGACCATATGACATAGATATGAGCAATTCTATGATAGAAACAATGAAGTATTTGGTCGAGAAGACAAATGCATGTATTGGTTATGTCCAATCAGATGAAATTTCATTGATTCTTTCTGATACTAAAGACCCTATGTTTGGCGGTCGTGTTCAGAAACTTACTTCTGTTATTGCTTCTATGGCTACAGCTAAGTTTAATCAGGAAATTCATAAGTATTATCCTAATAAGCCACTTGCAGAATTCGATTGCCGTGTTTGGGTAGTTCCTAATAGAACTGAAGCAGCTAATACTATTCTTTGGAGAGAATATGATGCTATAAAGAACAGTATCTCTATGGCAGCACGTGCATATTATTCTGATAAGCAATGCCTTGGTAAGAACAGTGACCAAAAGAAAGAAATGCTTAAGGAAAAAGATGTTGATTGGGATGCTTATCCTGGATTCTTCAAGAGAGGAACTTATGCTCGTAGGATTACTACTCAACGTAAGTTGACCGTTGAAGAGATTAGTAAACTTCCGGAGCGTCATAATGCTAGACAGAATCCTGACTTGCTTGTAACTAGGTCAGAAATTAAGGTTATTGATAATATGCCTTATTTTGAATATATTACAAACAGAGAAGCATTTATTTTTGACAATGCGGAACCAGAATTACCGGAATTTATTTTGGAATAATATAATGAATAATATGATACCATCTGAAGCATTAGCTGATGTCTTTGATTTTGTTGCTTTATTTGCTAGACATGAGTTTTTTACAAAAGAACTTTATAAGCAAGTAGAGTGTGACGTAGATACAAGAGATAAAGCAGAAGTATTTATTGCATTTTTATGTAATATGCTTTATGCTAGAGGAATTTATGTTACACCGTGTGGCAGTGCATGGTTCCATGTTTGGGACGACAGTAAAATGTGTGAAACTTATCGTGAAATGTGGATGCCTGTTTATCAAGCATATACTGATTGGCAACTTAAACAGAGGTAGTAATGGAATTGCTAGAAGTTATTGGGGATTTTGTAGTTAGCTTTTTTGAAGCATTTTTCTTATTTACAGACCCTGATATTAAGGATAAAAAGAAAAATATTAAAAATGTCAGTAATGAAAAGGAGTCTGAATAATGGTTAGAATTAAAATGAATATAAAGCCTGGAAAGAAGGCAGAATTTGTACTTATCGATGATTCAGAAGTAACACCTGGACTTTCTGAACAATATACTCGATTTACACAGAATAAGGCTAACTTTGAACAAGCATGGAATAATACAGTCAGTTATAGTGAAGACTTAGCTGCAAAGACATTAGGTCATTGTCTTTATTCATGCGGTTTTAAAATCGTTGATATTGATCCAGAGACACGAACTATAACATTGGATGTGATTAAAGATGAATGAGATGGAAGTAGAATTTGAAGTATGTGATGGTGAACCTGAAACATTTAAGTTACCAGACGAACTGATTGAATTGTGTGAAATGGTTTATAAATGTGGGCAAGCAAATGTTGATTGTCATGTAAATGGCTATTATATTTCTGGGAATTAATTATGGAACATTCTTTTACTTATGGCGGGATTCGCCTCAAGAAATTTTTTGATTGCAATAAGTATGGTAACTATGCCGGATTTGCAGAAGATATTGAGAAAAGAATCAATATGTTTTTAAATTCTGTCAATGAAGCGGTTGACGAACATGGAAATATTTACTATCATTGTAATAAGTGTCATGCATGGAAACCGGTTTCTGAAATGTGTGATTTTGTTTATTTGACATATCCTGCACAATATGAATGTAAAGAATGTCATGAAGCAATTAATCAAACAATAAATCCAGAACCAGAAACTATTAAATGTTATATAGATCAATGTGTAACAGATGATAATAGTGTTCTATGCGGATATAAAGGTAAAACAAAGCTAGAATCTGGTGTAATTTATATAAACAAAAATAAGGAGTAAAAAATGAAGTTCAAGGTAACATACACTGCTGTCAGAGAATTTGAAATTCCTGAAAATGCAACTGATGAAGAATACGATGCAATGAAGGGCATTATCGTCGCCGCAATTGATGCGACAACTGTAACGCCGAACGATGTCAAGGTTGAAAGACTTGACGTTCCTGCAGAACCTCTTCCGGAATATAAAGTTAATAAGGATTGTGACTAATGACAATTACAGAAAAACACATTTTATTTTGGAGTGATTGGCCGAGCAATTTTGCTTGGGCTCCGATGAAGCTTAAGTGCTCTGATGATATTACCAGAGTTTTCTTTAGTTCTGAACAGTATTACATGCTCGAAAAGGCAATGTATTTTAATGATCTTACCATTGCTGATGCTATTCTTCATCTTAAGTTTGATGATGAATATTCATATAATGCCAAGAAGCTCGGTCGTCGTGTAGCAAATTTTAACCAAGATAAGTGGAATGCAGTTTCTTATGACATTATGCTTCGTGGTTGTCTTGCTAAGTATAGTCAGAATAAAATTCTGTTTGACAAGATTACTGACCCTGCTCTTAATGGTAAGAAGTTTGTAGAAGCTTCTCCTTATGATAAGATTTGGGGAATTGGCCTTGGTGAAGGTGATCCGCTCGCTGATGATGAATCTAACTGGCTTGGTGAAAATCGTCTTGGTAAGGTTCTTGACGAAGTTCGTCAGAAGTTGTTAGATGGCTATAAGGAAGAAATCAAGTATTAATTATGATTGAATTTAAAGAAGAATATACTGATGAAATTCCCTATTCCATGGGGCGTTCTCAACTGACACAGAATCAGATTTGGGAAACTGAAGATCATGGTGGTTTTAAGAAAGTCATCATGAATGCGACAGTTACAAATCTTGAAAGATTTACAAAAGAATCTGTTAAGTCAGCTATTGCAGATTATCAAAAGCTAATCGACTCTAAACAAGCTATTGCTGTATTTAATCTCGGTTCAAATTATGAAATTCCAATGTCTGAAATGTATGGAAGAGTAACTAAGGTTAATTTGCGAGAAAATAATCTTCTTGATGTTGAGATTGTTTTATTTGATACTCCTAATGGTAATATAGCTTATAGTGTATTAAAAGATACTTTTGGTGAAAATATTTATTTATCTGCAGAAGGGCTTTCTCTTAGTCTTCCTGGTGGTAGTAAATTAACGCATCTTTTAAATTTTAAAATTATGTAAGGATTATTATGGATAATCAGAATGATGAAGTATTTGCATTAGCAAAAGATGCAATGCTAACATGGGAAGAAATTTCTAAGGAAAATGAACCATGGTTTAAAGAAAAGGTAGTATTCCATTTGCCGCAGCCACATATGACTACTAAAGATGGTCTTGAGCTTAATGCTATTACATATTTAAAAATTGATGGTCATATTATTCCTCAATATATGCATTTTGATCAGAATAAAGAACATACATTTATTGCGCTTTCACCAAATGTATCAGAATATTTTAGAAACTTAATTAAAACGAAGTCTTAATATGGAAATCACAAGAGAAATAGTCAAGAAGCTTAGAGAAGAAACTGGCACGCCTGGTTTAATGGTTTGTAAGCAAGCATTACAACAGTTTAATGGTAATTATGAAATGGCTGCAGCTTCTCTTAGAGCACATCGCTGGGCAACTCCATTAAGTGGCGTTGTATGGACTGAACCTGATGAGGATAGAGTTGACTATCTTGGACTTGAAGATTTTAGAAGTTTCCATCAGTTCTTTTGGGATTATAGATATCGTTCAAGAATTGAATTAAAACTTGATAAAGACGGTAAACCAGATTATAAAGCTTCTGATTGGCCTGAACGAATTTCAGATTATCGTGAACGTGTTCGTAAGGAAGAAGAACTTAAGGCCAGAGTTGATAGTTGGACTATTCCTACTATAGCTGATATTATTATGTCTAGCGTAAATCAGTTTATTAAAGGTATTAAGTTCGAAGACCAGTTCTTTATATATAAGTTTACTAAACAGTATGCAAATGCTTCTGGTATATCATATTATAAGTATATAGTTGATCCAGTTCCACACGCTGATGAAAATAAGTATTTTGTTACTCTTAAGTTTCCAATGAAAGATTATATGGATTGGAATAAGATTTCATTTGATGGAACAAATTATACTTTTAATAATAAGTCTGTAAGTTTAGAAGCTTTAAAGGGAGAATAAATGGTTACACATCCAGTAAATCCAATGGGTACATTTAGATTTACATATGAAAATGGCATTCCATCAGATGTTGTTTATATGTATAAAGTATATTGTTGTACTGATAATATTCCAGCAGAAGAAGATTTTGTTTCTATTTATACACCGGTTGAATATAGAGATATTCCAATGTATGTTTATGCAAAGGATAATTATATTCAGATAGATGTTAATTTTTCTGAAATGGAAAGACCAGTCTTGACACCAGAGCAGAAGAAAAGAATGGAAGAAGATAAAAAGACTATAGCAAGAATTATCGGTGAAACTGATGATTATTATTCTGGTAAGATGTCATTTCCTGAAAGACTTTTGTATAAGTTTAAATTATGGAAAGCAAAATTATTTAATAAAGATGATTTAGGTTTTTAAGGAGAATAATATGGCGGAAGAAAGAACAGTTATTCAAATTGATACTACTAAAATGACTCCTGCAGAAGCCAAAGAATTGATGAATAATTTAAAGAAACAATTTTCTGTAAAGCTTTATTATGACGAAAATACTGGTGAAGTCATTAGAGCTGATAAACTTGGCGAAGGTGTCAAGTTTGAACATGATTATAAAGATGAAGCTAACGAAGATTTTCTGTTTTTAAAAAATGAATTTAAATAGGATTAATTTATGAACAATACTCAGAAAGACAGATTTGAAAAGAAGCTTATTCGTTTTATCCGGGAACTTGATACTGAATGGAATAGATATCGGAAGCAAAATAATATAATTATGACATTTGATATGTGGGAAAAACATAGAGATAAAGTCTATAAGAAATATGGTTTCACTGATGAAGAATGGAATAAAGCATCACGACTTATTCGTTCTAAATCATGGGCAGGAAAACGTTTAGAACAAAAGAAAATATTACGTGATAAAAATCGTGATATTTATAGAAGTGATATTGCTGATAATCCAAATGGCGAAGCAGAAATCAAAGCCGAAGACCGTTGGATTGCTGATGTGTTTGATACATATGATTATGATAAAGAGGATATGAGTAGATAATGACTGATATTCCAAAAAAGAATGAATGGTCAGAATGGTTTGATTGGCTTAAAGTCAATATCTATGACGAGATTTATGATGTTGTTCCTTGCGGAAACTGGGAAGAAATAGAGATAGAACTTAAATGTAAAGATGGTTCTATTAGAAAAGCCAGTATGTTTCCAAATGAAGAATATACTGACGATGATTATTGGAAATCATACGAATTACTCGGTGAACATGATTGGAATTGTAAAACAGATAATGTCGTTGAATGGAGATATCTAAACGACTGGCAAGACTAAAAGAACTTAAAAAGAAAGCTTAGTATAATTATGTATACTGGATATTTTGCAAAACTAAAATCTTATGAAGAAGCTGGACTAGTTCCAGTCTCTATTGCTCTAAAGACACCAGATTGGTATCATGGTGCACAGTATAAAAAATTAGCACCTAAGTGGTCATTTTTTAGTGAATGGAAAAACGGTTCACATAAAGGTGATAATGATTATTATATGCAGCATTTTAAGACTGAAGTTCTTGATAATTTAGATCCAGAACAAGTTGTTAAAGAACTTGAAGGATTTACAGGTGTATCTCGGGATAGAATAATTTTAATATGTTATGAAAAACCTGGAGACTTTTGTCATCGTCATCTGGTTTCAATGTGGTTAACAGTAAATCATATTAATTGTTTTGAACCGTCATATTTAACTCCAGTGGTTGACAAATAAACTATTTTTTATTATATTTAATTAAAATATGACCGCAGAAGAAGCAAGAAAGAATCGAATTCCGAAAGAAGACGAAGGAGTTGGCAAAACTAATATCGTTAATCTGTTAATCATGGATTATGTCAATAAAATTGATGCTAAGATACAATCCGTAAGTCGATATACCAGTAGTCTTCTTTATCCCATATATGACCTGGAAGGTCGATATGATGTTTTGTCTAAGATTATGGAAGATTTTAGAAAAAACGGGTTTAATGTTGATTATAATGAAGTTTATTATGACAATGATTCAGCAGTAGGAGCTTATACACTTTTGTATATCTCTTGGCATAAGTAAGGATTTATAATAGAGGAATAAAATGAGAAATAAGTTTACACCAGAATTTATTAACGACCTTGACGATAACGAAGTATTTGTTTTCGGCAGTAACAAGGAAGGTATGCACATTGGCGGTGCTGCACATTTTGCAATGCAGAGATTTGGTGCAGAATGGGGCAAGGGCGAAGGTCTCTATGGTCAGAGCTATGCTTTACCGACTATGGACGATGATGATCCGAATTGTATTAAACCTTATGCTGATAGATTTATTCAGTTTGCTAAGGATCATAAGGAACTTACATTCTATGTCACTCCGGTTGGTTGTGGCATTGCTGGTTTTACACCTGAACAGATTGCACCATTCTTTAAAGATGCCCTTGATATGGATAATGTTATTCTTCCAGAAAGTTTTGTTGAGGTTTTAGGCTAGTGGAATTTAAATTAAAACCGATAGCACTTAGATGTAATATGTGCTTCTGTCATTTTGAAAAGAAAAATGACGATTTTGAATATACTCAAGAAATTGTAGACAAGCGTTCAATGGGTAACGAAGTTTTACATTCTTGGGTTATTTCATATCAGGAATGTCCAAAATGTGGGAAGAAGTATTTTGTATCAATCGAACAATATGAATACCCAGAAGGTTGTTTAAATTGGAAAGAAACACAAACAGATAGAGTTTCTATTACAAATGATGTTGAAGTAGAGGAAAATTAGTATGGCACAATATCATGTTGGTTGCGGAATGGCTGGAATTTATGCTGGCACTATCTCTAAGCCTGGAATGTGGAAAGTTAAGAATGATGTAACAAATGAAGCACTTTGTGCAGTTGCTGATTATATGAAAGGTAAAATTACAGGCGATAATGATACTTATGAAATTACATGGAAGCTTCCAGATAAGGACATTATATTATCTTTAACAGTCAAAAAGAAGAATGAGGAAAAATGATAGAACATAATGTTTTTATTGAATGTGCATTAAATGCCAAAGCATATTATCAAGCTTATCGTGGTTTGTGCAGGATGCGTATCATTTTCGCAAAAGCCCTAATAGAAAATTGGGAAGAAACATATGATCATCGTAGCACAAATTACGAGACCATGCAGCACCAAGTTTTATTCTGGACCAACGTATATCAATATTGGGAAAAGAAACTCGAAGAATCTTATACTAGAGAAAAAGAATATCTGGGTGAATAATGACACAAGAAGAATTCAAAGAGCTTTGTAAAACATATCTTCCAAATTGTCATTTTAAAGATGGCAATACTTGTGGATTACTCTGCTATGATGGTGGAGACGATATTTTTAACATCATAGTTGCACTTCTACCGAGAGGTGAATTTGCAGTTTATGATAGGTGGCGTGAAATTACTGAAACATATGATATCGATTATGTAAAAGACTGGCTTGAACATTGTAGCTATAGGTATAAGAAATGACAGATAAAGAATTAATAGATGAACTAAAAATACTTGAAACATTTTATGTTTTATATAATAGACCGATTTTACCGTTTAACATATTAAAGAGTAATTATGACAGCGAACGGAGCAAAACGTAGTAGAATAATAGTAAACGAAATTGAAGAATGGCTTAAGGCTGAAAGGATAATGCATGACTTTAGATGAAGCTATCCAACATTGCGAAGAAAGAGCATCCTGTGGCGATAAATGTGGTCTGGAACATAAACAGCTAGCTGAATGGTTAAAAGAGCTCAGAACATATCGTATGAGCGATAAACGATATGTTTTATCTGAAGATGATTATAAAACGATGTGTAAGTCTCCAAAGTTTGATGACCAGTTATTTAGGTTGATTAATGACCTTGATGAAGAGATATTACCTGAAAATAGTAATAATTGCAGATATACTATAGAATATTCTGGAATAAGTAAAAGCGGCAATCGCTTTAATGGACGAAAATTTACAAATGATTTAAATGAAGCCAATAATAAGATGGATTTCTATATGGATAATGAGTATGTCGATATGGTTTCTATCCAAGATGGCAAATATTCAATTAAATCTTTTACGAGGGGTTATGAATAATGGAACATGATTTAAACTTTTGGAAAAAACTTGTTACTGATATGGTTATTCTTTTAGGAAATGATCCATATATGGTAGCAACTGCCATAGAAGGTTGGGTCAAGAAAATGGCAGATACTGAAGATGAAAAACGATTACTTGAGCTTAATGATGATGTTATGCATAGATTATTGTCTATTAAGCCGCATGAATGGAATGGATAATGAATAAATTATATCTTGTCAAACATACTGATATTGCATTAAAATCTGTTCAACGTGGTTTTACAGATACTTCCGATGTTTTTGAAAATCACACAAATCTTAGGATATTCAAAAAACGAAAGAAAGCAGAAAAATATATTACTGATTGGTATAATAAATGGCCAGAACTTGGAACAGTAGTAAATGGCGGTGCTAGAATTAATGGTAAAAAAGAATTTGATGGTAATTCCGCAAAAGTTGAATATTGTTTATTTGGACCAAAACCTACACAAGTAGCAGAATTTTATACATTGGAAGAAATTGATTATGACAAATAAAGAATTACAAGAAAAGCTTGAAAAGTTTCCAGATGACATAGAAGTATGGAATTTTCTCGCAGATGTAGATATTGAAGATGTATATGAAAAAAATCATTATAATTGTGGTGAATGGAAAACAGTTTTAATGATAGATTAGAGGAGTAAAATATGACACTTGAAGAATTTAAAGCAATAGTAAGAAAACATACACGTTTACCTTTGTCAAAGCTAGATGCATATGCAGAGGATGTATATAAGAATCCATGTTTTGAAGAATGGTTATGGGATGGAGAAGTTCCACAGATTGTAGCACTTCATGATTTGCATACTATTACTTTTCAGACTGGTAATAGATTGTTGGAAGCTCGAGAAAAAGTTCTTGAAAAAATGCCTATGGATAAGGCAAAGATATTTATCGAAAATAAACTTAATGATTTCTTAGAAAGAGTCAACCTTCAAAAGAAGAATTTATTATGACAAATGACCTTCAACATTTATTAAATCTTGTTATTGAAAATACATTAGAAAAAGATATAGAAAATACAATATATAGACCAGTATGTACTGCATTATTAGCTAGGTTATATAAAGCTAATAAAAATATAAGTTTTTCTAAAGACATAACTAATGCGATAACTAAAATATTTGATTTAGATTTTACAGAAATCTACGAAAAAGAAGAATCTGATGGTTGTGACCGTATGTCAGATCTTGTTGCTTTTATGACAGATACTTTGGTTAATTTCTTTAAAGATAAAAAAGCAACTGTTCATTTTTGTAATATCATATCTTGTGATATAGAATCAAAAACAAAAACATGTAAAATTAGAGTCGACTATACAGAGCAGTAATATTTATGAATAGTTATTATCGTAGTAAAATAACTGGTTTTATATCAAGAATCTCTGATAAGTTATTAGAGAATTATATTGATTATAAAATTTATAGGTCAGTTTTTGGCATTGTTATAGAATATGATAGATATCGTATAATAATTGATCCTGATTGTAAGTATTATCGACTTGAAATGCTTGACGAAGGTTTAAAATTACAAAAATGTTATAATTTTACTGATGTGATTGATTTTGTCAATACGGTTGATTATACATTTTATCAAATTATTGAACATAGGTTTAAAGGAAGCTATTGGGAAGAATTAATGGGAATGTCAAAAATAATAAATTATAGATTACATAGACCATGGCTTCGTGAATTTACGAAAACCAAGAAACTAGTTGAGGGTAAAGATAATGAATAATGATGTAGTATATTTTTCAGTAAATAATTGGTTTTGTGGAAGAGATTATCCACACGATAAACAATTTATTAAGTGACTTGGAAATGATTTAAAACAGACTTTCAGAGATGAAGAATGGGTTAAAGAAAATAAGCTTTGTGTTAGATATGGCTATATTGACATGTCTCAAAATTATTGTGTTACTGCACCTAGAGAATGGGTTGAAAAGAATTGTCCTAAGCTATTAACCGATGATGAATATGAATACGACCTTATATCCAGTGATAAAGGCCGAGAAACATATAAAAAGAAATATTCAGAATTTGTTTATCAGCCAGATGAAGAAGGTAATCCTCCTGAAGATAAGTTCGGTTGGCCGTTCTTAGAATATTGTGATGAAAATATCGGTTGTGAGTATTATGAAGAACCTTATGAATCTGATTATGATGATGAGGAAGATGAAGAATGAAAATGAATTATGCAGATTGGCTTAAAACCAAAGTAAAATATGACGGTAAGACTAAATGTTTTGTCGACGGTTGCGATAAGCCAGGATTATATGAAATGGGTGATGTCAGATATTGGTGTGGTGGTTGTGAAGAACATGCCAATATGAAAAGAGAATATCAATGGTATCTTAACTCTAATACAAAAGATCCAGAAATTTGTGGAACATGGTAAAGGATAAATTAAACATGAATGAAATTCAGTTAGATGAAAATGAAGTTGAATTTTATAAAAGCGTACTAGCAGACATGATTCCATGGGATGATAAGAATTATGATAAAAAGCTAGACGAGATGGCAAGAGGCTGTTTAAAAGCTGAAAAAGATCCAGACTTCATAGCAATGTGTGAAGAACACGATAGAATGATGGAAGAAGAGCTAAGAAAATCTACATAAGTTGTGTATATTTTATCAGATATTTTTTATTAGGATTTAATTATTATAGATATTTTCTATATTTAATAATGGGATTGTTACAATGAAGTTAGTATCTATAAGATTTGAATCAGACATTAGTCTAACTCAATATATTAATACTAATAAGATTGCAAAGCGAAATATACAAAGCATTCTTTTTAATACAGATTGGAATGGGTATGTCTTATTTTACTGGGAGAAATAATGATATCTAAAGATGAAGTAGAAGAACTTAAACTTATAGTAATTCATAGAGATTTATAATATGACAGAACCTTTATTATGTAGAACAGCAGACGGTAAAATGCATTGGACTACTCAAGCTGCGGGTAGACGAGATTGCCGTGATTTTAAAACCTATTGTGGTCAACAAGTTGTTTCTGTTATCCATGAACCAATTACAGCAATGGGTTTTTATTTTAATCTTAATGACGAAGAAAAGAAACATATGAAGAATGTCGAAAAGATTATGGAAGACTGGAACGGTGAATTGTGTCAAAAATGTCAAAATAAAAGATATGAAGAAGAACGTATGGCTTGGGGTTTTTAATGAAAATAGAAAATAATGAAACTTGTTATAATATAGAACAAAGGAACAAAAAATGAAATTTCGTAATGGTAGTGAATTGTTTCAAATGCATGGTGGGCATTTTACGATAATCCAGCTTTGGTTCGGACAACGGGTATTTGATATCAGTTACTACCCGCAACACACATTTCATTTCTGGTGTCATTCAAACGGCGCCATAAAAGGGAAAGACAATTGCCTTGACTTGAATTTATATATTCTTGGTTTTTTCTTTTCATATACTGATTACGGATATCATCGCTACAAAAAGGAAAATTATGACAGTAAAAGAATTACATAAAAAATTAGAAAAATATATTGACAAGGGTTTTGGTAATGTTGAATTAAAAACATCTGACCAAGGTGGAAATGATGGTGAAGTCTTAGGCGTTTATGACTATGATGATCCAAATGAAGATGATGGCAAGGTTGTAGTTATTGAGGTTGCATAATATGTTTGCTTATAAAGATATGCCAGAAGATATAAAAACGAAGATCAGTGAATTAAAACGAGAAAAACATTGTCTTGAATTTGATTTGACTTGTATGGGTATTATGAATTATGGTCCTATTATGAGACGATTAGACGAAGTTAATGCTGAACTTAAAAAACTGAAAGAAAAATATGAAAACGATTGATATATATGCTAATGGTCCAGAAATTACTTTTGAAACCATCGATGATTTAAAAGCAAATGAAAAGGTCAGAAAGACTTTATTTAATGACGATGGTTCTATAAAAGATATCTTTATTTCAGAAAATCCATATACAAAGAAAAATCCGCTTAATCATAGATTTAGAAGAAAAAGGTGCCGGTGCAATAGAATTAGACAAAGCAGTAAAAAAGTCTTTCGAAGATCTTTATATACCAATGGCCGAAAAGAAATAGTATACTATGATATAATGGAGAATAAATATGACAGTTGAAGAGATTAAAGCGAAAGGCTTAAAAGTATGGTATGTTAAAGATAAAAAATCTGGAAAATACGTTTCTGTTAAACGTGACGGTAGTTATGAATTTGTGGACAATCCGTATATATTCTGCATGAGTTTAGAATGTTTACGTAACAGTTTAACAAAACCACATTTTTTTTTATTATAGCAGAGAAGATGGTAAAATAATTACTAATATAATAGCAACACCGATAATAAATGATATAGAAATTATAGAAGCATAATTATGAGCGCAAATACCGAATTGTTAAACCATATTATCGATAATACATTAGTAAAAGACGTAAAATCGCCAGTTTATCGACCGATTTGTATTGCGTTATTAGCCAGAACCTATCAAGCTTGTAAAAATATAAGCTTTTCTAAGGATATAACCCATGCGACAACAAATACGTTCGAAATCGATTTTTCTGACGCATATAAGTCGTCTGTCGATGACACTATGCCTGAAATTGTCGCAATATTGACTAAAACATTGATTGATTTTTTCAAAGATAAGAAAGCGACTATACATTTCTGCAATTTTACGTTTTTCGATATTAATAAGAAACAATGTACACTCAGGGTGGATTATACAGAAGAATGACTCTAAAAGAAGTTGAAGAAAAAGTTCAAGAATATCAATGCATCCACTGCGGACAGTGCGAAAAAGACCTTCCGTGCCCGCAGGATTTAAAACGTTTCAAAATCTGGCAAGAATATTTCGATTCACTGGAGGAATCAAAATAACAATAGATTTAAAATAGGAATTGAATAATGACATTAAAAGAACTTAAGAAGTTTATAAAGTCTATACCTAAGGAATATGATAATTGTGATATCAAGATGTTTCTTGATGAAGAACTAGGCTATGAAATGGACTTGGATAATCTTGTTGTCGTTCATAAGCCTAAGCTTGATCCAGCATATACTTATCCGTGTTGCATGTTTGATAAAGAAAAGAAAGAATTTGTATTTCTTGACGAAAAGGAACTCCGTTTTATAAGAGATTTCGAAGTCGAAGAATACAAGAGGGCAAAGACTGAAGACTATAATCGTTATGGTTATGTAGAATCTTTTAAAGCGGAAGTTAAAGAATGACAGAAAAAGAATTGAAAAAGTATTCGTATGAAGAACTTTTAAAAATGTATTGGCAGTTAAAAACAGAAATGGAAAGAAGAGGACTGTATGAGAAGTATTTAGAAGAAAAAGGCGCTGGTGCAATAGAATTAGACAAAGCAGTAAAAAAGGCTTTAGAAGATCTTTGTATACCGATGACCAAAAAGTAATGATACATTTAGAGGTGAACTATGCCAAAGAAACCTAAAATTAAAGAAGAATACCAATACAAATATGAAAGATGCATGAAGATAAGTGAACTTATTAAAGAACTTCAGGCAGTTAAAAAGATATGTTAATAATTGATTATTAAAATAAGGAATTAATATGGAATGGATTAAAATAGAAGACAGATTACCTGAAAAAGGTCAATATGTTCTTGTTACATTTAAAAGCGGTTTCGACAATAGACCAAGTTATGGACTTGAAATTGCCGAATATTATGGTAATAATTCATGGGCATTAACTGACGGTGAATATGATGTTGCCGGACCTGTTATCGCATGGCAGGAATTGCCAAAACCTTATATTGATCCCGAATTTAAGGATGCTAAGTTTAATACAATAGATAATCATTATTATCAAATGATAGTAGACGGAGAAGATAATTGGCCAGAAGATTATTATATGGTTCAATATACTGGCACAGATGACGATAATAAAACATTTATACATAGAGATTATTATAGGACTGAAAAATTAGCATTGAATAGAGTAAGTGAACTTTATGATAATTGTAAAATTAAATATATTGCAGCTTATGCCTATGGTGGTAAAGAAATAAAAAGAATATCAAAACCGCAATAACAAATATTTAGAAAAATTTACAAACTTAACCAAATTGGTTAAGTTTTTTCTATATTTAATACATATAAGCGAGAATTAATATGAGATTTCATGAATTAATCGGTTTAATCGACGATATTTTTACAAAATATAGAAAAGTAGAATGCACTCCGGATTCTGAATGGACTCCATATGTCTTCTATAAGAATCTGGATAATGTAAAAGAAGGTTATTCTGTCTATGTCGGTTCCAAGGGTTTAAAAGAAGAACTTGAGACTTTATTGCATCGTTGTGAAACAGAACAGAATTTTAAGTTCACAGATAAGCAATGGGAAACAATTTTCGGTTCATTAGAAACAGCGAATAACCAAGATAATGACGATGATGCTTGGACAGATATAATGTTCAGAGCTAAATATAATTTTATCGAATGGGTAATACAATATACTGGTGCTCAACATGCACATATGTATTAGGAAAACCAAAATGAATGATATACATGTCGTAATAACGCAAGATAAAAATGCACCATGTAATAGTTATACTGGTCTAGATTATTATTTCTTTGACAATGAAATTTTAGCATTAGATTGGTTAAATGAGTATAAGAAAAATAATCCAGTAGGTCATTATTGTGAATATCAAAAGTGGAGTATAATAAAATTTGCTACTTGGGTTGCAAAAAGTATAAAAGAATTACATTTACATAATAATATGAGGTGGTAATAAATGTGTAAATTTTGTGATTGTACAAAAGAAATAAAGCATAAAAGAAAGGATGGAACTGAAATACATTATAGTTCCGAAGTAAAAGTAAATCATGCTGTTTGTATGTATGATTCAGATTCATATATAGAGAAAGAAAAAGAGTTTGAAAAAGATGAATTGGATAACTGGTATGATTATACTAGCAAGAATTCTTCTAATGAAGGATTCTATATAGTAGATGGCGATATGCTTGGTTGTGCTCTTGAAGGTGGTTGTACTGCTACTGTCATGAAAATAAAGAATTGCCCGATTTGTAATAAAGAGCTTAAACATATTGAACCTAAATTTGTAAAAAATGAAGCGTAGAATAAGTTTTGGAAATGCATGCCATTTTATACATATGATGGCTATGAAAGATTTAGATAAATATGATAAACCAAATGCTGTGGCATCTGTATTCTTTATGGATGATTATTATCATTCTTTTAAAAAACTTACAAGTCCAGTAAAACATGTTGTATTATATGGCGAAGATTCTACCGAAGAAAAAGCACTTGATGCATTAACAAAACAACTTGAAGACTTTCTTAAAGAACCTGTGCTTACAAATAGAAATTATTAAAGGTTAAATATGCGACATGTATTAAAATCTGTTGATCCATTATGGGAAGCTAGACTTGTAGAAGATATTGTCAGACATGGTAAAGGCGATATTGAAATAAGAGAGGATGAAAATGACCATTCTCCTATTGTATATAGTAAAAAAGCACAAAGAGGTATTCATCTGGAATCTATAGTTGAAGTATGGCCAGTTGATAGTATAGCAGAAAATATAATAGACCTTTTTAATAGTGCTATCGAAGCTGAAAACTATCTAGCAGGTCTTGATCATGTATTAGACGATTTAAAGGAATAAAAATTATGCAAGGATTTGAAGTAAAATTACCAGATTCAGCAAAGACTTATCTTTTTGATATCAGTTTCTTCGATAAAGATAAAGGTGAGTGGAATGATGAACTTAAAGTTAGGGCCAAAAGAATTACAAATGAAAGGTTTATTCATTTTGACGAATTTACAGATTTCTATGTAAGTAAGTTCTTTGATGAACATCCGGACGGATTTTATTGTGATATAGTAATTAAATTCTATGATAATGAACTTAAAGAAGTTTGCTATCAAAAAGAATTTAAAAATCGTTGGCTTTATATTGAAGAAATTAATGATTTAAATCAATATGATGAGTGTAAGTTATTTCGTGTTGTCGATATAGAATATTCTAAACGTAGACAATTTTAATTAACCTAAACACTAATATAAATAGTATAAAAGTATAACAGATTGTGATTAATTATGAAACGTAAATGTGTATTAGGTGTCTTGAAGACTGAAGCTGGTCTCGAGATTAAAAAAGAAATGTTAGAGTGGTTAGAACCGATTTATGATGTAACTTTGGTTGAAGTCGATCCGCCTAACGATAAAGAATTTGAATTACCATTTATTAAAAAAGCTTGTGAAGTCTCTATAGAAAATAACGAACCTGTTTTATATTTGCATACAAAAGGTGCAGCAATGCCCAATAATGCACAGCCAGTTGTTAGAGATTTCTGGAAGCATGAATTTACTGAAAAAGTTGACCAATATTTTAATGCAGTTAATGGCGACAAAGCCTTAGCTTCTGCTCCTATTGTAGGAAGTCAGAATCCTATTTGTTGGTTCAATGGTTTTGTCATGAATTCTTCTGCCGCAAAACAAATTTTAGAAAAACTATCCGTTCATGAAGACAGATATTGGTTCGAACAACAAATGCTAAAAGAATCAAGTGTTTCTACATTTGGACTTTATGATTCTAATGCTGAAGATGGAAATCGTGCATGGCGTAGTTTCTGTTACTGGTATCAAACACAATATGGAGTAAAGTAATGTATTCTGATTTTATAGTAACAATGGCTACAATTCCTGAACGTTTTGAAATGCTTAAAAAGAATATATATAGTATTTTAAAACAAGAAGATGTAATATTTGATAAATTATTAATTGTTGTTAATAAATATAATTCTGAAGATATTTTAAAAAAATATGATGAAATTAAAGCAATTTCACCAAAATATATTGATGTAGTTCTTGGTGATAATAAATGGAAAAGTTGCAATAAAGCAATTTATCCAATTTTACATAATCCAGATAAAACATTTATTACAGTTGATGATGACATCAATTATTATCCACATGCATTATATGATTTATTAGAAATGCATGAAAAATATCCAAATTATATTATTACACATGAAACTAATCCAGTTCGTATAACAGATTTAGATTTTGTAGAATATTTTAATACATGGCAAACAAAATTTAAACAATGTTGTTATGATAAATATTTAACTTGTTGTTGTTTATTTCCAGCACATACATTTGATAATACTGATGTTTTAAATTATGATAAAATGATAGAATTAACAAATGGCATGCATGATGAATTATGGTTATGGGTTAATAGTACTATTAAAGGAATTAAATCTATTTGTTTAAATCATACATTGACATTTGTTTTAGATAATGTTATAACACAAGATAATAATGCATTAGGTTCTATAAATGGTTTACCAGAAAAATTAATTGAATATAATTTAAAAATTAATGCTTTATATGGTAAGCAGCTTGCTCAAGTATTAAAATCAAATACTATAGATTTTATTGTAACTGAAAATAATTTTTATGGAATATTATGTATGATGAATCAACTTATTTCAATTTATAAAAATTATAAAAAAATGATATTTGATGTATCAGCTTTGGCAAAAAGTTATCAAACAATATTTACAAATAATATACAACAATTTTCATCAATTTGTGAAGTAAAATATGAATGATTTAGACGTAATTGTTAGTTTAACTACTTGGAAAGGTAGAATAAATGATAAATCTGTTAGACAAGTATTATATCGTTTAGTTGCACAACAACAAACTCAATACAAATATAAAGTAGTATTAGTATTATCACGAGAAGAATTTGGCGATGATTTTGTTGTCCCGGAAGATTTACAATTATTTGAAACTACTGGCAGATTTGAAATTTTGTGGACTTATGATAACACAAGAGCACTTAAAAAGTTAACTCCTACTATGGAGAAATATCCAGAATTACCAATTATTACATTAGATGATGATGAACTTGTTACTGAAGATTGTATTGAAAAAGTAATGCAAGAACATAGACAAAATCCAAATGTTATATTAGGTGGTTCAGTTCGTGCTGCATTTGGGGTTACTCTTGCATGTATGATTAGATTATTTCCTCCACATAGTTTAAAACAAATTCCTATTGAATACTTTAAAACTTATTTTAATTGTATGCAAGATGATGAATGGAATGGTATTTGTGCAAGACTTAATGGAACATCTATGCAACAATTAAAAGCTCAAGTTGTAATAAATTATAATTTTGGTGATCAAAAAAATGCATTTAACTATATATATCGTAAATTTGATTATCAATCTGCTATAAATAAATTTTTTACAGAACATCCTGAGTATAATAAATAAAATAGTATGAATTATCTAGCATCGCATCCAGCATTTACAAATGGTAGTGCAAATATTGGAAGGTTCGATGGCATTACGGGTAAACTTCATGTTTTTAAAGCAATCGCGGTTCTTTATGGTGGATTGGCTTATTGGGAATGTGAACAAGAATATGACGTCGAAGCACCTAACGACGATATCGTTCAGCAACTTTATCAAATGAAAAGACTCGTAGAGCATATTAAAGAAGAACCTATTGCAAAAGAAACGTAGAAAATGATTATTACTATTGGTGGAATTGCATTTGTAACATTTATTATATCATTTATACTATTTTTTATATTCGCAATTTGTTATGCTGTTACCAAAGATAAAGTAGCAAAATTTTTTGATACACTTTGTAATATTTTTGCAGTTATAGCTTGTATGGGTATTATTACTGCACCAATTTGTTTTTGTATCGGTTCTGATGAACTCACAAAGCAACATCTTGAAGCTTTGAAAACAGGATGGCGAAGACAGGACATTGAAAATAAATGTTTGAATGATACTACTGATACATGCAAATATAAATGGCATCAATATTGGGCAGATAGTATTAAGACTGAACTTGAAGTTAAGGCAATAGAAGCCAAGGAAGCAATAAAGTAATAAACAAGAGGAAAAACAATGATTAAAGTATGGCAAATGCATAAATTTAATAAGGTGAAAAAAGCAGTCGTTATGGAACCTATTGGTTCATGGGGCGATGAAGAAATGAAGTTTACCGATTACTTTCGTATTGAAGCTACAGTAGAAGAATACGATAATGATGTAAGTGTTAATGTCTATTGGCGAGAACCGGAACGTAATCATGATATTGTTCCGTTTAATGTTCTTATTGATTTAGACCAGCATATTACTCATATGTATACGGGTAATCATAATGTTAGTGAAATGATAAAACTTGTTCGTACTGATGCTATTGCTGCATATAAGCAATATATAAATGTAAAGGAAATTTTGATGACTTCACCTTATCTTGCAAGTTTTAATTGCACATCCTATAGCGGGTCTGGCCTTAACGTTCGTTTAAAGCCATACGATTTAGAACGTTATATTACAGCTGTAGCAGATGAAGATTCTTTTGCAAAGCGAGCAGTGAAAGAACATCCTAACGCTATTGCTGAATATAAGAAAAGTATCTTAAAGGAATTTAGTACTTGGACAACAGTAAATGCTGATGAGCCGAATCTTTTATTTGATACATTTAATACTTGGTATACAAATAAATATTTGCCGGAGCTTGAACTTGAAGCAAGAAATAAGGAATGTAAAGATACACTTGATGCAATCCAAAGACTCAAAGATGAAAGAGAAGCAAAAAAGAAATCTAATTAAAATAAAAGAGGTTTTAAAACCTCTTTTTATTTAAATTTTGCAAATATTGGTCGATTATCTTTTTCGTATCGTAAAATTAATTTCATATTCTTGATACTGACAAGAGTCGGAAACCATGCTTTCATAAAGAAGTCATATTGCTCATCAGTCATATAATCAATTCCATTATAGATTACTAAATGATATGAAGGGCCATGTATACATGCTTCAAGCATATCATTACATGAAATTTTTGAACCATTACTAAGTACTATGCAATAGTCATTTTCATATGTAACAGAAATAAAATTATCTTTCATTGCATTAAGACGATTTATTACATGTTTGACATAAGATTTTATTAAACCCATTTTTGACTCTACATGAATCGGTGCGCCGAAACATATATGTTTATTAGGATTTACTATCGCATACCAGATGGCATATAAATCTGTTTCATCACCATCGAGATACTTATTTTGAATTTTTACTGCAATGTGTTGCTTAGTCTGATATTCTCTAACCCATTCTTCTTGATATTTTGTTGGAATAATTCCGAAAAACTCAGTTATAAAATTTATCGGATCTGATAAGACATCGCTTAAATTCATATATTCACCTCAATTTTATAATATATTTATGGTTTACGAAACCAGAAATTTTTACTATATTTAAAATTGATGAAAGACCGAAACAAAATAGATTCAATTTTTAAACGATATCGAAATTACATTCCTTCTCTTTTCGGAGAAGTTAATGCTTATTATTATAATGAATGTGGTGATAGTATTATTAAAGAAGATACCAATACCGATATAACTAATGATATCGGTTTAGCTTATAATAATATCTATAATTTATATCCTTCTAATAAAAGTTATAGTCGTTGCACTTGGATTAAAGATAATTGTTTCGTTTTAAAACGTTTTTTCCAGAAAGATGATAAAGTTAAAAACGGTGACTTGTTAGCTATTACTATTACACCATATGATAAGAATATTCAAAGGCAGCTTGAAGCTTATAGACAGATTCTTATTAAAATTGCACAATTAAAAGCACAAAGAGAAGAAATTGAAAAAGAACCCATATGGTTTGCTCCAAGTTCTAATTTTGAAAAATATTTAAGTTTTGTTAAGCAATTTAGTCCAAATTTGCTTAAGAGTTTAACTACTCCAGGTGAGCGTGCTAAACTTGAACATGATGCTAAACTTGCTGTATGTTGTCATGAACTTGGTGAAATGCTTCTTAAAAAAGATAGACAAAGAACACAATTAATTAATATCTGGAAAAAAGAAAAAGCTAATCTGATGAGGTACGTAGCATGACAGTTGACGTTATAGTATGGTTAATTTTATTAATTGTTATTAGTCTATCAGTTTTAATTGGCTTATGGGTATTATTTGATATTTTTGGAAATGATTGTGATGGCATTAAAGAAATATGGGATGATTTTTCTAGTTTTCTAGAATTTATTGTTGATTTCATTTTTGATTATTTTTCAGGTAGGAAACAAGCAAAACTAGATGCTGCCCGTAAACATAAACGTAAAGTAAAAGATTTATATTATTCATTTTTAGGATATAAGGTAAAATAGCTATGGCAGATGATCCTTTAGCAGTATTATTATTGACTTTTATTATTCTAGGTTCTATTTTCGTTTTACCTGCGATTGCTGAAACGATTGGTTTAATAATTGCAGATGGCGTAAATGCAACTAATAAGAAAAAGTTTGAATATCATCAGAAAGTTTCAAAACTTACTAAGGAATTCCTTAACTTTAAACGTGAGGTAAAGTAATGTTAGATTCTATTGAACTAAATGAAACTACAATGGGAATTGCTATTGCTATCTGGATGTTTGTGGGCGGATTTATTGCAGCCTGTTTTTTCGATATGATGGAAGGCGATTATTGGATGTTTAACTGGCCTATTAGACTCTATAAGTATTTTAGCGATAAACATTATAATAAAAAATATCAGAGAGAAAAAGCTAGAATAATAAGGCGAGACCGTCTTAGTCAAGTTTATAGAAATTTTTTAAGTTTTAAAGGAAATTAATTATGAAAACAATTAGAGAAAATACATTTGAAACTAACTCTTCTTCCTGTCATACTTTAATTATCGTATCAAAGGAAGAATTTGAAGCTGTCAAGAATTGCGATTATCTTATTTATTATCGTAAGATTATTCCGGCTGAACAAGCCTATAAGGAAACAATGGAAGAACTCGAACAGCTTGAAGAAAAGATGTCCGCCTCTTATCGTGCTACTTATAAGAATGAACTTACCTTTGATGTCTTTAAGGAAATTCTTAAAAAGTTCAATGAATGGAGTTTGACTTATAGTAATCGGCATGACGCATATGCAGGTCCAATCGAAGATAATGAAACTGCTGTTACCGCAGGATTGCCTGAAGAATATGACACATTCAAAACCTATGGTGGCGAATACTATGAAACCTATTCCGAAACTTTCACTACCAAGTCCGGTGATGAAATTGTTGCATTCGGCTATTATGGACATGACTAAATGAAAACTATTAGACAAAATACATTTGAAACAAATTCATCTTCTTGTCATGTAATCACGGTTCTAACTGACAGTGAACTTGAAATGCTGCAGAAGGGCGAATTGCTTTTAATGGTTTATAAAAGCCAAGGAGATAAAGTTCTTACTAAGCCCCTTACGCAGTGGAGATTTAGATATGAAATTCAAGAATGTCAGTGCTGTTATGACTATGAAACTGGTGAAAGAAAGTGGGTTGATATAGAACGACCTATTATTGATGCATTGTCAGAAGTACTTTGGACTTTACTTATAGAAAATACAAAGGCGCCAGTTGAAAATTTCGAAAATAAGCTTAATGATATTTTTGATAAGTTTAACTTAGATGTAAGTTTTATAACCGCAGTAAAAGATTTTATAAATTATATTGAAGGTAGCTATTTTGTACGCGATGTTACTGAAAATATGGTAAAATATGGCTCTGGTTATAATACAATGAATTTTAGTTGTCATGAGGTAGAATGCTAATGAAAACGATTAGACAAAATACATTTGAAACTAATTCAAGTTCTTGCCATGTTCTTACTGTTGCGGATCAGGCTGAATATGATTTGGTCAAAAATAATCAGGCAGTAATTTATGTTCCTGTCTATCATTCTCAATCTGAAGATGTTTATGAGTCTGTAATTCTTACTAAGGAAGGTTTTCTTTCTGTTATAGAAAAACAGGTCGGTGAACAGTATGAAACATATTCTACATTCTTTGAAGAATCGTGGAATATTATGTTTATGCCTGGTTGTTATGATGATCAGCTCGAAGAACTTGCAGTAAAATACAAGGTTCCATGCGATATCAAGCAAAAAGTAGAAGATATCATTTGGCACAGCACTCATGAAGAAGGTCAGATTGAAATTCTTAATGATGCAATTAAGAAGGAAGTCAACGGTTCTACCGTATATGTAAGTTGTTGGTCTAAATACTGCTAATGAGATATTTGTATAATATGGAAATTGATAGAGAAATCACAGATCTTGGTCATCGATTAAAAGATATCGAAAAACAAATCGATTATATCAGGGATTGTACCGAAGCAGAACTTGCTAAGTGTGAGCAAGCTATTGATGACCGTATTGCTTATAATTCATATTATAGCCGTTTTGATCAACCCGCATTTTTAACGACAGACCGTGGATTTTATTGGAAATGGAAACCTGCTAAAAAAGAGTTTCGTGATTACAAACTTAATAAAATCTACAATTTCTTTATCAGCTATGATGCAAATGATGACGGTATACGTATAAAGTGGCTTCCATTAGTTGAACGTATCAGGCATATCTGTGTAGATATTGGTAACGTATATTTTAACCATCATGAATCTATCATCGGTGAACATTGCTGTAGTATCTATATTGATAGGCCAACATTGATTAAGAACATATTTGTAAAACGCGATCAGGTTGTTAATCAAGGTGACGATGTTTATTCTGTCGAATATATCAATATCGATTCTAAGCTTGAAGAAATCTTGAATGATTCAAAACTAGAATATTTGCCGTATGATAAATTTATAAAGCTGAATAAGTTTTATAACTGGTGTAAAGAAACTAATCGTCATGCCATTCTTGCAGCAAAAACAGTATGTGATTATCCGAGAATGTTAACTTCCACTGTTCAATTTGAAGAATTGTATAAAGATGCAATTGATTGCTATAAGACATATGATCCGCAATGTCTTATTAATGAAAATACAAGGACATATAGAAACAGGCATGGACATGGGCATCTAAGACCAGGACCAACTGTAAGAATGTAGGTTTACAAAAACCTGCATTTTTTCTATATTATAAGATATGGTATTTGAAACTTTTGATAAAACTGTTGCATCTGGTATGGACCTCTGCCGAGTAATCGTTCAGAAGGGTTATGAAGCCTATCTCGTTGGTGGTTGCGTTCGTGATATGATTATGCAAAGACTTGGTATGAGTGACAAGACTGATATTCATGATGTCGATATTGCTACTAACATGCCTATTGAACAGCTTCGGCATAACTTCAAGACTGCAAGTAATAATGGTGAAGCACATGGCACAATTCTTGTAGAACATGACGGTATCTATTTCGAAGTTACACAGTTCAGAACTGATGGCATTTATTCTGATGGTCGTCATCCTGATTCTGTAACTTTTACTAAGTCGTTCAAGGAAGATACTGCTCGTCGTGACTTTACTATCAATGCTATGGGTCTTGATTGCAACGGTGTCGTAATTGACCATCACAACGGTATTAAGTGCCTTCAGGATAAGGTTATCAATACTGTTGGTGATCCAGTTGAACGTTTTAGCGAAGATGCACTCCGTATTATCAGAGCATATCGCTTTGCCGCAAGGTATAAGTTCGATATTACTCCTGAGATTCGTGAGGCTATTCGTAAGACTAAGTATAAGCTCGCAGATATCGCAATGGAACGTGTTTCTGATGAACTTAAGAAGTGCATGTCTTATGGCTATACTGAAATCGCTGCTATGGTCAGAATGATGAATACTGATGGTATTTTCCAGATTATCGACCCTAAGGGCTATATTAACCCTGTCGAAGCTGAAAATATGCTCAGTACCCGTGCAGTTCGATTCGTAAATGGTATGGGAGGTGCTTATTCACCTCTTGGTTCGCTCATATGCATGCTCTGGGGCTCTGATTTAAAAAATGCATATCAACACTATAAGTTAGAGCACGAGGTCTTCAGATGCGCCCAATGGTGCTTTAATCACCGTGATACTTATCGTAATCCGGATGCTGATATCGTTGATTCAGTTGAAATGATTGCTAATAAATATTTTAATCAGCTTTATGAGCTCGAAGATGCAATTAGTGGTTATCGTATACCTAAAAAGGCGATTGATGATTTCACTACAATCGCACCTATTGCATTCAAGAATCAAAACTTCCTTAGCGGTGTTCTTACTCATGCTGGATATCAGGGTAAAGAATTCGGTATTATGCTTCATAAACTTAAGAAATGGTATTATCATAGCTTAAGTACTGGATATGTTCCTGAAACTCCGAAATCATTTATTAAAGACATTGAAGCAGCCCTTGCTGATATAAATAATAAATGAATCGTATAAGAATATCAGAAGCTAAACAAATTCTCGAAGATAATGGCTATATCGTAGAACGCGATACGGCCATTTCTACTTTTAAAGATAAGGTCATGGAACATTTAAGATATCTTTGTGATCCTCTCCTTAGAGCAGACTTTGACCCAGATGATGTATTTGAAAAGGCATATGATGTCTATAAAGCAAAATACAGTGCTGGATATGATGCTTGGGACACTGCAAAAGACATGATTGCTAGATATCGTTTTATGGTAAAATGGCATGAAATCGAAGGAGTAAGACGTGGTAGTTCACAAGAAAGGGCATAAAAATAGTAAAGGCGAAAAAGCTGAATGGTGTATTGTTTCACACAAGACACATAAGATTCTAAGTTCTCATAAATCTAAAGCCGCAGCTAAAAAGCATTTACAGCAGATGCATATTTTCAAAGAAAATGAGATGTCAGTCGAACAGGCTCTTGATATTCTAAAAGAAAACGGATATATTACGGAGCAAGAATGACCAACAAAAGTTTAACAAAGAATTTCAAATTATCAGAATTCATATCAACAGACCCGACCGAATACCAGTTATGTCTTTTAACTATCCTTGCGGAAAACCTCCAGAAGGTCAGAGATTTATTACAGATATATGCAGTAGACGGTAAAACTGTTTCCATAGGTATTTCATCAGGTGTAAGAACTCAAGCCGATTATGATAGATTAAAAGCAAAAGGATATAATCCTAGCAAGACAAGTGACCATTTCTGCGGTCTTCAACTCGATTGCAAACCCACATTAGGCGCTGCAGATATCTATATCAAGAACTGTAAACTTCCGTTAAAGGAAATCACATCCTTGATTATTACTTGGGATAGAGAAGAAAGAGTTGACTTCGGTCAGGTAATCTATGAATACAATCCAGCTACTAAGTCTGAGTGGATTCACCTTGGAAATGATCCTGAACAGATATTTTCTGATAAAGTTGTCGTTTCCAGAAAGAAATACTTGATGTCTCTCGATAATGGTAAAACTTATAAGGATTTTAAACTATAATTGTTGCTTTCCATTTTTGGGCACGTTTCAAAAGCAACAGCACTAGACGAAAGTCTAGTGTTTTTTATTCGGGTTTACAAATCAATTTATTTTTACTATCTTTGATAATATGTATATACCGAAGTTAGAAGATTATTATCGATTAGTAGATGAAGGTTTATTATCAAAGCATGAAACTGAAGATTTAGTCGGTTTCAAGTATAATATTCATACTACTTTTAATAAGCTATGGAATGACGTTACTCTTAACGCCCGTGGTATTACTTTTGATAAGCATACCGGTAAAATTGTTGCACGTCCTTTCCGAAAGTTCTTCAATCACTCGGAATTTATTACTATTGACCATGCAACAACGGAGCTTTATGATATTGTTCCACAAGAATATCGTCCGAATATTTCTGGCCCTTTCAGAGTTATGGATAAGCTTGATGGTTTCCTCGCTATTACGTTCTATAATCCCTACACAGAAAAGTGGCAGGTAAAGACTGGTGGTTCATTTCAGGCAAAGCAGTCTGATTGGGGTCAACATTGGCTTGATGAACATGTCAATACCGATAAGATGAAACTTGAAAATACCTATCTTTTCGAAGGTATTTGGAGTGGTGATAGACATGTAGTCAAGTATGACTATGAAGCTCTTAAATTGCTCGCTGTTATCCCGAATGCAACTGGTAATGAATTACCATTATCTGACATTATCCAAGCAGCAAATGATTTGGGTGTAGAAATGGCAGAAGTTAAGCAGTATTCTAATTTCAATGATATGCTTAAGGAAGTTGCTGATTATCCGTCTACACTTGAAGGCGTTGTCGTTACATTCGATAACGGTTATAAGTGCAAGGTTAAGGGTATTCAGTATTGTGAGATGTTCATGGTATTGAACAACTTGACTGAAAGAGAAATTTACATGAGATATGATCCGGTTAAGGATATTGTTTATGCTAATGTAAATCCGGCAAATGGCTATAAACCGCTTGATGAAGAAGTTCTTGTGGTTCCTGAAGAATTGCCGGAAATTTCAGAATATGTAAAGGTTCTTAAAACCAGACAACACGCATTGTTTGAAACTGTATTAAATATGGCCAAGGAAATCCTTAAGACCGGTTTTGAAGGTAAGGCTTTATACGATGAAGTATGCAATCGTTGGAAGAATAAACCGGAACTTATCGGTGCAACAATGGGTGCAATAAAGTCTTTACAGAGAGGCGATACTGTATTCTCTACAGCTAAACTTGCTGTCAAGAAACTTTTACGATAAAGGAGTAATTATGTTAAAGAAACTGATTTTTACAATATCCGTATGTTTGGGTCTTGTTTTTGCTCAAGATCTTAGCTTACTAAAAATCAATCTTGATATGCCAGTCGATTACAGCGATTCGGTTCAGCCGAACTATGTCCCTGAGTCGATTACTAAGGCTATTGATAATATGAAGTTTCAACCGAAACAAAAGCATATTATTCTGAGACATAATTACTTTGATATCATTGAACGATATCTTGAAAATGATTCACTGGATCATTACTGGTTCTGGAACTATAAGCTTATTATTAATTTTTAAGATTATGAAAGATTTAATGCATAACTATTTCGAAGGCACTATTGTCGGAATTAAAAATAAAAAATATTATAATATTAAATTAAAAGAAAGTAATGTTATAATTAGTGCAATTTTATCGAACCGACTTAAATGGTACAAACTTAAAATAATTCCAGGTGATTCAGTTACATTTTATTCAGAAAATGGATATAATGTTATTGGCGATAGGATTTTTAATTAAAAAGGATAAAAATAAATGAACGTAATGGTATCTATTTTTGGTACTTCTAAGTCAAAAGTGCCTGATATGAGGGCGAACTTCGTCGTAACTGAATCCATGTCAAATGGACGATGGATAAACGGAGTAAAGAATTTCGAATATACTCTGGATAATGAATTAATCGATGAAATCGATGAATCCAGACTTGTCGATAGAATTAAGGAAAAGATTTATGCCTTGATTAATTCTCCGGTTGCTCGGCAGTGGGTCAGTTCACCGACCCTTAGGGTATATTATAACCCTGAAGCTGCTGGTAACGTTATTGTCAAGAGCGTGTTTGGCTAAGTAGAACTTCGACCATTCGTTGGGTTATTTCAATCCTGGTCTGTTCATCTGATATAGTTTCTACTGGAATCTTATATTTTAGCATTTCCTTTGCCGCATAGGTAAGCCTGTCATTATATGACAGGTCTTTTATTTTATTATATTCTTCCATTATACTTTGATAAAAACTATATTCACTCATGCCTTATTTATAAATAATACATGAATGAATCCGAACAATTTGAACTATTTAAAATCAAGCAGAAGATAATCACAGAAACAAGAGCATTGCATGTCGATGAGCTTGTTCAGGAATATAAATCTAAGGTTATGAAGGCTATCAGACAGCACGTAGTCAAGTATCTTGATATGGTCTGGGATGGAAAGCCTGTTCCTAAGCTTATAACAATCTTTATTCCTAATATGATGGCTTCTACTACATACTGTAAAGAACCTGTCAGAATGAAAGGACTTGTAGTCAGAGTCTATTTCGATACCAATAGAGTTAGAGATGACTATACTAGGGCTAAAGGTCCAGGAAAAGGTTCATTATATGCAAGTGCCGCAGGTGACTTGAACCCTGGGTTGGATGGTAAACTCGATCCTACTCCAATGCTACTGAATCTTCCTGTCATATATGGTATTCAGCATTGTAAGAAAGTTAAAGGCGGTTATGCTTTGCCTTTCGAAGATATGGTTGATGATTTCGGTTCAGTATATGATACACCAGAAGAAATAGTCGACGCCATCATGGAAGAATACTTTACAGATTACTTCCAGGAAGCATTAAGTCATGAACTGACTCACTTTGTCCAGTCAAATAACCAATATGTTGACGGAACAGAGAATGCCAAGGAATATGATCCACAAGAAGTCTTTAGAACTGGCCAATATTTTGTTGACGAACTCGAAGTCGAAGCAAGATTGCATCAAAGAATGCCAGCCTATGTAGATTCGATTCTTAGGGCACGAGATATTACTCCGATTGCCAAACAGATAGTCTACAAGATGTTTGCTAACAGGTTCAAGGAAGTTCCGAAGGATGTAAAGCATAAATACTTCAATATGGTATTGCGTTTATGTCAAGCAATAAAGACAGTCCCTGGAATAACAAAATATAATTATAATACACCAAAAATGCGCCGGGCATTGCATGATGCATTATAAATAGAATAAAGGAGGCTCCAAAATGGCAAAGAAAGAAACAAAACAGAATGTACCACCTTGGGCTAAGGGCGGAAAAGTCTAATAAGATTTGACGCAAATATCCTGAATGCATTCAAAACTGACCGGCGAACAACCGGTCTTTTTTAATAAAAAAGGTTTACAAAGTATGTAAATTATATTATATTTTAACGTGATAGAGGTGTTTATGTATCTTAAAACGATTGGTCGTGTACAAACTCTTTGGAATAAGGCGCAAGCTGCACATAAGGATAATTTTAATTATACAACTAAGAATGGTAAGAAATTTATAGTTAAGAATATGCCATTGTCTAATAGTTTTACGGTTTTTGATAATAATCATCAACTACTTGCTCGTGATGTTTCTAATATTGATGACTTAGCAAATTGTCTTCTAGCAATCAGTAAATCAAAGGAAAACTGATGAAGAAACTGTTACTCATTCTGTTTTTAGCAATAAATACCTTTGCGGCAAGCGAGTATTGTCAAAAGCTATATGATAATTTTAAAGCTACGATAGAACCTCAAATGACAGCACTCTGTATCACTAAGGAAACAGGAGTTTTCAGTTATAATTTTTACATGCACCAAGATTCAACCTATGCCGATATGAAATTGGTTTTTGGTCTTGGTAAGGAATCTCACCTTTACCAAAAAGGTGTAGATGAAATCGATATTGTTGAACTTGAATGCATGGAAGAAACTGATGATGCAGAAGATGTTTTAAAGATTCTGTTTGCTAATCATTCTTGTGCTAAAGAATTTAAGGAATTGAATAAGTAATATGCAGTTATATTTTATTAGACATGCAATGACTGATGCTAACCAGTCTGGTTCCATGGTTAAGGATTATAGTGAATCCAGTATTTTACCATTTGACGTTGCAGACTGGAATAAAAAAATTGGCAAAAATATTAACTATAATAAAATGACAGACTTGCTTTTGTCGTCTCCCGCAAAAAGATGCATTCAGACTGCGAATGCAATTTTTGGCAATACCAGTGAAATTTTTAATAACAGTAACTTGGCAGAATTTGACTGCTCTGGCCTTGGTGACTTAAAATTCTGGGAAATCGACGAAAAGACTTTTGATGAAAAATCCGGTGTCACAAATGCTGACATGGATTTACAAATTGATTTGTTACTTGACAGTTTTAAAGAAATAGAAAAAGTATGTAACTGCAAGAAATTTATCTGCTTTAGCCACGGAATGGTTATCAGATATATCTATCACTATTTTAATAACAATAAGAAGGTTTCGCCTTATGATGTAATCAATAGCAAGGGTTTCTCTTTTGCTAATCTGGATATGTTGCATGTCGATACCGAAACTGGCAAAATGGAAGTATATAGATTTAAGGAACCAGTTTGCCATCAAGATACAAAAGAGAAATAATATGATTCAAAAGACGGGATATTTTTTCGTAAAAAACATTCAGAATAAAAAGTTAACTTCTTTAAATATCATTTATCACATAGGTCCAGCATATGAAGCGCGAGGCCGAAGAGGCGTTGCTCATTTAATGGAACACATGATTACAAAGTGTATTGATAAATATACATCGCAGTTTACAAGAGATTGTGTTACATTTAATGCTGTTACAACCACTAATTATATTAAAGTTTATTTTGCTGGTTTGAAAGAAAAACTTCCGGCAAATTTTAAACAGCAACTAGTTAAAGAACTTCTTCGCAGTTTTGATAATTTAACTGAAGAAGAATATAAGGCTGAACAGAATGTAGTTCTTCAAGAAATTTCTGATAATTTTAGTTCTCCTGAAGACGGTTTCTTAAGTAATATTCTTTATAATTATTATAATGTCACTTTGCCGCTTGGTGTTCCGAAAGATGTCGCGAATTTTACCTATGAACAGGCAAAGGAAATGGCAAATAATTTCTTCTCTCGTCCGTCTGCAATTATCGAGCGATGCGATGAACCTACAGATTTTAGTTTTGTAGAATATAATGAAAAAGAACCTTTCCCGATTCTTATCTGGTATAAAGAACGTAATAGAAAGGTTATGGAAGAAGTTAAGTCTAATAAGGGTATTATCTATGTAATGAATAGAAAACCCATTAAGAAGACTGATTATATTTTTATGGCTGTCGGTCTTCATATGTTTGCTAGCGGCGATTTAGATTCTCCGTTCTGTGATGAGATTAGAACTAAACGTGGTTTAAGCTATTATGCATATAGTGATTTGCTTAAATTTGATAAGCAAGGAATGATGTATCTTACTGCATGTACTGATAAAGAACATATGGAAGAACTTAAAACTGTAATAATGGATATGTGTCGTAATGTTAGAAAGTATTTGACTAAAGAACGTTATGACGATGTTATCGAAATGATTAATACAAAGAGAAAGTTTGATAGATATAATAATTGGGCAAATGTCGATAAGTATATTCTTCCTATGTTACCTAAGTTAAATCAGACTACGCAAAAACGACTTAATTATGAGCAAGTCGTCGGAACAATGGAAAAGTATTTCTACTCACTTGAATTCTTTATTCAATAGTGGTTTACAAAATAATAATCTTTTACTATATTTGTTAAAAACAAAGGAGTTTTAATGAAATACTTTTTTGGCCTTGCTGCTGATCCGTTAACCATTGGTCATATTGCTATTATTAAGACAATTCATAAGCAACTTAAGAATAATGATGAACTTTATATTGCTATTTCTAATAATGATGAAAAGCAATATCATGCTACACTTGATGAACGTTTTTCTATTGTCCATGATGCGATTATGGACAAGTTCAAGAAGAATCCGCCGATTCTCGTGAAGCAAGACAAGCGAACTCTTGCATTCCTCACTGAAAATTTTGCAGATCAGGAAAAGGAAATTGTCATTTGTGTTGGTGAAGATGAATGGAAGTCTTTGCTTGAGGGTCGATGGGTAAATTATGACCTCATTCTTAAGCGATATCAGTTCCTTGTCGTTGGTCGTCAGAATACTGAAATCAAGACTTGTGGCTATCCTGTTACCGTCGTGAACATTCAGGATTGTACTGATGTTTCTTCCTCTGCAGTAAGAGATATTCTTTACAGAAATCCGAACTGTCATTATTGTGATGTAGAAAAGCATATTACGCATCAAACTTTCCGTTCTATTAAGGAAAATCGTCTTTATTTTCAAAATGATGAACAATATGCTGAAGAAGAAGCAGAATTTCTTAGAAGTTATGCGATTGCTAAGAAAAATAATGGATGGGGTGAACCATCTGTAACTGCTGATACTATTGCATATAATGGTGATAAAATTCTTCTTATTCGTCGTTTAAAACCGCCATTTAAAAATCATTGGTGTTTATGCGGTGGATTTATGGATTTAACGGATGAAGATTTAAGATATACTGCATCTCGAGAATTAGAAGAAGAAACTAATATAAAAATTGATCCACTACGATTTAGGCAAGTAAAGACATATAGTCATAAATTTGATCCTAGAATGCGTATTGTAGATACTGCTTTCGAAGTTAGAGTTTCTAAAAAAGAAATGAAATCTATGAAAGCAGGTGATGATGCACGAGATGCTGCATGGTTCGATTTAGATAATTTGCCTTTATTAGGTTTTCATCATAAAATGATTATTGAAGATTGGCAAAAGAAACGTAATAACGAATCTTATCTTTAAAATTTATGAAGGACAGGTATATATCCCCATTATACTTGTGGATATTCACACTATCCACTAACTTCATATAAATATATTAGAAGGTGTGAACTTCTTATTTTTATGGGGTATTTATGAAGACTAGGCAATGTCTTAAGTGTAACTGTATAATATCAGTTAGAAGTTTTTTAAAACATATATTAAATAAACATAATCTTTCTGAAAAAGAATATTATGATTTATATCTTAAACAGCCTGATGAAGGTTTATGTAAAAACTGCGGTAAACAAACTAGATTTTATTCAATAACTAGAGGTTATTGTTCAACATGCTCATTAAATTGTGGTGCATCACTAGGGCAAAAGAAAAGATATGAAAAACCAGAAGAACATTTAAAAAGTTCAATTATTACTAAGAAACAAATGGCAAATTCACAAGCTAGGATAATTCTTAGTAAAAAAGCAAAAGAACGGTTTTCAGACCCAGCAGAACGTGAAAGAATTAGTAATGCAGTAAAAAATTCAGAAATATTTAAAAATAAAATACATTCTGAAGAATATTCTATAAATATGCATAATTTATTAATTGAGCGTTATTTGCATCCAGAAAATAGATTAAAAATGAGTGAATCTTGTAAAAATTCACCAAAATTTAAAAATGGTGCAAGACAAACAAAAGAATTTCGTGAACGTCATAGTGAAATAATGCATGAACGGTTAAAAAATGGAAAACTTATGGTTAAATATGAGTATAATAATGAAACATTTATGTCATTGCCCGAATTTGCATTTTATATATGGCTTAAACAGCATAAGGTTGAATTTGAATATCAATGTGAACCATTATTTTATGAAAAGAATGGTGTGATTAAACGATATATACCAGATTTTAAAGTAAAAGGACGATATGTTGAAATTAAGAGTCCATTTTTAATTAAAGATAATCATTTGTGGGATCCGTTTGAAAAAAGATTTAATATTGAAAAAGAACAATGCATGATTAAAAATAATGTATATGTTATGACAGAAGATAAGTATAATATATTCGTTAATTGGTTTAAAAAACATTATGATAATGAATTTATTTTAAATCACAGAAAATAAAATTCTGAATTTTTCTAACTTAGACCGTAGAAAATACGGTCTTTTTTATTATAAATATAATAAAACTAACGTTAGAGGAATTTATGAACGAACAAAAACTATTTGAAATGGCTAAAGCTGCTCAAGAACGTATGCTTGACAGACTTCCGACAAATAAGAAATATGTATTCTTGCTTGGTCGATTCTTTGAACTTAAAGGTGATCATAATACAAAGAATGCATTGAAAAAGTATCTTGGTGATAGATTAACTGAAGAAGAATTCAACTGGGATAATATTGTATCTGTCGTTGCCGGTGGCGATGAAACTGATATTACAGCTATTAATCATGGCGCTCATACAGATAAAATGGCTGAATTGTTCCATGCGAAGTTCGATACACTTTATAATAACATGAAGAATTCCTTGGCTCGTTCTAAGGATGATATCGATACTAACTATGTCGATAAGGTTCTTGATTTCTATTCTAAGGTCTATAACCACGATGATACTCCTGAAAATCTCTTTAATCAGCTTAATATGCAGCCTGTCATTGACTGGATTAAGGCTAATGAAGGTGAAGCTGCGGAACGTTTTGGACGTCGTTGGCCTAAGATTCAGAGACTCCTTGCTCAATGGCTTGATGATAACTATGAAGGTTCTATCAACCAGACTATTGCAGCATTCTGGGATTGGTGGCGCACAGTTCCTCGTGAAGACCGTGAAACTGCTAAACCTCCTGTAGAATTAGCTCAGAAGCTTGCTAAGATTTTCTGCCGTGAAGATTCTCGAGAAATCCTTGGTAACTATCATAACTTTGTATTGAAGAAGACTCTCTTGACCTTGACTTCTGATGGTAATGTAGTTCCTAATGGTCTTAAGGCTGCTCTTGGTAATGCAGTTCGTAACGGTGCTGAATTTGGTCGTATGACTGATTTCTGTGAAAACTTGGTTAATACTTGGTTTAATACCTTAAATCCAACTGAAGACCAGATTGAAGAAATGCGTAACCGTCCAGATGACGATAACGGCGAAATTAATATTAATAACTATGCTGATCGTATTGCAGAAGAAATACCTAATGATGCGGCAGACATGATTCTTGCAGCTGTTAATTATGAAGATAATAATCATTTGCAAACTCTTCAAGATGCACTTAAAGAATTTGCTGATAATGATATGGTTGACATTAATATGGTTGGTCATGTCGATAAAAATATTGTAAGAGAAGCTTTTGCATATTATCGTCAACTTGGTAGAACAAAGAGAGTAGGCCGTACTTCAGTATTTAGTGAAGAAACATTAAACTCTATTCAAACATTCTATAATGAATTCAAGAACTTATTTAAGATTGGTTTAAAACTTCCTGCTATTAAATCTCTCTTAGCTGGTTATGCCGATGTTAGACTTGATGCAATAAATAGACATGATAATGATTACTGGAATAATAGACAATTTGAAGACGTTCCTGAAGAATATGAACTTGAAGAAGCTCTCAGAGTTCTTCACAAGCACGGTTTGATGATTGCTTAATAAAATAAAAGAGGATTTTTAAAATCCTCTTTTTAATTATATAAAAAATAAAGGCGATTTTGAATCGCCTTATTTTTATTAGATTTCTTCCCAGATTTCTATGAAGCTACCACCTTCATTCGGTCTACGTTCATTGAAATCACCTGGCTTATAGTCATATACTATCGGATTATCCGGATCCTCAGGTTCATTCAACTTCTTCAAAGCTTCTTCCTGAGTAGGAGCTGTAACAACAACGTTATCAGTTATATTAGCTTGAACGTTACCATCTTCTCCTACTGGGTGATAGTATACTCTCCATTGCTTTGCTCTAGGCATACGATGAATAGGTCCGTTAACTCTACGTGGCTCTCTATTTCTTACAGCCGGCTGAGCAGGAGCTTCTTCAGGTTCTTCATCTGCAGCAGGTTCATTAGCCGGAGCTTCTTCACGAGCTTGTTCTTCACCAGCGGCAGGAACATCAGCAAACAATTCCTGATACTGTGCCGGAAGCGGCCCAGGTTTTGTATTATCCATTAAACCATGATTTTGTTTAACTGGAACTTCTATTTCTGCTGGTGCTTGTGGATTAACATCAACAAATGTAAAGACATTTTCAAACTTAGATTCAATCTGATTTGCTACCCATCTGGAAAGTTCGTCATTTAAATTGTTCGGATCGCAAATAAAAGTAATTTCAATATTGGCATTACCATTATCTTCAATAAATACTGGTTTAGATAACTTATTACCGGCAGCATCATATTCATCAATTTCATTAACTAATGAATCAAATGCATTTTTGATATCTTCAGTTTCTGCACCGCCTTCAGTATCAATAATAACTTGAATTGTTCTTGTATTAATCTGAACATTTACTTCAGCAGGTGCCTGATGTGCAGGAGCTTCTTGTCTAGGAGCCGGTGCTTCTTCAGCAGGTTCTTCATGTCTTGGTGCGGCAGGAGCTGCATGAGCTGCAGGAGCATTACCAACACGGCCTCCATGTCTATTCGGGTTATCACCACCTCTACCAGTTGGCTGCGGAGGAACTGCACCATCAATTTCACCAGTTTCAGGATCGACTTCAACTGCATCCCAACCATTTTCAGTGCGTCTAGCATTAAGGGTATTAATAATTCCCATAAGTTTTTGCTTACCGCGAGCAGGTGCATCAGGTATAAATGATGCAAAGCCATAAATAAACTTATCAATCTTGTCTTGTGTACGTAAAGCATTATTTGTTTTTGCGGAAGCATAACAGTTTTGGAATGCTTTAAGTCTTGCTAATGCTGCAGCATCCATTCCACGGAATTCATTTGCTTCATTAAGCATATAACCATGTCTACCGAGAACTTCTACCGCTTCTCTGATATCTTCATCAGCCGGGAATGAACCATCTTCTATATCATCATATACATCAGTTTCATCTTCTGCCGGAATACGGTCATATTCATCTGGATCTTCCATTCCATTAAGCTTACCTAGCTCATCATCTTCTGGGAAATCAGAATAATCTTCATTATCCTCAGTTTCTTCATCATCACCGATGAAATCATTTTCATTATCGATGGTTTGAGATTCTTCGTAAATATCGTCTATAAGCTGTTCTACGGCTTGAGTCGGTGTAAAACCATCATTATAATATGAATCGATTATTTGTGCATACCATTCATCTTGTAGCATTTCATCTATAGACTGATAGTTCTCATCATCAGAATACTTTTCAGCCCACAAATCACTAAGTTTGGCAATAAAGTCATCATAAGAACCTATTGCTTGTTCTCTAAGCGCATACAATCCATGCTGCTTTATTATTGATTTAGCTTCATTAAGTGTCATAAATCCTCGAAATTACTTTATATTATTTATAAGCAAAGATAAGAAAAATACCTTGTATTACAAGGTATTTTATATAATTCTGAATTTCTTTTACTTTAATTTATTAACCAAATCTCTGATATTTCCACCGTTTCTAAGGTAGTCAGCAACATTGGTAATACCAGCACGACGAGCTACATCAGTTGTGCGTTTTGGCTGGCCTTGACGACGTTTTAAGGGGTCTCTTTCACCAATGGCAGCACGATTTACACCTGCAGACAAATCTCTAGCTCTAGCATTGCTAACTTCATACTTATCGTAATTAGCTTTTAACCAAGTAATAAGCTGATCCAGACCACGAGTAAAAGTATCTTTTGTCGTATAGAATGTATCTGCATGAAGAATAATAGTCTTCTTTGTTCCATCATCTAATGTCTTAATAAAGACTTTTGCATTACTATTATCACAAACAGACAATGTGCCATCATTATTAATCTTAATTTCAAACTGATATGCGCCTTTACCACCCTTACGAGTCAAATGAATCTTATTTGCACTTCTAGAACCGGTAGGAGATGCTATATAAATGTCACCCATATCAGTTCTAATTCTATTACAAATCCAGTTTGTCATTGTCTGGTTATATGCTTCATCAGCCTTTTCATTAATAATAAAATCAATAAGACTATGTTTTTTAATTTTTTTATATCTTTGGCATTCTTTTTCACCCTGAAGGTCAAAATCTTCATTCATTAAAAATAAATCGTAGTCTGTCATAAAATCCTCATTTTTATATTTATGAAGTTTTAGAGTTATAAATAATACAAATATAGGAGTAATTATGAATATTTTTGAACAAGCTGCTGCATTAATCATGGACGATTTTGTCAACGAATCTATGGCGTCTGACATGTATAAAAACAGCATAAAAAAGAAATTAGAACAGTTAAAAACTGCATGTGGTTATGAACCTAAACTTGATCCAGAAGTTTTGAACTCTGACAATGAATTCCAATTAAAATCATATGCTAACTTTTTAACTGATATTCAAAGCCTTTATAAAATATATGTTGAAGGCGGAAATAAGTTTAATGTTGCAAAAGTAAAGAAATTCTTGCTTGAAATCAATAATAGCAGAACAAAAAATGAACGCCCAGGTGAAGTTGCTTATTTTAATATGGCATTTGATTTATTGTCTACATCAAGAAAGACAGGTTCTGTAAGTATTATTGAAATCATTAAACCTACTGAAGATTTATTTGCATCTTTCTTTAAGCCAGAAGCTGCTGAAATTTGGGAATCTGCAGCAGAACAAGCAATAGAAAATCTTATTGCAGTAAAAGCTACTGGAACTAAAACATATAAAGAACGTCAAAGAAGGGATGTTGCACAGGCATTTAAGGAAAACTGTGAACGCCGTAATGCTGAATTAAAAGAGGCAACAAATGATACTTATCAGATTGTTAAAGGTAATGCTGGTTCTGCAAGACCTATGCTTATTGATAAAAAGAAAAAGTTACAGCTTACTATTACTTCGGCAAAGCAACAGGGTGGTGATGAATATGGTAGCTTATATAAATATTCATTAGCTGATGTTTATGGCAATGGTTCTATTGAAGAACTTGTCGAAGCAATTAAATATTTCTTTAAAGAAGAATATGGTTATTTCTATGATGATCCTACTGAATTAGATGATTCTGTTAGATTTACCCACAAGGGTGATGCTATTGTCGCAGTAGCACCAGAATTATTTAATGAAAACGGTTATGTTGGTGGTCTTTCTGGAACCAAGCAAATTAGCAATGATATTATATTACACTTTGTTAATTTAAGCGAAGGTAAGACTGAAAACGGCGGTCGTTATGGTCATTCTAAAGTTGAGAATGATGAAGGTGAAAATCCGTATTATAATGAATATAACCCTGCTGATGGCGAATTGCTTATTGTTTCTGAAGATGATAAGATGAATAAATCATATTTGGATGAAAATGCCAAGCATGTCGTATTTGAAATCGATGCTGCTGGAACATCTGAAAAAGAAAGTGCTTCTAACTATAATTTCTTGGGTGTATTTAGTAAAGTTACTGAACAAGAAAGAGAAAATGGCGGTTATATGGTAAACTATGTTCTCGAATCTGATACTTTAGAAGTTTCTGGTCACTCTGCTGGTGAAGTTACAACCGAATCCAAGAAAGTTCGAAATGCATTAAAGCTTCTTAAGGAAAATGGTTATCTCGTTGAATTCCGTGACGCAAGTCAGGATTTAAATGACGATCCTTATGATGATTCTGAAGCATGGAATAACGGTAATCCGACATACCAAGACTCTGAAGGTGTTGAAGACCGTAATGAGAAGCAAACAGTTTCTAGAAAAATGGACAATCTCATTAAGAAAATCGATGAAGTATGTAACAGATTTGAAGACTATGACTATTAATATAAAATTACTCCTATTATTTAAAGGTTGACGAAAGTCAACCTTTTTATTATATTTGTAATAATGATTTACGAAAATATGCAATGTGTTAAACCGCCAAGGTATGTTTTAATTACAGGCTTCATGGGGAGTGGTAAATCTACTGTTTCTGAACTTTTACGTGCAAAAACTTTTAAAGTTATCGATTCTGACAGTTTTGCAAAGAACCTTTATAAAACTGACGATACTTTAAAGAAGTTAGTTATCTCAAAGTTTGGAATTGAAGCTTCGTCTAATTATGAAGGTCCGGATAAACCGTTTGACCTTGATTTTGAATTTGCAAAGAAAGAATTTTTTAAAGCAGAAAATGATGAAAAACGTAGAGACCTAGAATCCTATATTTGTGGTTATCTTTCTGTCAATGTGCAATTTAATAGAGAACTTTGGGGCTATCCAGTCGTATTTATCGAAGCCGCATTAACTGAAGCGATTCCGACTTTAGTTGAATTACTTAAGATTAAGACTGTCATCGATGTATCTATTGATGACCATTTGAGAGCTAGTCGATTAGCTCAACGAGGAATTGATACAAAAACTCTTAATGAACGTATGCGTCTTCAAAAGTATGTCGATTTCGACGAAACTGTTACTGTATATCCGATTACAAATAATGGAACTATTGTTGATTTATGGCATCAAGTAGATGATATGCTTAAAAATGGTTTCATGAATTCGCAGGAAAAGTATCAACATTTTAAGACATATCTTGATAATGCACCTGAATATTGTAGAACTAACACTTGGTGTTATTTGTATTATAATAACAAGGGTTGTTCGAATTGTCCATTCCCTTGTGACAATAGAAATACAGAATTTGATGAAATGAAAGAAAAATATTTAAATAGGAAATATAATGGCTAGAAAAGAAACTACAAAAGATGGACTTATTAACGGTTATATGCATGCACTCGATTATGGTAAGACAGAGCGAAGAATGGTTGAACTTGCTGAAGCACAAGCACTTCAAGCAGGATTTGTAAAATATTCCGCTGATAAGCCGCTTAATCCTGGTGCAAAGTATTATTTTATTAACCGTGGTAAAAACTTTGCAGCATTTGTTATCGGTAAAGAAAATCGTTCTGCACAATTACTTGGTGCACATATTGACTCACCGAGAATTGACGTAAAGCAACAGCCTCTTTATGAAAAGGATAAGGTTGCTTATTTTGATACTCAGTATTATGGCGGAATTAAGAAGTATCAGTGGACGACTATTCCTCTTGCAATGTATGGCGTAGTTTATCGAGCAGATGGAACTTATTATAATATCGCTATTGGTGATAATCCGAATGATCCAATTTTCTGTATTACTGATTTGCTTCCACATCTCGGTCGTTCTGATATGTCTAAAAAGACAGCAGAAGAATATATCAAGGGTGAAAATCTTGACATTATTGTCGGAACTACTGCAATCGAATGTTCTGATGAAGAAAAGGAAAAGATTAAGGAACCTGTAAAGGCGTTTATCCTTGATTATATTAAGGCAAAGTGGGGAATGGAAGAAGAAGATTTCTGTTCTGCCGAAATTGAAATTGTTCCGGCTGGTCAGGCAAGATATTGTGGTCTTGACCGTTCTTTGATTGCTGGCTATGGTCAGGATGATAGAGTTTGTGCTTATACTTCTCTTCGTGCGGTTCTTGACCTTCAGGATATTCCTGAACACACTGCGGGTGTAGTTCTCGTTGATAAGGAAGAAATTGGTTCTTGTTGTGCTACCGGTGCAAAGTCTCGTTGGTTTGAAGATGTTCTTCGTGCTATTCTCAACTTTGATCGTTGTAATGAACTTCAATTTGCAACTTGCCTCTATAATACACGCATGTTGTCTTCTGATGTAACTGCAGCATTTGATCCGCTTTATGCAGATGCATATGACAAGAAGTCTTCTGCTAAGCTTGGTAAGGGTATTATGTTCTCCAAGTATAATGGTGGTCGTGGTAAGTCTGGCGGTGCTGATGCAAATCCGGAATTTATCGCATATGTTCGTGGTATCATGAAGGAAAATAACTGTAACTATCAGTTTGACTCTATGGGTAAGGTTGATGTCGGCGGTGGCGGAACAATTGCTTCTATGATTTGTAGCTTAAACATTAATGTGCTTGATGCTGGTGTTCCTATCCTTAACATGCATTCTCCGATGGAACTTGCTCATGTTGATGATATCTATTCTGCATATAAGGCATATTCTGCATTTATCAGGGCATAAAAATGATTTCAGATTATTTTAATAATGCAACAACCAAAGGTGTAAAGCCTAAAGAAGACAAGGCGATTGAAATTATCGCACAAAGAATCAAGGAAGTAAAAGATTATATTAGTAACTACCTTGATAACTTTAGAGATGCACCTTGGGTAGTTGAAGGAAATCCGGAATATACGAGATTTTATGTAAACCATAATGTTTTCGAAAGAATGAAATCTGACTGGACGCAAAAAACTCGTATCAAGATTGAAGACTATGATTGGAAAGCTTTGCTTTATTACATGGCTAAGGAACTTGGTTATACATGTAATTATGCGAACGGAACAATGGGAGTCTGTCTTGAACTTCCGCCTTGCATGAAGTAAATTTTAATTTACATTTGATAAAGACCGAAACATATTGACAAGTGTTTCGGTTTTTTCTATATTATAAATATGACTATTGAAGAATTTAAATTAGAACAAGAAAATCTTATTAAGAAACCTTCACTTGCTGTTTATCAAAATGGTAATCACTATGTAGCGATTTTTGATGACGGTACAAAGATTAAGGAAACTATCGATCCTACTGCTGACCATTTTACTTATGAATTCGCAGAAAATAGCGATATTAAGATTACAGACTATTGCGATGGTGGTTGTATTTATTGTCATGAAAATTCTACTGTTAAGGGAATTCATGGTGACTTGAAGAAAATTGAACCCATGCTTGATACTCTTCATGCCGGAACTGAAATGGCTGTCGGTGGTGGAAATGCTCTTGCTCATCCTGACCTTATCTGGTTCCTCGAGAAGCTGAAGTCTAAAGGAGTTCTTGCTAATATTACTATTAACCAACGACACTTGAAGCCATATAAGGATTTGATTTGTAAACTTGTTGCTGAACATCTAGTTTATGGTATCGGTATTTCGCTGACGAATTCAAGTGATGAAGATGACTTTAAGTTTATCGATACTTTAGGCGATAATGTTGTTATTCATACTATCGCTGGTATCTTGACTGAAAAGGATATTCAATGTCTGAAGCACAGAAAAGTTTTGATTCTCGGTTATAAGGACCTTCGTCGTGGACATGCTCTTCTTGAAAAACAGTCTGATGAAATCAAGAAGAATATCGAATGGCTTAAGGAATTCCTTCCGATTATGAGACATCTTTGCAAGGTTATTTCTTTTGACTGCCTCGGTATTGAACAGCTTGATCCTAAGACTATTTTCCATATGTCTGATGAAACGTATAATAGTCTGTTTCAAGGTGCTGATACTGATGTAATGGATGCTGACGGAAATATTACCTGTTCTACATTCTATATCGATGTTCCGACTATGACAGTTGCTAGAATGAGTACTGCTGCACTTGACCAAAGATTCAAGTTTGAAGGAACTGAAGATGTCAAGGACTTGTTTAAAACTTCAACAAAGGGTTGGTAATAATGATTACTGCAATTTTTAATATCTTCGCTGGATCTGTTTCCGCTGGTGTTCTTATTATCAGCTTACTGTTTCTTGCATGTACGATTCAGCTTAATGATATGATTTCACTTCCGATGGGTTATATCGTTGCAATCGATGCACCGTTTATTATCTTGAGTGGACTCTGTTTGTTTATCAATATTAAAGAAGCTATCACTGCAATTAAAAGAGGATAAAATGAAGACTATTCGTCTTGGTACTTTTGAAACAAATTCATCGTCAATGCATGCTTTTGTTATTCCAAGAAATTATTGCATTGACCATAAAAAGAATTATAAGATTGATTTCAGATTCGATAAGGATTTTACCGATCGAACGCTGGTTCCTCATACTTCCATCGAAGATAAGGCTTCTTATATGTTTCAATTAATTTGTCAGCATTTTAACAATCATTTCGACTCTTTATATTACTATGATGAAAATCGAAATGAGATTGAATATACTGGCGAAGAACGAACAAAACGAGTAGATCATAATGAAAGAGTTATTGAACTGTTTAAACTGTTCCAAAAGGCTCTTATCGTTTTTGCAAAGCGTAATTACAATATCGATGTGACTTTCTCTAGCTATGAAATTTCAAGAGAATATGTTAATTATAGAGATGAGGTTCGTCATGTTTATAGTATTAACCAAGGCGATCCAAAAATTTATACTGGCCTTGGCTGTTATGGTCATGCTGGTGTAAATGGTGTTATTCTTTCCAGTATATTTGAAGCGATTGATAAAGCGCTTGAAACTAATGACTTTAGATACTTTGAACTTATTGTAGAAAAGGAACAATGGTTTAGCGGCGCTTGTAATCTCTTTGAATTCATTGTAAATCCTGATGCAATCATTATTCAATGCACTGATGAATGCTCTAAAACAATGAAAAATAATATGCTTAAACTGGTTAAGGAATACATGAAGAAAAGTAATTATATGTGTAATGTAGTTTGGCCAATTGGCGGGTAATATGAAAATATTTTCAAAATTCCGCGATTATTATGACTGTGCTCTTAGTTCTTTCCTGGAATCGGATGTAGTCATTCATCGTGAAACAAAAGATAATTTCATTCGAACAGGTGAAGTTGAAGAACTTGGAAACTTCGATGCAAAATGGAATTATATCTTTGATGGCTATTATGGAAAAACATATGGGCATAAAAATCTTTACATGATTGGCTTCTGCGGTAAATGGTATTTCTTCACTGGAGACCGTTATCGAGATGTTAATGGCGTTGATCCTAATACAATCGAATATCATACATTTGACGAAATTGTAAAAAACAATCGTGAAATGTCTTTATTCAAATCTCTGCCAAGATGGGATAGACCTGATCGTAATATTAATTACAAAAACCCGAATGAAGTAAAATTCTGGAATTTTGATTTATTTGAAAAGTTCGGTCCGGTTTTATTTTTGGATAATTATTATTGTGTATCTAAATTTCCATACCGCTCACCGCATAAACAAAGTACATTTAATTTTGTTTCGTGGCCATGTCTTGGTGAATATAGATTTGAAAAAGTAATGGATCCATATACTGCGATGTGGGAACTTGAACATTGGTTCGATTTTCATGCGAAACCTGACGACGCTATCGTTCCGGTTGGTGATGATATTACACGCCTTCAAGCATACGGCTTTGACAAAAAGACATCATTTAGAAAAGGAAAGGAAAAGAAATGTTAGAACAATTAGGTTATTTTTGTATTGGATATATGCTTACAGCATTAATCTATAAAATTATCGATAAATTTTGTAATAAAGATTAAAACGGATATATATGACTATTAATGATCTTGAAATGGACTATGAAAAGGAATATGCGATTTATCGTTTTCCTGACACAAAGGTAGAAGTCTTTAGATATCATGTGCCTACACTTGACGGTTTTAAAATTACTGAAGAGGAAAAGGCTCTTGGTTTAAAATTATGTCTTGAAGCTCGACTCAATGGCGGTTGGACAGGAGATATTCTTAATAGATAATAATTTTACGACTTTCAAAAAATTATTTTCATATATAGAATAGAAAGGTTAAGAACAATGATTAATTTAAACTATAACAGAACTTCATCATCAAATAAATCGCATCAGCGGTTTATGTTTGTTATAGTGTAAACTAAGTTTTACAAATTTTAACGATTTAGGACCGCTTACAAAAGCGGTCTTTTTTTCTATATTTAACAGTGAAAATTAAATGGTTCAGTAATGAGAAAAAAGAAAACATTAAAAATTCAAACCTTTAGTAATCCTGAAAATATAGGATTGTATCTGGAATCAAATCAGATTAATCGTGACGACGTTTTGACTGTGACTGAAAGTGTAAAAGAAATAGAATCAACGCACGCAAAAATTCAATAATTTACTTTATTCTACTGGGCTTAAAAAATTTAAAAAGGAAAAATAAAAATGAACAAGAAACTCTTAATCCTCATCGACTGTCAGAATGACTTTATTACTGGCACCCTTGCAAATCCTCGCGCTGAAGCAAAGATTGCAAACATTGTAAAGAAAGTAAAGGAACACGACGGTATCATTATTGCAACCCATGATACTCACTTTACCAAGCTTCAGGTTGAATCGGCTTGGCCTCCTGCTGAAGGAAAGGCATATGAAGATACTTTGGAAGGTCAGATTCTTAAGACTGTCCACTGTATCAAGCTTACTGAAGGTTGGGAAATTCAAAAGGATATTCTCGCAGCTTGTCATGAAAAGAATGGCCCCAATGGTCCGACTAAGTTCCACTGTATTGACAAGTATACGTTCGGCTGGGATGGCTGGAAGGAATACCTCAAGGCCTTCGATTTTGACGAAGTTGAACTTTGTGGTTTTGTCGCTGGTATTTGCGTAGATTCCAACGCAACCATTCTTCGTGCACTTTTCCCGAATATGAAGATTACTGTTGATGCTGCTTGCACTGCTGGTTTCGGACCTGACGATGAAAAGGCTGCTTATACCTGCATGAAGATGAAAGAAATTGATGTTATTAACGAGGACTAATATGACCGTTGAAATTAAGAAATATAAAAAGAAACCAGTTCAGGTCGAAGCAATTCAGATTCCAAACATCGATGATGAAGAAGATGCAGCTGAAATCATCGAATGGGGTCAGGGAAAACTCAGATATGATGATGAAACATATCCACGTAGCGGACCGGTGATTGGGCTTGAAACTTCAACTGGTCATCATTATGCCTGCCCTGGAGACTGGATTATTAAAGGTATTGATGGAACATTCTATGCAACTACCGATGATACTTTCCAGAAACTCTATGAAGAAGCAGATACTGATGTAACGACCAATAATGGTGTAATTACATGGTAAATAAAGACACAGATTATTTTAACCATATAATTAATTACTGGGCAGATAAAGAAGCAACCAGAAAATTATATGGTGAAGATTGTGACCGTTGGGAAGATTACCGTCCATGGAAACACAATGATTACAAATCTGAAATAACCAACAAGATAGCAAAAAGCTATTATAAAAACAAAAATTTAACAAAAACAAAACAAACAAACGAGGATAAAAATATGTTTGACTTCAATATGGGTAATATGTTTAACGGTATGTTCGGCAAGGTTGAGAAGGGTAAGTGTGCCTTCGCAATGGGTGGCGGCATCGCAGTCAAGACCAGCAATGGTTATAAGACTTATAACGTCAAGAAGCAGCGTTTGACCAACGTTACTAACTTCTGTTTCGACGCGTCTGATTTCTTCTTCGTTCTCCCGACCGCAAAGGTTGCAGTTGGTGACGTCATTCTTGTCGGTGGTAAGCCGAAGTGCGTTATTGAAGTTCTGAAGAAGTCCATCAAGGTTATCGACTATGAAAATAGCGAAATCCGTGAAATTGTTCCGGAACGCCATGTCTTCATGGGTGCGACAGTCTTCTATGGTAAGATTACTAGCATGTTCGGTGCTGGCATCGGTAAGGGCAAGGGCATTATGTCCAAGATTATGCAGCTCATGATGATGAAGAGCTTGATGGGCGGTAATGGCAATAATGACGGTGGTAACTTGATGCAGATGATGATGATGCAGCAGTTCCTCGGCGGTGGCGCAGCTAATACCGAAGATATGTTTGAAAATATGTTTGACATTCAGATCGATGAGGATGAAGACGCCGCAAAGACTGATGCAGACGATAATGATGACGAAGACACGGAAGAAAACTAAGGAGGTTAACCAATGGGTGGCGGAAGCTTTGATTATTCCAGCTATAAAACTTATTCCACTAGTGTAGGTAAGTGTGTTGACACTCGTGGCTATGTAACTAAGGGTCAGACTTTTACTGCACGTTCTCTTGACAAGGAACTTGATCCAAGAAATGTAATTCGTGAATGTTGTAATTCTAAGGAACATCCGAATACTCTCCCTGTTATTCTTGCACTTGACGTAACTGGTTCTATGGGCTCTGCATGTATGCGTACTGCTGAAGCTCTTGGCCCGATTGTTATGAACTTGCTCGAAAAGTATAAGGATCGTGATATCGAATTCCTTATCATGGGTATCGGTGATGTCGAATGCGATAATTATCCTATTCAGGCATCTCAGTTCGAATCTGACGTTCGTATTTCCAAGGCAATCGACAAGATTTACATGGAACATGGCGGTGGCGGTAATATGTATGAATCTTACTCTGCTGCATGGTATTTCGGACTTAACCAGACTAAGCTCGACTGTTATGACAAGCAAGGTCGTAAGGGTGTTATCATTACCATGGGTGATGAACCGCTCAATCCATATCTTGAACGTAATGGTTTGAATGAAGCTACTGGTAGATCTGCTCAGGGTAATGTTGAAACTAAGGCACTTTATGAACAAGCAAAGGATAAGTTCGATATTTATCATATTGCAGTTGATGATGATGCTACAGCCTATAGAAGCTATGAATCGCTGATTAAGAAGACTTTTGGTGAGCTTCTCGGTGATAACCTTAAGGTTGCAACAATTAACTCCCTCCCTGTTATGATTGAGAATTGTATTAAGCAAACTCTTGAACATAACGGTGGCGGTAATGACAAGCCGAATACGCAAGTCATTAATGAAGCAGGTGAAATTACTTGGTAATTCAAAAGGGGTTGAAAAACCCCTTATTTTTTTCTATATTTGTTTGGAATGATAACGATAACCGATAAGAAAAGGAGGATTTATGAGCATAGTTAACGCACGAATTATCGTTGGCGCTAACTATGGTTGAATAAACCATAGGTGATGAAGGTAAAGGCACAGCGGTAGCTTTTTATACAAAAAATTCTATCGGTAAAGTTTTAAATGTATTGACAAATGGTGGTGCACAGAGAGGTCATTCTGTTATCTCTGATGTAGGTGATTTTACATTCAAGCATTTTGGATCTGGAACTTGTTATAATGCAGACAGTTATTATTGTCAGTATTTTATTCTTAATCCGATGCAGTTTGTTAAAGAATATAGACAGTTAAGAGATAAGATTCCACTCTTTAACAATATCAAGTTTTATAGACATGTAAACTGTAAATGGTCTACTCCCTTTGATCAAATGTTTAATCTTGCAATCGAAGCTAGTAGAGGTGCAGAAAGACATGGTTCTTGTGGAATGGGTATTTGGGAAACTGTATTAAGATATAATAAAACTATTACTTATACTTTAAGCGATTTCATGAATCTTATAAGAGAAGATAAAGTAAAGTATCTTCAAAATGTGAAGAATTATTTTAATATCCGTATGAAAGAACTTAATGTAAAACTTCCTAAGGAACTTATTGAACCTTGGAATAGTGATTTTCTTATTGAACATTTTATTCAAGACTGTAAGTTCATTGCTTCTACTGTAATACCTGTTTCTAATATTACTGATATCAGTAATAACTATCAGGAAATTATTTTCGAAAATGGTCAGGGATTACTTTTAACATCCAGTATATTTGATGACCATACGACACCGAGTAATACTGGTTGTCATGATGCAATGGATATTATTATAAATGAACTTCATATTCCTTGTGAAAATGTTACAGTTCATTATATTACGAGACCGTATCTTACTAGACATGGTAATGGTTCTCTTATTGGTGAAACTGATAAGAATCATATTGCTGGTTCCGTTCCTGAAGACAGGACAAATCATTACAATGAAACTCAAGGTCGATTTAGATATGCTGGATTAGATATTCATGATTTACTTAATAGGGTTAAGAATGATTATCAAGCTATGCATGCTAGTGGATTAAAAATTGAAGTTACACATTGTGATGAAATGGATAGAGTAAATGAATTCGAAAAAGTGTTTGGCCAATCTGTCATCCATACATTCGAATCTCCTAAAATTTAAAAAGGATTGGTTTTATCCAATCCTTTTTTATTTTCATATTAATAAATTACCAATCATATTCACGAGTATCTTCTGGTTCAGGAATTCGTTTCTGACCATAAGACATTTCAACAACTTCAAAATATTCAGCGTTTTCTATACCTTCTGGATTTTTATTATAAGTATCAGATATATCTTTTTTCTTTCCATTAACAACGGCAAATATTAAAGTTTCGCCATCATCCCATGGACATCCACAGTCATCTATATCAGTTGCAATGTCAGAAGAAATATTTTCGCAGTCATATACTTCGTCATCTGTTGGAAGATGATCAAATATAAAAGCAATAGAGCATTCATATTTAATATATTCTCCATCGTCAGTAATATCATAAGTAACTTCGACCTTTTTATCGGGATAATTTGTTTTTAAATATTTTTCAACCTCGGCAACATAATCTGCACAATCGCTTTCTTCACTACTAGTATCATAGCCATCTTCTGCATAGTAATCCGGGTCATAGAATTCTGGACGTGTTGACGGGTCATAGAAATCACCCTTTCTTTCTACGATATAGCCTTGTTTTTTAAGGTATTGTTTTGCTTCATTAAGATTCATACCTACTCCTCTATTAAATTCTGTATTTTCGTTGATTTCTCGGAAGAACTTTTCGATATCTTGCTTAGTATAAAGTTTCTTGTATTTTCTTGTTGATAACATTGTTACCATCAACATATCAAAATAATTCTGAACTTTTGCAATACGAACCTTTTCTGGTGAATACAAGATCATATCTGTTTTAAGGACATATTTTTTTCGTAATGCAGTCTGTCTGAATATATGAAGCAAATCTGGTTTTCTTTCACCAAATGTAACTACTCCATTTTTAAACTGTGGGTTTGAGAAATCGTAAGTCATATATTATTTATATTAAAACCATTTACAAATACATTTCATTTTACTATATTATAATCAAATTTAAAAAGGATTATAAATTATGATTTCTAAAGAAGATCTTGAAAAATTCTGTGATATTTCTGAAAAAATCGAACAAGAATTGAGACGTATTGTCCCTATCCTTGAAGATGTTTACGGCAAAAACGCTCTTAAGCTTTCAGAAAAGAAAGAAGTTCGTTTTGTCGATATTTCTATAAATTTAAAAGGCTATATTGATTGCAGGATATATAGTAATTATATATCAGATAATCTTAATATCCCTTATCGAATTGAACTTAAGTATTTAACTATGCCAGATGATAAATTTGCTGCATACATGAAAAAAGAAAAGGAATCACTTGATAAGGAACGTGCTGAAACAGCAAAAAAAGAAGCTGAAGAACGTGCATTGTATGTAAAACTTCGTGAAAAGTATGGTGATTTGGAAAATTTTCAATTTTAAAATTTAAAAGGATATAAAATACAATTTTCATTCTATAAATAAAATATATAGAGTGAAGACTATATAAAGACATATAAGAGTTTTTATAAAACCCGTATGGTTTCGTTCTTCACATTAGATTCCATATGGGTTTTTCTTTTTGGAGTGAAGACCAATGCAATATTACATTTACAAAATTACAAATAAGCTTAATGGTAAAATTTATATAGGTCAACATAAAGTTCCTTTAATTAAAGAAAACTTTAGAAGATATATGGGTAAAGGTATTGCTATTCAAGAAGCAATTAAAAAATATGGAAAAGAAAATTTTGATAAAGAAATTATAGAATATATTGACGATGATGAAAAACATGAATATGTTTCTGAACGTGAAAAATATTGGATAGCATATTATAACTGTATGACACCAAATGGTTATAATATTAGTCCAGGCGGCGAGGGCGGATGCACAAGCGAAAGTGGTAAAAAAGGAGCAGAAACAAGAAAACGTAATGGAACAAATAAACGAACACCAGAACAGTGCATAAAAATATCTAATGCAGTAAAAGGTAAACCAAAATCAGAATTACATAAACAACATTTATCTGAACATCATAGATTAAGAACATTACATAAAGTTCAATTCAAATCTGACGGTCATATCGAGGAAACATTCGATTCTGTCAAAACATTGGCAATTAAATATAATATAAGAACTGAAATGATATTACGTAGAGCATCAGAAGCTGATAAATTTTGTAATGGTATAAAAATAATAGATATAATATTACCAGAAGTAGTTAAACGCCATAAGATGGTTAAACAAGGTTTATTTTTAGATCCAGTAAAGCAAGATATTGTTCCATATTATGTTTTAAGAAATAGAAAATGTGGTAATGCTAAAAATAATGAAATATATAGAAATTTAGATTTATTTAAATGTTTTATTAAGTATAATGATTAATATAAAGGGGTTTACAAAACTCCTTTTATTTTTTATATTTAATATAGTTTTTAAAAGGATATTAAAATGGAACTTTCTCAAAAAGAAATTAATGAAATTAAAAATTATAAACCGCTTGATGAAGATAAGTATATTATCAATTATCTCTCAGATCTGGACATTTATAAAATTTCAATGACTCAGTGCTTGCTTCATAAGCGACCGAATGAATGGGCTAAGTGGAAGTGGAAGCTTCGCTCTAAAGATATTCATCTTGGATATCTTGTTGATGCGGTAAATCGTGAAGTTGATCATCTTTGTACGCTTCGTTGGCAACCTTTTGAACTTGATGCTCTTTCCAAGATTTATTATATTAAGCCTGATTATGTCGATTGGCTTGAAGATTTCCGTCTTAAGAGAAAGTATATCAAGATTACTCGCCGTGGTGACGATCTTGAAATTGAAGCAGAAGGTCCGCAGCTCAAGGTCACATGGTTTGAAATTTATGTGATGGAAATTATTCAGGAACTTTATCTTCGTCAGTTTGAATTTGATTTTGAAAAGGCAAAGGCAAATCTTGCAGAAGCAGTTGATAAGTTTAATGCTGCAATTGATTCTGGCTTGAAGTTCGGTTTTGCTGATTTTGGTGCTCGCCGTAGACATTCTTTTGCATGGCAGGATTATGCAGTTGGTTACATGGCTAAGAACTGTAAGTGCTTTGTTGGTACCTCTAACCTTTATTTCGCCATTAAATACGGTATAAAGGCAATTGGAACGTTTGCACATGAAATGTATGCTTTGTTCCAGGGACTTGATGATGTACCTATTCGTCAGTCTCAGAAGGCAGTATTCGACGCATGGACGCAGGAATATCGAGGCGATCTTGGTATTGCATTGTCTGATAACTTTGGATTTATTCCGTTCCTTCGCGACTTTGATAAGTTCTATGCAAAGCTGTTCGATGGTTGTAGACACGATTCCGGTGATCCGATTGTTTGGGGTGAAATGTTAATTGCACATTATAAGGCACTTGGCATCGACCCGACTACTAAGACTGGTTGTTGGTCTGATTCTCTCGATGTTGATAAGGCAATTAAGATTGCACAGCATTTCAATGGTCGTATTAAGGTCAGCTTCGGTATCGGTACTTATTTCATGGCAAATCTTGTAACTCAGACTGCTGGTATTAAGCCGCTTTCCATGGTTATGAAAGTTGTCAAGGTTAATGGCAAGGACACGGTGAAACTCAGTGATTGTCCTGAGAAAAACATGTGCGAATCTCCTACTTATATAGACTATGTTAAGCAGGTATTCGATTATATTCCATTGGATGAATGGAAGGGCGGTCTTACCGTAATTTAAATAAATTAATATTTACAGAATTAATATGAAAAAGTTGATTAAAATTATTTGCGCAGTTCTCGGTATTTCTCTTGCGAGTGGGTTAGTCTATAGAGAACGAGAAACAATTATGGATCTACGAAAGAGACTCGTAGAGATGAGGCATTTCACAGTTAATAAGAAGTAAATATCATTTTACATTTCTACTGTGAAATGTTTTCTATATTTGTACTATAAAGTTTAAAATAAAAGGAAAATCTATGAAAGACTTAACTCAAAATGTGATTAATTGGACCAAGGACTTTTTTAAGGCAGTAGGCAAGACTGATGCAGTTCTTGGTATTTCTGGCGGTAAAGATAGTTCAGTAGTGGCTGCAATTTGTGTTGCTGCTCTTGGTAAGGAACATGTCCATGGAATTTTGCTTCCGTGCGGAATTCAGAAGGATATTTCTGATTCCTATAAACTTGTAGATCATCTTGGTATCGATTATGATGTTCAAGATATTGAAACTCTTGTAAAGGAATCTCTGGCTCTGGTTCCTGGTGCAGATAAATCTTATGATGCAAAGACCAATGTTCCAGCTCGTATTCGAATGAATCAAATTATGGTAGCAGCACAAACAAATAACTGGTTAATGGCTAATACCGGAAATCGCAGCGAAAATATAATTTCATGGATGACGCTATTTGGTGACCATGCGGGTAGTTTCGCGCCGCTTGATATGTTGACTACCGAAGAAGTTATTGAAATCGGCGATGACCTTGGATTACCTTATGAACTTACGCATAAAGTTCCTATTGATGGGCTTCAACCTCTTTCTGATGAAGAAAAATTTGGTTTTAGCTATCATGAAATTAATGAACTTATTAGAAAAGGAATTCGCGGCGAACATTATGATAAAATTATGAAAATGTTTAACGCTGGTAAGTTTAAACTTGAAATGTTAAAATTTGCACATTTTGATCCGAAGCTTCCGGATTATTTCAGAGATAATTTTAATATTTAAACAAAATTTAAAAGAATAAAAATATAAATATATTATAAAAGAATAATATGTGGAAGTTTTATTCTTGTTTAAATAAATTTTTGGAACGGTTAAAATACGAAACTTCCACAATAGCGTGTTTTAATCGTTCTTTTTTATTAATATTATGACAAAAATTTGTGGAATTTATAAAATAACAAATAAAATTAATGGTAAATGCTATATTGGTCAGTCTAAAGATATAATTAAACGTTGGAAAACTGAATATAAATGGCGTAAATTAAATAACCATTTATTAGCTGCGTTTAATAAATATGGTCTTGAAAATTTTAATTTTGAAATTATTGAAGAATGTGAACCAAGTTTATTAAATGAACGTGAAAAATTTTGGATTAGTATTTATAATTCATTTGATAGAAATTTTGGTTATAATAAAACATTAGGCGGTGCTGGTACACCTGGTCGTACTTTTGTAATGACTGAAGAAATAAAAAATAAAATTAGATTAGCTAATACCGGTCGTAAATTTACTGCTGAACAGCTTGATGAATTTAGAAATATAATTAGAGATAATCAAATCGTTATATATTGCTATGAAACAAATAAGTATTATACTTCTATTGCCAATGCCGCCAGAGAATTAAATATTTGTAAAGATGCAATTAGACATGTTATAACAAATAAAAATAATCAGGCATCAAATTATAGATTTTGTAAAATAACAGACAACATAAATGATTTTGTTACCAACTGCCAACAAATAGATATTTATATAAAAGAAAATAATTTATCATTAAAACAATATTATAGCAAAATAAATCGTACCGATAAAAAGAAAGTTAAATGTATAGAAACAGATATTATATATGAATCTATCATGGATGCATCTATTAAAACAGGTATAAATGATAATAGTATAAGTAAATGTTGTAATAATAAGCAATATACTGCATTTAATTTACATTTTAAATTTGTAGATTTAAATGATATTAATAAAACTAATATAGATTCAAATAAGAAAAAAATAATTTCTGAAAAAATATCTAAAATTCAAAAAGGTAGGATTAAATCTCCAAAAGAACGGGAAAAATTAAGTCAAGCGCATTCTGGCAGAAAATTGACAGATGAGCATAAACGGAAAATTGGATTGGCGGGTAAAGGTAGAAAACTTTCAGAAGAAACAAAACAAAAAATGAGTATATCTAAAAAGAATGCAGAATATATTATAAAAAGTCGAAAACCTGTAAAATGTATTGAAACTGGCCAAATTTGGGAAAGTATAGAAGATGCAGAAAAAGAAACGGGTTTACAGGTATCGAGATGCTGTAGAGGTTTGTATTTAAATACAGGTAATTTACATTTTGAATTTATAAATGCTATAGATAATGAAGAATTTTTAGATGCAAAAATGAAATTAAAACAAAATTGGTTAAAAACGCATAAACCAGTATATTGTATTAATAATAAAACAATATATAAAACTAATGTCGCTGCTGAAAAAGAATTAGGTACTGAACATCATAAAATAACTAATTCTTGTAATAAAAATAAACCGTGTAAAGATGGTTATCAGTATAGATGGTTAACATCAGAAGAAATTAATAAATGGATAAAAAATTGTTTAATATAAATTATAGGGTTGACAATAATATTTTTCTTTACTATATTTTATTAAAACAAATAAAAATATAAGGAAAAATAGAAATGACAAGTTCTTTAATTTATGCATTCAGTGTTTTTACTGGCTTATATAATATGATTACATTTGTTGGCATTCTTACTATTGTTGCATGTCTTGCTATTAGCATATTTGCATTTATTGAAAATAGTGAACATGTTTTTAAGGATGAAGTTCTTATTACGTTAAAAAAGTGGGCAAAGCGAACTGGCATTATTTCAGTAATTTTCATTATCCTTGCAATTTTTGTTCCGTCTCCTAAGACTGTAGCAATGATGTATGGTGTTGATTATCTTCACCAGTTGAATACCAATGCAGAAGTTACTACAACACAGCTTTACAAAGATATTACTACTATTATCCATAACTATGCTGTAGATAATAAAGAAAAGTAAAGATACCTGAATAAAAATATCATTATAAAAACTATTGACAAAAGTCAGTAGTTTTACTATATTATAATATAACAAAAAGGATAATATATGTTTAAGAATATTATTGAAGTCCATAAAAAATTAAATGATGATGCAGGATTTTATTATAATCATACCAGTGATGGAGATCCTACTTATTTTGGATTCATTACTGTTATGTCTGTAATATGTGGAGTTATTTTATTTGTTAGTGGCTTAGTTAATATTCTATCTCCTGAAGGTATGACCAATCCAATTAAATATGTTATGTTGGGTACTGGTATTTTGACGATTGTTTTTGGTATCGGTTATATGGCTGTAGCAGATAAAATTATCAATTATAATTATAAACAGAATGATGTTATTTTATTGCAGATTTTTGTTTATATGGCATCAATTTTTTCTGGTTTTATTAGTATCGTTCTTGCATTCTGTATTGTCTTTGATGTTTTTAAATTATTAATTTATGATATTCCGTTAAAGATTTTAAATTATATTACAAATACTGAAAAGAAAGATAATGTTGAGACTTTAACAAATAAGTTTATAAATTATCAAGCACGAAATTATTAATTAAAAGGAAAATAAAAAATGGAAGAAAAGAAACTTCAATCCCTTATTACCACTCTGCTTAAGATGGCAATCGAACAGGAAAAGCCTGGAAAGTATAATACTGTCATTGCTGATCTTCTTGCAGCTGAAGGTGTTATCAATGTTGTTATTATGGACCATCGTGGTGGTACTGTAGTAAGTTACCAGAATGCACAGGGTGTCATTACTCTCTTAGGTGAATAATAATGCAAGGTTCTATTGAAAAAATACAAGAGCCATTAAAGACACAATTACGAGAACTACTTGATTGGCTCTTTGATAATGGCGTATGGTTTTCTTCAAGACATACATATGGATATAATATGTATGAACATGAGAATGAAGATGACTTTATTGAAATGAATATGTATAAGAGATTTTTTTACATAGGAATTTCTAAACCAAAATTCTATATGATTCATGACCATCTAGGTCAACATTGTGAAAGATGCATCGATAGAACTGACTATAATTCTTTTCAAGAAATATTTGACGCCATTAAAGAAGGATTTTAATAAAGCCAGGAAATACTTCCTGGTTTTCCTTCTTATTTAACAAAATTTGAAATTCAATTAATATAAATAAAACGAAAAAAGAGAATTTCTATGAGTTTGGTCGGTATATCTCGACGACCAAAACCTAAATTACAAAACTTGGATTTAGGTTTAACAACGAGGTAATATTAAGGAACACGTAAGGTTCCTAAAGGATAAAACAATGAATGATCTCTTTAACGTAATCGACTCTCTTATTAACCCGTTCTGGTTCCAGCAAGGGTTTGTACCGGTAGAAAAGGCAACAGTATCTGTGCCTGCGAATATCTACCAAGAAGCTGACGGATCCGGAACAGTCGAAATCGCTATTCCTGGTAAAACCAAGGATGATATATCTCTTGAAAAAAAGACCATCGATGGCGTAAATTACTTGGTATTCGATCTTGTCGAAAAGAACGAAGAAACTAAGGAAGAAGAGAAAACTGAAGGCGATGAACCTAAACGTACTGAACTCTTGAAGAAAATCAAGGTAACAAAGCATTGCGAAATTAGAATTCCGCCGACTCAGGATATCGATAATTTGAAGGCTAAGGTTGAAAATGGTCTCTTGACCATTACAGTTCCGGCTGTAGAAAAGGCAAAGCCTATCAAGTTCGAAATCGAATAATAAGTTAAAGTAGTATAAAATAAGAGCGGGCCACAAAAAGCCCGCCTTATTCATCAAAAGATTATGAAAATTACAGAAGTAACATTAACACATACAGAAGACTCTAAACCTACCAAACAATCTGTTCAGAACAGTCATTCTGACTCCATAAACACGTTCTGGAGGACTTTTCCTCGTTGGGATATGAAAACGGATATCCTCGATGAAAAAGTCGATAAAACACGTATTATTGCAAAATTAGGAGAGAATCTTATCTGTCAATCTACATTCTCTGGTAAGCACCATATTACATATTGGAAATATTATAAGACTAGAGAAGAATACGAAGAAGATAATATTCAAAATAATTAACAGGTATTTACTTTCTACAAAAATTTACTATATTTAATTATTATGAAAGCAATAAGCTGTGGCGTTATTATAATTGATAAAGAGACACGTAAGATTCTTGCATGTCATCCGTCTTGTCATTCCTATAAGCCTGGTAACTGGGATATTCCTAAAGGCCACGTAGAAAAAGGTGAGACTCATATTCAGACTGCTTTGCGAGAACTTAAAGAAGAATCTAATATTACTTTACAGCCAGAGGATCTCTATGACTGTGGTTTATTCTTATATACCAAATATAAGGATTTACATCTTTATGTAGCAGAAACAGAAGTTTTTATGCCTATGCTTAGTTGTTCTACCTATTTTAATTTTGAAGGTAGAAGGCCTCTCGAAGTTGATGACTATCGATTAATTAATGATACTGAAACTGATATGTATTATAAAAGTTTAAGACCTCTCGTTAATGATTGTCTTAAACGCTATAAAGAAGATAAAGGATTAACATGAAACTAGCTGATTATGAAAGTTTAAAAGTAAGGGCAGAAAATGAATTAAAAATGCCTGATACTATTGAAGAGATTATTAAGAAAAGAAACTTACTTCCTGGACTTGAACAGAATTATACAAAGCTCCTCGCAGTTCAGACTCAGCTATGTGCTGACCTAGAAGTTGACCTTGCTGAACTTTATGGTAAGCTATACAAGTGTTTTAAGTTTCCTAGGATGAATAAAGAACTTATATCTGAATATGGTCTTTCGATTAATGAAATTTGGGACACTTCTAAAGGTATTGAAAGCCAGATTGATTGCGTTCCTGCTTATATCAAAATGAAAAAAGAATTGAATATTCAAAAAGCGATTAAAGAATTTGTCCAAGATACTAGAAAAAATATTATAGATTTAGGATTCGCAATTAAAGATTACCTAGACTATAAACGTGGATTAATGTCGACTTAAAAAGAAAACCGGTTATTAAAACCGGTTTTTATTTTTACAATGGTTTAATATAATAATTTAATGATGTAAACAAAGTATTACTTGGAAATGGCATCATATCACTAATACTGGCACGTTGTTGAATCTTATATGTATTCGCATTAGTTATAGAACCTGCAATTTGATTAACTATATTACTTGCATCATCTATTAATTTAAAATAGGTTCCATCTAATTCATTATTAGAATATACCCATTTATCAGATTCATATGTTGCTGTATTGCCAGCATATACAATATTATTGGTACCGCTTTTTCCAGTTACTAAAAATCCATAATTCACAGATGGGAGAAATACCATTTTACCAGTAGATTCAAATATTACTGGTTGTGATATATTAACTGCAGTATATACATCACTGTTATCAATAACAGTTACTGTCCCTGCAGAGTCACTGATTTTTGATTTATCTGCTTCTGCTTCTGTCAAAGATCTATAGAATTTAACTTCACTTTTAACACTTGTCCAGGTTTCTACACCTGCTTCAACAAAACCTTTAAAATAAGTTATTGTAGAACCGTTTGTTCTTTTAATAAAATAATTTGTTTCAAAACTATCAAGTGAATCATAAGTTCTAAAATTTTTATCTTCTATATACCAAACATCTGTTTTTAATTCTCGTTTTGTTAATTGATTATTTAATGCTACACTATTCGTTGTTTGTTCATTTATTGAATACATTTTTATAGACGCTGCATTTTTAAAACTATATGAATCATGAAATCCATTACCACCTTTAATACCTATACCCATCCATTGTGCCGCGAATTGTTTTGTTCCAATTGTATTAAAATAATTACTTAATCCTTCTGCTGAAATTATACCGTTAAATCCAAGAGTAAAACCATTTTGAATAGTAGCAAGATCAACATCGATAGTTGAACCATTTGCATTAGGTCTTGCATAAATGTTAATATTAGTTTTTAAATTATGTGCAGCAGATGTAAAATTGACATCACTATATGTATAATCTAAAAAATGTATATGTCCTCGTCGATAACTAAAATCGCCTCCACCTTCATCACCGAATTGATTTGTTGTATCATTACACGACCATTCACCCCAATTACGATCTCTTTGTGCTTGTGTAAAGTTAAAGTCAGATGAAAATGCATGTGCTTCATTTAATGCTTGTTTATAGTCCTGCAAATTTAAAACTAAATTATTATTACCCCAGTAAAATAATGATTCAATACCTGGAGCTGTATCATAAATAAGATCATATGGCTTATTTGAATATTCCATATGAAATGGCACAATACATTGTGGTTCATCATTATTAGAAACCATTTGATGCATTATATAATTTGGTCTTTTATAAATACTCCAATCTACAGCTGGAGGTACAGCCGTTTCCGCCCATGATAATATCACCGCAGGTTTTGCTTTATTATTTTTATTCACATAAATATCTGACATAAAAACCTTATATTATATAATATACACCATTTGTTAATGTTGAAGGTATAGTCGCAGCAGACTGGAATGTTATTGACTGGTTGGCTGCAGCACTTACATAATTACCTGTTTTTAAATTATTAAGTTTGAAATAATATTGTCTAAGGCCTGCAAATGTACCTCCACCATAACCAAAGCTTAATGTAGGAACATATATATCAGCTTCAGTAATATCAGCAGTAGCTATCGCCGCTGAATTTTCATAAAATTCCCACATACTATACTTTGCAGTTACAGGTGTTCCATTATCAACACCAGATACATATAAATTACAATTATCTGCAGTAACACTACCAAATGCTCTTATTCTATTAATTTCCATATTGTCTATATCTGATGTAGCTATATGACCCTGTCTATCAATTACGCCATTAATTCTAAATGCGCCTTCAGGAATGCCTGCCTGTGCTGAAATGGCTAATGTATTACCATTCTTAACAAAACCAACACCGTCACCAGCAGATAATTTAAATCCCGTATAATTAAATGTCTGATTAAAATTACTACCAGTTGCGGTAAATACTTGATTTAATGGAATAAAATTATTAGATAATGGTGTTCCATTAATATAAAAATTGGTTGCACTTATATTTCCTTTAGCACTTACATTTCCGTCATGATCAATCCAATATAAATCACTTCTACTAGTATTGTCATGGCCATTACCAATAACAAATGCAACACCAGCTGATGTTTTATTAAAATTTCCAATAGCCATGCCAGTATTAGTAATTACTGACCCTGCGCCAAATGCTTGTGAATAATTTAATGCAGTACTACTTACACCTTGAGCAATACTATAATCATTTGCTATGTTAGATATTCCTTGTGTAAAACTACACTCGGTACTACTATTTGTTAAACCTTGTGCAAAAGAATATCGTTGTGCAACGGAACCAAGTCCTTGTGCAAATGATATTGTTTTGGCACTTGCACCTTGACCTTGTGCAAATGCAATATCACCTACATTATTATCTGAGCCAATTTTACATTCGATTGCACTTAATGGCACATAAGCTGTTTCTCCCCAAGCGGCAGAATTATTATATACTGTAGAACTAACCCCAATTATCCCATCACCATTGGTATTAATCCATTGTTTTGCTTGATAGCCAGAAGATGCAGAATTAATCAATGCATCAGATACATTAAATATCATTGTATTTGCTGCAGAAGTAGCAGAAATATATTTTGCTGTATTTGCTTGTAACTTAAATGCAGAAATTGGAAGTTCAGCAATTTTTGTATCACCATTATAAGCACTGAACCTAGCAGAGACAATAGAATCAATTGGATTTCCATTTATATAAAAATTCTTTGCACTTACATTTCCATTGGTATATACATCACCAGCATTATTTATCCAATACAAATCACTTCTATTATCATCATCTATACCATTACCAATAACAAATCGAGCATCAGTAGTTTTATTATATTTACCGATTGCCATACCATTGCTTGCTCTAAGACCTTCACCTAATGTCTGCGATGGACCTATTGCACTATTATTAACACCCTGTGCAAATGCGCCATCATTCGCTGAACAATGAACACCTTGTGCAAATGAATTTACTGTAGAATTAATATATGAACCTTGACCAAAAGAATTCTGTTCTACATAAACATCATCACCTTGCGCTAATGCACATCCCATAGTTTTACCAGCAGTTACACTATTGCCTTGAGCAAAAGAATAATAATTTGCACTAGTTTTATAACCTTGTGCGATAGAATAGTTTTTTGCTATAACACTATTACCTTGTGCTAAAGATATACTATAGGCTGAAACGTCACTACCTTGAGCAAAAGCATTATAATATGCTGAAGTATTCTTACCTTGGGCAAACGAAGTACTTGTAGCACTAGTGCTTGCACCTTGTGCCATACTAATATAATCTGCTAAAACAGCTTGTCCTTGTGCAAAGGCATCTGTTGTTGCAACAGCACTTGTACCAGCAGCAAAGCCATCACTTGTTGCACTATTTGTAGAACCTAATGCTTGGCTTTGATTTTTTGCATAGTTGTTTACACCTGCTGCTATTGATTGACCATTAGCATAATTTTTTCTACCCTGTGCAAATGAATCATAACTTGCGCTACATGCAGAACCTTGTGCTAAACTATAATTAGAAACTGTATGGTTAACCCTTGCGCCTTCAATTGTTCCTTCATTGATACCAGAAATACTACTTAATGCATTATAGACCTGAGAAGCAGAATTAATAAAATCATCAGTTATACCAATAGTGCCAGTATTACCATCTGCAGACATCTGAATAAATCTATTAAGGTCTGTCTTAATAGTATAATCTCTTTCAGGTGCTGTATTTTCAAATGTTATAGAATTTTCTATTAATTCTACATCTTTGTAATATGGTTCCAAATCACCGACATATTCCCAGCCAGATGGACCATTATTGACAGCAGATAACCATCTATAATAAGTTTGCTGATTAGATGGGCTAACCCCTGATTCTACATATACATTATTTTCTATATCATATATCCAAACTGGTATATCAGTTCCAACGTCATTCAAAATCTTAATGACATCTCTATCCGAAATGTCTACACCCGAAACAAGCTCTGCAGAACGTGCTATAAATGCATCATGACTGCCAACTACGTCAATAACATCTGCACGGGCATTAATTATTCTAATTTCTTCATTAAGATAGCCAGAAAATGCAGAACACTCATCATATGTCTGGTTAAGAGAATCAAGTAAATACTGGTCTCTTCCAGAAAACGGTTCAATTGTTTCCCTATTAAGCCAGTTACCATCAGCAACGGTATTTCTGGACCATTTCATCAACTTACCAGCTTTACCACCATATTGTCCAGCTGAATAACCTTTACCAGATGCATCTAACCATGAATATTGTTCTGCCATATTATAAAACCTCTTATTATTTATAACAAGAGGCACTAATAAAAAATACCAGATTTACTGGTATTTTATGCATTAATTGTAATATCCACTATCTAATCCTTTGAATGGAACAATCTCATATGTTCCATTTGTATGGATAATAATAGCTACACCTGCTAGGTAATTAACCCAATGATTGCTTGACATATTATATGGTGTTAAACTTGGAGCCGTATCTATCATAGAAGCATAAGTAATCATAGGGCCTAAATAATGGTCATGTGATACAAATACATTTAATCTTGTATTTGCACAAGCATTAATTATTGTTTTTATAAAATTCCTTGATTTTGATATAATTTGAGCTCTAACTTTAGTAGTCTTTTCATTAGTTTCCCAATCTGCACCATCAGGAGTTATACCAAAATAATTTTCCAATTCTGCAGTAGTTAATGCTTCAGGGTTAGAACAATATTTACCCATTAATTCCCAAGTTCCGCTAGATGGCAAATCTATTGTATAAGCGTCTCCATTTATAGTAGTATCAGAATATGTAGTATCAATCTGTGAATATGGCTGGGTTTCGCCTGCATAATTAGTATCACCACGATAACCAGCAATTAATGCAGCAGTATGCTTAGTTCTATAGTAATCAGTAGATGAATAGAATGCATCATTTGTAGCAATGTTCGATTGCTGCATCTGCGTGCCTAAATTAATTGCCTGTGTTCTACCATTTTCAGATAATTCACCAGTCTGACTTGTATCAGAACCTCTTTCTGCATGACGAATTATTAAAGCAATCTTATCATCTATTGCAATATTCTTAACATCTGACCAAGAATTAAATATTGTATGATTTTCATTTGTAACTTCTGTATATGTTCCATCATCGGAATAAGAAGTTCCAATCGGATAAAGTTCTGCCGTTCCATCCTCATGCTTAATTATAGCGACGCCAGATAGATAACAAATTTGCTGTGTATCTCCAAGATACCATTTTAATGATATCTGTTGACCACAAATTGTAACTACATAAGGCCATAACATATTATCATGTGTTACAAATATATTCAAGTCATTTGTTATCGCTTGAATTAATCTAGTTGTAATTGTAGAAGCTTTATAGTTAATATCTTCTATAAGTGCTTCATCAGTATCTCCACAACCAAATACATCTTGAATTGTGTAGGTTACAATAGCACCTTCAGGTGCTAGAATATCTTTTAATGCAGCTGAATCACAATAACTATATGATGACAAAATATTGAAATCAATACTTGGTTTTTGACCTGGACCTGTTACAAAATAATAACTGGTTAATATACTGTCCAAAGAAATATCAACATTGTTTATACCCACATTGTCGCCAATTCGTTTAGATATTTCATCTGCTGTCTGTTTAGTACGATAAACGTCGGTAGAATAATATGAAGTTTCACCGGTAGAATACTTATCAGCAATTATATCGCCAATTTCTTGGCACCATTCGATACCATTCTGTGATAATGTTCCATCACTTTGTTTTTGTGAATGTCTAATAACAAGGCCTAACTTATCAGTTGGTCCTACCATATCTAATATTTCAGCATAAGTATAGAATTCAGAACAATCTGGAAATTCTTTTACAAGAATTGGTCCTAAACCTGCAGCAACTATGTTATTACCTTGTTTTATAAAATTCATTTATTCCTCATTACTTGCTGTATAAAAGAAATCTTCATCTGTAGCATATGTTATTGCATCAGCTGCAACTAACATATCTTCATATTTCTTAAGCCTTTCTTCTGTCAAGAATGCATCTGGTTCAATTTGTTTAAGAACTAATTTTGCTTCTCTAAATGAACCCGTTTCAACTAATGAAATCACAGACATTAATTTCTGTGCGATTTCAAGCGGAGTAACAGTCTGGAAATCTGTAAAAATACATTCTTCGCGGAATAAAGAAATAAATTCCTTGCCGATTGCAATATTGTAAGCTACTTCTCCTGCAACACCATCAATTAAAACCAATCTAGAAATATTGTTATTCATTTCTTGTTCATAACGAAGTTTGTCAACTGGTTTACCCATAAAATCTAATACTTCATGTTCTTCATAAGCTTCAAGTATTTCTTTAGAATGTTTATACCAATAATCTTTATTGTTATAAATGCAGTTACCATCTACATAAACAATTCTAGAAATGTATTTCATATCAATATCCTTCAAAATGAAAAAATCATTTTCATTAGCACCATCTTGTTTGATGATGAATTTTATATCGTTTAAATTTTCAGCAATATATTTCAAAATATTTGTTTCTTTATTTACTGCATAATATCTTTGCATTTGTTACCTCTACGAAGGTGTATTAACTTCTTGACCATTAATTTCAAGATAATATCTAGCATTACCAAATGTAGTTTCTATAAATTCTGGTTGAACATAAGCTGTTGCAGCAGACATAAGATTTGGATTTAATTCATTAACAACTGCAGTCACATCATATTCTGTACATTTATTTTTAACCGTATCTGACGTTACAAATCGTGCTATATTTGTATCATCTTTACCATAATTCGCATTAAATAATAATTTAAATGAATCAGAACTTTGCTCATAATAATAAACGCCTCTAACAGTTATAGGACCATTATAACTACCTGTTAAATAATATAAACCATCATCAACTTTATTAGTAACTGCAGTAACATTTATTGGAGTTAAATCAGTAAATTGTGTACTGCCTCGGCCTGTTCGTGTTAATATTGTATTATAACCCCATCCACAGAATCCAACAGTTGAAAATATTTCATCTGTATTACCACTAAAATTACTATTTAATAATAATTCTGCAAATGCCTCATCATTACTTCTACTTGTGCTAAATACTGCTACTGAACCAAAATTCTTTTTATATATACTACCTATATCTAAAACTCCATCCCAAGTAGTAGGTCTATATACAAAATTAGAATTTTCTGCCGCAGTTAAAACTTTAGTTGCATTATCTACATTTGGAATATATTTTGTTGAATCTAATATATTATTTTTTTGATATAGCATTGTGGTTGATAATTTATTATTATCTCCTTGCCAAGCAAACATATCATTATTATCAACAGCTAAAACATATTCATACATTTGACCTGTACCAATTTTACCAATATAATCACCAGTAAGACCTGTTAAACTATTACTTCTAACATATACAACATTTGCTATAAATTGATTATATGCAGTAGCATCACTAGCTGCAGTATTCCATGTCATATAATCACCTTGGCTAGCAGTTATGAAATTACTAATAGCTGTAGTACCACCAATGAAACCCAAATTTGTATTCAATCCGGTCAAATTATATGTATCAGTTTGCGTGTCTGATGCGGCAGTATAAGTCTGTCTAATCACACCAGTTTCATTATAAAACATTGCGGGTGTAGCATTACTACTATTCCATTGGTCTGTTTGGAACAAGAAATAATATTTATTGCCAGCTTGTAATGAAACAGAACCCATATTTCCTGTTCTAATGTGACCTGTCAAACCATATTTTACAACTTCATTTGATATAATTGTACCTGTATCAAGGAAAGCAAGTTGAATACCAGCTTCATTAAATATTCTAAAATTGTCATTTGTATATGAAGTATTTCCATTATCTTCAAATATACCAAATGAATTTAAAGTAATATCTCTATCAGGAATATACTCAATTAATACACCATCAGAACCTCGGACAAGCTGTAATTCTGCCGGTGGCTCTTCCCAATATCTTCTCCAAATACCATATTGAGGTAAATCATTAACAGTAATATTTGTCACACCCACCGGTATATAATAGACTTTTTCAATCTGTGCACTATTAGCTGTACTACCATTTGGACAGAAAATAATATTATCTGTATCTAAATTTGGCTGACCTCTATCTGGAAAATGACAACCTATTTTTCCTTCAATTCTCCAAGGCATATAATCTCACTTAGTTTTGAAATCCACTCATTACAAAGAACAATGAACCTTGACCTTGGCATAAACCACCTGTTACATGTCTAATCAAGTCTTCATCATTGTGAACAACAAATAATCTTTGTGCTGCAAAGTTAGCATCGCCTGTATTTGTATAATATGTTGTTGCTGAAATATTTACAGGAGTTGCTGTATTATTTGCAGAAATAGCAATTACATTATTTGTAGTATTTGCAGATACTGTCGATTTAGCACTTAATCCACTGACTTCATTCCATTTACTAATAGAAGAATGTAATATCTGAACATCCTGGTAAACATCGTCAGTCATTTGAACAACAATTTTATTTGTTGCGGTATTAGGAACAGCTGTAATACCATTAGTTCCATCAATGGTATATGCAGATGTCATGTCAAATCCAAGAGGATTAGTAGATGTTCCATCACCACTCAATGGCGCATTAGCAGATACTCCGCTTAAACCACCGCCTTGAACTTCTGCCCAACCAGCGGTAGTCAAAGCATATTGTTTTGTTCCACTAATTGTATTAGATGAACTTGTTACAAATGTTGCAGAGTCAGTTTGGTATTGAGCAGTAGTTAAATAACTACTCATATCTGCTTTCTTTTGGTATCTTCCATCTGATTCTGATTTAGAATATACATTCGCGTTAACATCAGTCCAACCACTTACATTACCTTCACTATCAGTTCGTAATACTAAGTATTGGTTTACCAATTCAGTTGGTTTATCTACTTTATCATTCCATCCAGCACTAGCTGCCGTTAATGTATTAACAGTGGCTGTAATACTTATTGGAGCATAATCATTATCACCACTTGCTTTTGTATAAAAACCTTGTTGTCCTACCCAAGTTTCTGCTTCACTCAAAGCATTCGCGCTAGCATTATTAGCATATTCTTTTGTAGCATATTCATCTAATTGTGTTTTTAATGCGAATGTAGCACTATCGGTTTGATATTGCGCTGTAGTTAGATAACTATTTAACTGCGAAGCAGAAGCAAATGTAGAATCTACTTGCGTTTTTGTATAATAGTTACTTAAATCAGTTGTAGGAATCGTATAATCAGTACTACCTATTTTAATACCTGTTAATGTATTGCTAGTACCAGTTAACACATCAGCAGTCGTTACATAATCACCTGTTGGTTGATATAAAGTATCTGCACTTGTTTTTGTAAGATATGTATTTGGTGCAGTTGTTCCAGTATATATAGTAAAATCAGAACTATCAAGTTTTCCATTGATAGTATTTAACTGGTCTTGCGTTAAACCAATATTCCATTGATTATTAACCTCACCATCACGTGTTGCTGCAATACCATTATAGCCACTTAATGTAGTATCTGTTACAACAGGTTCAGCAGTCATAGAAATACCAAATGTCTTAACACCTGCGTCTGTAGCAGTTGTAATTTCTATACCAGCAGCACCAGTTACATTATATTTCAAAATATCATTAAATGCTGCAGAAAGTTCAGAAGCACCACTAGTTTCTGTCTTTTGATAGTAATTAGCTAATGACTGGTGAGTAGTCAAAAAATCGCCACTAACAGTACTAAATGCTGTAGTATCTAACTTAGCAGTAACATTTTCCCATGTTCCACTTATATTATCGAGAGCATTAGCAGAAAGATAATCGCCTTTAGATTGATATGTACTTGCCGCATCACCGGTTGTCAAATAACTTGACATTTCAGCAGTTGTCTGATAATCTTCATAGTCTGTCAAATCTGAAACTTTTGTTGGAATAGG